TATAGAAGAAGAATACGCACATAAGTACCATTCTATTCTATCGTCTATATTAGAACAGCTAACAGCTAATGAGCCTCCTGAAATATTTAGAAGGGCTGGATTAAACTTTAAACCTATGGCTACTAGACTAGCTAAGGCTGATGGTTCTAACTATGCTACGAATGAATATATAGGAAAGAACGAACAAAAAAGAAATCTTTCCGGACTTATTCATACAAATAATAAGAACATAGTAATTGGAGAAACAGACGAAAATGGAAATGTTATATCAACGTCTACTATTCCTGCAGAATCAATGTTTAGCTTCTTCCCCAAGGCTGTCTCAGCTATTGCTACTAAATCAAGGATATATCAAACCAATAGTAAGGCTAATGGGTTGATTAGTATTACTACTATTGACACAAAGAATAATACTGATAAGTTTGATTTCGATATTTCAGCGCTATTTGGAGATGGAATGTTGGAGAGAAGGGGTAATGATAATACATTATTTAATATGTTTAATCTTATCTTTCATGGTACTGTATAGAGCTTAGAGGAGCCCCATGCCTATACTGAGGAAGCTCCGTTTAAGTATGGAATATTTGTGGACCCAGATTTAGAAACTAGTCAGGATTATAAGCAAATAAACGTTAGAGGACAAAATGGATAGGATTATGCATTCCTAAAATGTGGAACTAATCCTATATACTTTGACGTTGACGTTGATGTTATATCTGGAGGTATTGCTCTTAACCTTTCTAAATTATTAGAGGGAGGAAAGAGATAGCTAAAAGAAGAAACCAAGGTAGAAAACCCAGTGGAATAGTATGTAGGTTATTCCTCTAAGATAGTAGATGAGTAGGATAGAACTAGATTCCAGAACTTCCTTCTTAATGAAGGAAAAGAGGACAATGAACAAAGCTATATGGAATATATTACTATATAGAACAACAGAAAATTGATTAATTTCTTTAGAAACGGATCATCTGTTGATAACATAGTAGAGCTTATTAATATGTAGCTAGGATAGCCTACCATAAAAGATGTAAAGTATGAAAATGGAAAAATAATATATACTGACGTAAACGATGGCACTGGAGAGTTGAGTTTGGACACTGAGGATATGTATATCTCTATGACACCAAATAAAACTAATTCAGTTGAAGAGATTACTGGACAGTCGTTTGATTCTATGGTTGTTGACCCAACAGGAATGGATATAATGACACATCAGGACTTCCTAAATTAGCTAGAGGAAACGTTCTAGGATGATAGCGATGTGCAAATGTTATCAAACTCTTCAAATGTAGAAAGCTATCTAGAATTGTTAGTAAGTATGAAAGATACTTTGAATAATAAAATAGAACAACTAGAAGATTCAGATTTAAAATGGAATTTATCTGATTACTTATTGTATGTAGATACTTCATGTTTTTAAAAAATAAATGACTATGGCAGCTTGTAATGTTAAGTACGACAAAAAAAGTTATTAGCAACTAGCCTCAGATTTAAAGTTATTGTATAATCAAATTAATAGACCTGGAATAGAGGACAGAATTATTAAAACTTTGGAATTTAAGTATAAATCCAAAGATGGTTAGGATAAAAGATTACTTCTAACAGATTCTGAAAACTTGGATGAAACTTCTAGAGAGTTTATTGATGATGTAAACAATATAGTATGTGGGCTAGCTAATGCTTCTTTAGACAAATTACCAGAAAAAGCCATGAAGTTTAGAAATATTGTGTTGTCAACCTTCTTCGACATGAATAGTGTCGGAGAAGTGACAACTCAGATTTCTGAGGCTGAAAAGGAAATGGAAACTGATGAGAGTCAAGAAGCAAGAAAATTATAGAAAGTAGAAGACACTTTATTAGAAATATATGGACCGATAAATACTGGTCTTATTCAGGAAGTAACTGACAGCTTTGGAAGAGAACTTAAATAGAAGTTAATATATAATAACTACCTGAAAACTAAGTACGAGTTGACCTCTGATGAAGTCAACAAAAGAATCGTGGACTATAAGGAAGGGAAATTTGAGAGCATTCTTGGTCATCTAAAGGAATAGTTCCCAAATGATTCTACTTTGCAATCCATTACAAGTATGTATAGCAACGGAATGTTAAATTCTAGTCAGTACTACTATGTTATAGATACTTTTAGAAAATATGTATTGCAAGACCCTGATAGAAACACAAAGTTTAACCAATAGCTAGAGGATAAAATCCTACAGAAAAATAAAGTATAGCAAGAATATCTCTATAGACAACTAATTAAGACTATACTAAATAACCCTAAACTTAATACATGGTTTAATAACAAGTACAATACTAATTATACAAACTCTGAAGCGAAGACTTAGCTGTTTATGGCTAATAGATTCTCTAATTACTATCTAGAAATTAAGGACAAACTTCTGAAAGAAATTGAGAGAGGTGCAGAGTTTAAGGATGAAGTATTGCCTATTATTCAGGAGATAGAAAATCCTAAAGATGATTTATTAAACTATGTAAATGATTATATAGTTCTTACGCAGTTCGATGATTTATTGGCTTAGAAACTAGGAAGTAGTATTGGTATAGAAAGAGGCTTCTTGAATAATGTAGAACCATAGAGATAGAACGCTAAGAAATATGCACTGAGAGAATCTCATGCGCATCAAAAGGCAGGATGGGAAACTGCTAATAATGAGGGAAGTGAAGCTCATACTAGTACTGGAGTAAAAGATATGTTGGACACTATATTTGTTTATAAATATAATGAGTCTCATCAATTGCTTCCCTAGACGTTAAATATGACATCATTGATGTAGGCATGGCAATCCTTGTTATCTGATGTATTGAATAATAATATCAATTTCGATACAAGTAACAGTGAAGCCGTTGTAGGAGTGCTGAAAGATTTAATTAATACATAGAATGTTAATGTTTTAGACAATATTGTAGATATTCTAGAAATATTATTTAAACCATAGGCTATTCAAAATTCTAGAGGTAGAATGATAGATTTTATGCGCAATGAGAACCTGTTCTCAGAATAGCATAAGAATATACTATATTCATTCTATAATGAAGTTTTGAATAAAGATAATCCTAACTCAAATATATCTATAGAATTAGGAAGAGTAAATGATAACCTAAAATATGGAACTAAATTCTTAGAGACTGTTTCAGATTTATGTGCCATTATCTATAGAAATGTAAATAACAATTATATTGATTGCAATCTACAATCATCGAAATCTTTATTTGCTGTAAAGAAGAAATTTAATTGGGATGCTGATTTATTTGATTCTGTCGAAAGAATTACTTTTAGAAGTAAGACCAGACAGATAAATAAACTTGGGGAAGACAGATTGTCTAAATATAACTATACTTCTGTGCCAGATTAGACTGGTAAGTTTATATCTAAGGTTGAACTTCCTGGAAAGGAAGGAACATTATATACATTTGGATTCAGATACAATCAAGGAGCCTCTAATATGGAGGGACTATTCTCTACTATGGACAACTTAGAGCTAGAGAACTCTACGGTAAACATAAATGGAAAAGAAGTTCCAATGTTAGATATATTAGCTGGCATAAACCTTAGAGACTTTAGTAATAAAGTTCTTCAAAATAAAGAACTACTAAATGAGTACGAAACGGTTCTAAATAATCTATTAGAAATGTTCGACTATTATCTAGATACTAATTTTCTATCTGATAAAGGGCTAGAAGCGTTATAGGGATATAAAGACAAGTATACTTACGACCCAAAAAATAACTTATTTTCTAAGAATTATCTTAATCATTTCCTAAAATTAGCAATTAGAACTGCCGACATTGATAACTAGGTAAAACTAGCTGGAGATTAGGATATGAAATAGTTTTTGATGGAGAACTCTAAATATACAAGTTTATTTAATAGAGAGTCTAAGAAGCCATCCTCTAACGTCTTTGACATCTAGGCTAATAGAGTTTATTTTAAACCTGTAACTACTAGTGATAAAGCACTTAGCGACTTAGCTAAAAGCTTTGTGGAAGCATCTGGTAGGTCTGTACGCTCTACATCTTTAAATAAGGCTGGTTCAAGTGTCTCTAACTATAGTATATCAAGATTAGGCTCTGAATTAAATAGACGCTTGCATAAATAGCGCCAAGAGGGTGGGCCAGCAAACTCTTTATTATTTGTATAGAATCCTAATGCTATAGATATAGACCCAGTAATTGATGGGGAAATAACTATACCCATCGGCGATGTTAAAGCTGTTAGAGATATGTCCTCTTCAGAGTTATTTCAACACGCAATCCTAGATAAGTTCTATAGTTCCTTCTTGAAGACTGGAAGAATATGTTTCCAACCTACTGTATACTCTGAGAAGACCAACTTCTTGAATTATATGTCTAATCTATCTATGTTTAGTGATAATATAATGGATTTAATGTCTGATAAGAGTCAAGAATTTGTTGATTTATATAGAAATACTTTCTTCTCTGCCCACAATCAAATTCAAGCTAACGTAGTAACAAAAATGGAAAAACTAATGTCATTTTTGACTACTGAATATGGAGCACAGTTCAGAAAGGAAGGAGATGTATTTACGTCTAACAGACTATATAATGTTAGAACGTTCCTAAGAAATAGAACTGAGAGTGATTTAATTTCTCTTGTCTTTAGTTATAACCAACACAATCTTGAGAAGATAGAGTTAGAGAAAGACAAGGATTACAGAAATAGAAAGAAATTCTGCGACCTTAATGAAATAACAGATTTTTATGCTAAACTATATAATGAGCCAGTTCGTCTAAAGAAATTTCTAAAACAACAGTAGGAACTGTTCCTAGAAAACCTTAGAGAATATGGTGTTAATTTCCGATTGTTTGATTCAACTTAGGAATTGAACTCTTGGATTAATAATAAATTAAATGAGAAGGCTGCTACTTAGACAGTTAGATTATTGTCTGACACTAAACTGCTTCAAGTAAAAGATAGACAAGCTTTTGCTGACAAGTGGATTGATAAAGAAACAGGAGAATTGCTACTATAGAAAGATTCAGAAATGAATCCATTCTTGGAAAAATTCTTCTATATAGAGGGTTTATTTAGTAATAACCTAAGACTAAGTTTATCTGGGACGGAAATAAATCATCCAGATAAGGCAAAGGGGACATTATTTAATAAAATAGTTTCTGCTGTTAATGACATAAAAGGAGCAATTGGAAATCCGATAAAAACTAATGTAGCTAGAAAGGCTTTAGAAAATATACTAAATAATAACAAAATAAGCTTTAGTTCTCTTGATAATTTTATCGAAGAGTTTTCTTCAATGAGAGCTATAAATGATTTAGATGGAAAACCTAATATGTAGGATATATATGATAAAACTATCATAGAAATTATAAATACTGCATAGGGAACTCAATTTAAACGTAATGTTATTATTCCAGCTACTTTGTAGCATCCTCTTACTGGTTTAATAAATGGTGTTGCTAGTAAGGTTAATGCTGCTGTTGCATATGATATGTCAGCACCGGTCAATAACCTAAGAGAATCTGATGAAATAGATTCTTAGGATGGTAGTTCAACTATGTCTCCTATTCAAGTTATTTTGGAAAATAATTCTTTGGGAGATTAGAGAGTTGGAACAAACAGAAAGCCTATATGGGACGATTAGACTGGAGACTTAACGTCATTTCTGGCTAAGTTTGCATCATTTGGATAGACTAATGCGATGATGTTACAATCATTATAGTCTAATTCAGCTTAGTATAATATGTTCAAGAAAATGCATAATATACGTTGGAATGGAGCTATAGATTTGACCAAGAACATTAATCAATTCCAGTAGACAGCATATGACTAGGAAGAAGTTTCTAGATGGTTTAGAGAAGCAATTCTAGGAGGAGAGAAGCTGTTCTATAAGAACCAGCTTGGAGAAATAGTTTAGGTGACTGACTTTGGAAAAGATAATTCTGGATATTTTACTGTAGAGACTATTTTAGGAAAAGGTTCTAATAAGATATACCACTATTTTAGTGACAATACATCTGAGCATAGCACAGTTGGAGGATAGGGATTTCATACAATAGATAGTCTTTATGAATTGTTTGTTGCCCTTGGAGGTATTAATTGTACTAATGCTAAAGGAGTAACTTCCGAATTTAGTAATTAGGTTTTAACTAACTTTGTAATTAATGTTGGATATAAGATTAATCCGAAGGTAACTTCTATAAATGATATAGTCCAACCTCTTAAAGATAAGTTTGTAGCATATGTATTTAATAACTCTGCAGTAAAGAATGGTGCTAAGAACATAAATAGTAAAGATGTATGGACTAATAATGCCCCTCTTAATACTTTCTAGTTGAATATATAGGGATTAGGTATTCAACTTAATGCTGACCATGATGTAGTTGACTCAGAATTAACAGAGTTCTCCCAGGTAGTTGCAGCTTGTGCAGCATATGGAAAGGATTATAAGTCTGTAAATGAGATTTACTACGGATTAGCTGAATCAGCATTCTAGGCTTCTGAGCAGGAATTAACTAATATACAAAGATACTTCAAAGATTACGCTGAGGACCCAAGTAAAGCTAAGTATTAGTTGTATAAGATAGTTGGAAAACTTATAGTATAGTCCAAGAGTAATAGTGATATGGATTTAACTGAAAAGTTAAAATAGGAAATAAACAAGGAATTTAAGGTTAACAAAGATAACTCGTCTTCTGGTTTAAAGATTCCTTTTAGCGATCCTAGTATTTATACACAATTTATTACTAATATTACTTCTGTAATTAATTCCAAGTCTATTAAGCGTAAACACCCTGGGTCTGGATATGTTATGGCGCCAGGCTATAATGTAGTTCAATACTTTCAATGGTTTGACCCAAAAACCAAAACATATAGGAAGTATCTTTTTGAGGACGTTTTAAAGAGAGCTAGAAATGACTTTAAGGGAAAATTAAGAAGTGGACTAGAAGCATGGTGTGTCCAAAATGGGGTTGACCCAAACAAATATGGAGAACGTAAAAGAAGAATTTCAAGTTTTGATCTAGCCACACTAATCTAGGAGTCTTCTGATAAGATAGACACTTCTCTTATTCCTTATTTAGGTATAACATCTTAGGACACGACTGAGTATAATAGACAGCTTGTAAATATGTTTCTAGCTTCTAAACAAGAGGCAGAGCAAGTAAGGGACAAGTCTTGGTTTATGCCTACTGATATAGTATAGGTTGTTACCCCAACTGGGGAGCTTGGTTAGGTTATAGACCTAAGTGATATGGAGACATATTATAACTTTAAAAATAGAAAAGAGTTGGAGGGGACATAGTTCAAACTATGTGTGACCAAACCTAATAATCTTAAACCGTCTCTTCTTAGATGGCAATATGTAGACCCAGCTGATGGTATTACCAAGTACATGACTATATATGACCATCCGATTATTAGAGGTTCTTGGAACTTGCCAAAATCTGAGAGACCAAAACAAACTTAGATACAGTAGGTTTTAGACCTACTAGATGAAGGAAAGTTTGAATTGAATGGATAGGTATTAGATATAGTTCCAGGAAGTCTTGAGAATACCGAAGCTGAAATAGTTCTTGGTAATATGTATAAAGACATCTTCCAAACTGGAGATGCTACGTTGGCAGACATTATGGACTAGGGAGAGAATTTCTTCAGAAAACAGACTGAGGTTCCAAAGATTCCTGCTGGGTTTTATAATCTTGCATTTGTTAAGAATAACGGTCAACATACTTTAGTTTCGTTTAGTAATCTAATAGAAACTCTTAATATATACGAAGACCCATTTGATTATACTTAGGAGTATATAAACGATAATAACGAAATTTATACTCACTAGGATGGGATAAAGATTGGAAAATATATACAATCTTCTTGGAAATATTTAGACGGAAAGGTTTTAGACTAGAACAATCAGGAGATAGATAAGTCTCGCTATAGACTTATTCAAGATGAGAATGGAAACGTGGAGAATGTATTGTAGAGAATAGATTATGTCAAAAGGTACAAGTATACTAAATCGGAATTAGTTAATGGAGAGTAGTAGTTAATTAACTATACTTTATACAAGATAGCCCCCGTTTAGGACATAAGAAATGCTTTAGACAAAAAAAGCAAAGACTAGGATGTATTAAATTCAGATGCTTTCCACCAAATCTCTTCTATACTTAATAACATTTATTCTCAGGATAAGTATATAGACATATAGGTTAATACTGGTATAGAATTAAACCCAGATCTTAGGAGAACCATCGCCAATAGTCTTGTAGACTTCGGAAACGATACAAAATATGATAAGGAATCTAATAAAAGAGTTTTAATGACTCCAGAGGAAATTTAGAAACTTCCAAGGTTCTAGTAGCATATGATTGAGTTACGAAATGCCCTAATTGGAAATAATTTCTAGGAATAGTATAAGTAGATAAGAACATCTTACTATGAATATCTTCAGTAGTACAAGAAGCAATATTCATCGTTCTTAACATCTCTGCATTTCATTTCTTCTCGTATCCCAGCACAGTCATTGCAATCATTCATGCCTATGACTTGTGTAGGATGGACTGCTGATACCTCTAACACTGCTTATGTTTCCTACATTTAGACATATTTGTAGGGTTCTGACTACGATATTGATAAAGCTTATGTCATGGGACAATCGTTTAGTGATGACGCTATGTATATAGGCTGGAGTCCGTTATTCAATTATTCTTCTGAGCAAATGGTTGATGCTAGTAAGACTCTTCCATTACCAAGAGGAAATAAATTAATTGTGGTGGAAGGAGGGCAATATTCTATAGAAAACGAACTTAATAGTATATTATCTTCATCTGGTCCGGAAAGACTTAGAAAAATGGCTAACTTGATATATAAGATAGATAGTAATAATGGAAGATATAATTACATAGTCGGAGAGAATGCTGATTAGAAGTAGAAGATTATAGAGCAGATTCAGAAACATGAAAACTATAAAGTAAGCTATAGATAGAGAGAGTAGGCATACAAAAATGTAGCCAGTGCTAATATTAGAAATGTTGTTCATAACATTAGAAATAGAGACTAGGCATATTCTCCTATTACAATGAGGGACTTGCAGAAAGAGGCTGACAAATCTCCAAAGGGAGCTAAAACTAAGTAGTTAAATATGATGAATCCGCTTACCAAATACGTAATGCAAAACCAGAACTTGGTTGGTAAAAACGTAATTGGTATAGCCGCTAATGGTGAAAAAGACTGGTTTAACCTTACTTACTACTATCATAATGTATTAAGAAATGGAAATCAGAAAGATAGATTCTTCCTAAAGATGAGTCACTCATACAGTAGATTATCTGGGCGTGCTACTGACCAACTAATGAACGTGGTTGTAAAACACATTCCAGACTTGTGGAATGCTTCTCCAGAGCTATCTTAGAAAATTAAGGAAGAATTTTATGCTACATATGATGGTTAGATAGACATGGATGATAAATATGTAGACTAGTTAATTTCTCAGATTCTTTCAGCAGCAACCGATAATGCTAAAGAGTTAATTCTAGCTAAAATTAATGCTGGTACTAACTTGGCTAAATATCATCTACACCTAGTTATGATGGGATTCAATCTTAAGGATATTGTAGCATTTATGACTAGTCCTGTAGTGGAGTTGATAGATAAGTATAGTAGAAACGATTTATATAAAAATCAAACAAGTTCTGTAACTAACGCTATTAAGACTCTAAATGGAGACATAGACTTGTCTAAATTAATAGTTAATCCCTAGGATAACCTTTCTCCAGAGGAAAGAATAGAAGCTATGGAATCTCAGATGGAAGCTATGGAAGCTGAGGCAGATATGATGATGGAATTAATGGCGGAAGGTCGTACCCCGAGAAGAGTAAATAATGAGTATTCTTGGGTAATTAAAGAACTTGGTTCTATGTATAAGACAGCATAGGCTAGGTCTCTTAAAGATTTTGTATAGAAATATATTAAAGCTAAGACCGAACCCTTATCTGCCAATAGTCCAGAATTTATGGTAGCCTTGTCAAACTATGAGTTGCCAGTAACTTCTAATATGAATACTAATTATGTGTTTAGATACATAGATTAGATTGTAAATGATATAAGATCTCAAATAGAAGACTATAACAGGATTCATCCGAATAGTAACTATTCTATGTTGGACTTTAAGCTCGACTTGAATGAATTTTAGAGAATAACAGATGAAGCGAACGAGACTTCTACATTGGCTTCTGTGTGGTTGAAACTGAATTAGGGTATTCCACAAACAGATATGGACTTGATTAAACTAATCAAGAGGATGTATGCCACTGTATCTACTAGAGAAAGAAGAATGGGTATAAAGAAACCTGTAGATTCTAACAAGTAGAAATTTGTTAATTTGTCCGATGAAGAAGATATAGTTACTGGAAATTCTGGTACCAAATAGGAACTTTTACAGTATCTAGAAAAATATTCTATGTTGCCAACTGTTCCAGAAGCCTCTAAGAATAAGACAGAAAGTGGTCTAATAAAAACTATAAAGAGTATCTAGGGAAACAACCCAGAGTTATCTCTTGCCGAAATAGTTTCAATATTAGAGGATGCAGTTAGGACAGACTTGTATGGAAATTTTGATTTATATAAATTCTTGAATGATGAGAAAGTAGTACTTCCCCAAAGTTCTAGAACCATCTATAACACTAGATAGGGAGACCTTGTTTCATATAGGGAGCTTGCTGCTACATATTATAACTTAATTAAATCTAGTTGGAATATTCTTGATATGGTCAATCGTATTCCACACTACAAAATGAACCTAGATTTATTAAATTATACTCTATAGCAAAGACATCTATTTGCAAATAAGTCTAAAATAGTAGACTAGTTAATTTCTTTAGGAGAACTATCTTATAGTGCTCTATCTGATAGAGATTATAAAAACATCATACAGTATGCTGATAAGATATTGATAACATCATATTTCTTATCTAAAGAAGAACCTATAGATATATCTAAAGTGGATGATACGAAAGTATACGATTCTAATTATGACTTAGTTAGGTCAGATGAATTATATCTAAATTCTCTTAATGGAATTGACTCACTAAAGAACTTTGTAGAAAATAATTTCTTTGAGTGGTTGAAGAATACTTACCCAGATAATTTCCTGGTTAAAGAATTAGTATAGAGTTCTAATAGGGGAAAGAGTATGTTAAGAACAGCCCTTAATCTATTTGAAATTGACTAGAGTCTGACCAACAAGTAGACCTATAATAGATACCTAATAGGTATTCAAGAGTTGGCTAATGAAAAATTTGATTAGAATCACTCAGTAGCTGACATACTGATGCTATATAACCTGGCAGTGAATGGAACCAGATTGGGAGGAAAATACATGACTGGTATATTTAGAGATTAGGTCAGAGAAGGTAATGTTCTGTATGATTATTATAAATTCATGTCTGAACAAGATTATAATGATGACTTTAAATATATTATGCCAACTAAGAGAGATTTCTTAATTGCTATGGCCCCTACTGTATATTCTACTTATGCATTAAATTATAGGACAGAGCCTTATGTTAAAGTTCTTAATCCAGCTCATGGATATGACGTGTATAAAAGATACTATGATAAGTCTGATTATACTTGGAAGTATGACATGAGTAAACCAGAATCCCTATTATAGTTAGACCATCTAGGTTTAACGTAGGGGGAGATAGATGAAAGAACTTATAATTACGCACAGAACTCTCTGGTAATGTTCCCAGAACTTCATAAGAGATTAAGAGAAAATTCTATATTCTCTGGAAGCAGAGAAACGAATATGAAAGACAAGGTGTTATAGTTAGCACAATATATTAGATAGAACAGGTTGCTTATTTACAAACTATGTTAATATGGAATGTGATGTAATTCTTGAGATAGGAGGGAAAAGTAATTTTAAAATTGATAGAGAGTCTAGTGAAAAGGAGCTAGACTCTCTTCAAGATATCGTGGAGTACTTAGACACCCTTCCTGAACATAAAATAAAACAGTTGATTTACGACTTGTAGACATCCTCTACAAGAGTGAAAAACTCTCAAAAATACTTCTTGGACAAACAGCTAATAGGGAACTGTTCTTTCGAGAATTTGAAACTTCGTTATCCAGAGGAAACGGAATTGATTAAAGATATTGAGAAACCCTATATAATTACTCTAGTGGATAAAGCATATTCTAATGGAGATATGCTTAAAGGAAGGGTTGTAGTAAACGGAGTAGTTAGTTACATATTTAGAAATAAGTTCGATGTTCAGAATTTTGCCGAAACAGAACATAAGAAATATCTTGCTGAACAAATTATATCTGACAATGATATTACTGATTAGTATCTATCAGAAAAGTATAAGGATAAACTGAATATTATTAGGGATAACTATAAGAAGAACTTAGAGAGAATTACTAAGGAAGTAAACCCTATTCCATCTGAGTAGTTTACCATTAAACATCTTATTTTAGATTATCTTAATAATAGTAGTGACTATACCAAGCTGATAAAGGTAGGAGACTAGATTATTGATTCTGGTTCTGTATTGAATGATTTCTGTAGAGAACTTAATAAGTAGTAGGTAATAAATGAGGATTCTGAATCCGACTTAGCTAGATACTTAAGAAGACTACACTGGAAAAGAGAGTCGTTTGGAAAATCTGAATTATATAAAGGGTTAGTTACTTACATTCCAGAATTTTCGCAAGAAGTTAGTGAGTAGTAGTTCATAAATCTAGATTAGGATGGAATGGAAAGTTTACTTCAAAAATACTTTAAGAATGATATTATTCTATCTAACTATCATGTAGAATCAGTTGGCAAATCTGTCCCTCAAACTATAAGACTTACCAAGTCTTAGGTAAAAAAATTGTTTGAAAATACTTTAGCTCTTAAGAATACGGAGAGAAAGGCTTTAGGAGAATTGGAATTATCTAACAGTTATGAGGACAATATATCATCCTTAGAGGACGCACAAGCCTTTTTTCAAGGTCACTTAAATATGGACATAGACGGAGAGATATATACTCTAAATATTTCTAAAGATAAGGACTAGATAGTGTACAGTTATAGAGGTAAGAAGCTCACAAACGATGATAAGGTTAAGTTAAAAAGGAAAGGAAGAGTTTTAAAAGATGAATTTAATTTTGGATACGACACAATGAATATATTTACTCCAGTAAATGAGGATGGAGTAAATAACGGATACTACAAAGGGTACTATATATATAATCATCTAAACGAGGCTGGGGATAATATATTTATAGTAAGTAACAGTGTTATTAGTCCAAATCTATATGACCCTGCAAAGTTTAAATCATTGAAGGATGCTAAGTTAGCAGTAGAAGGATTTAACCGCTCAGCTAATGTATCAAAACAAACTAAAGTGGGATTAAAGCAAATATTAGGAAGTTCTGATGGAAAAAGATATGTTAACCTAGAATTTCCGACTAATGTTGGCTAGACCATAAACTCTATAGCCTATCCAATAGGCCCAAAAACTAAATTATTTGCTCAGGAGCATAATTTAATTACCACAAAGAAGCCCTCAGAAATCCAAGCCTTTTATAAATAGAGAGGTATAGATATTTCATCGTTAGACCTTCCTGAAAAAATAGGAATCTTTCTATATGCAATGACAGAAAATGGATATTCTATCAATGCTATGTAGGGAAAGACCTTAGAAGATTCTGACTATGCCAATATAAGAAAAATCATATTTGATATAAATAATGCTCCAATTAAATAGTATCTAGTAGAAAGAAGTAATAAGAATGGTGAGGGTAATTATACAACCTATATAAAATCCTTATCTGATTCTGGAATCACTATAAATTCTACTGGAGTAGACTTGGCAGGAAATCCTCCGACGTAGAGTCTTACGAGTACACTATTTAATTTAAAAGATACTCTTGAGAACACACTTTTCAAAGATACTCCAATTAAGATAGTTATTACAGATAATGAATAGCTAGCGCAACTTCAGGACTAGAACGGAAATAGAATATTCCACGATGGTACTGATGGGGTGAGGGCTTTTATCTATGACAATAATCTCTACATAAATCAGAGTAATGCTAGTATTAATGACCTTCTTCATGAAACTTTCCATATTGTACTAGGAGCCATAAAAGCTCAGGATATGAATGAAGGTACTAGAAATTATGAAAACATTTTGAATTTCTATGATAAAAAAGTATCTTAGATGACTAAGAATAGAGTTAATGACCTCTACAGAAACTTAGCATATATAGATAGAATGGAAGAGGGTGTCGTTAGACACTTAGCTAGATAGGTTGAAAATGGTGATGTGTTTTACTATAGTGATAGAACTAATGAAGCGATTGATTTGTTTAGATAGCAATTTCTAAACATAAGACAAAATATTAGAAAAAATATTAAACTTGATTTGGATTCCGATTTGGGTTTCCAGTCAAGCATAAATACTCTAGTATCATCATAGGTAGGACAAATGTAGAAAAACCGTATCATTTCAAACCTTATAGAGAAAGGAATTGAGAAAGGTTTAATATTAGAAAACTGTAAATGAAAGATTGTAATTACACATTAGTTGGAAAAAGGCAGTATAACCACTCTTATGACGAATTAATCAAAATCTTGAAAAGAAGTCCGCAGCTTGCATATGACATTCTTTATTCTAAAGATTATAATCGTTAGACAAGAGTGGTTGACAAACTGTCAGAATTAAAGGAATAGGGGAAACGCAAGTTTAGAAAGGAATTTTCTGACAGGGTAGATGTTATAAATGGATGTGCAGAAATAAACGCATCTGGATATACAACTCAATCATTTATTGATTCTGGGTTATATGTTGACCAGTATGGAAAACAAATAATGCCGGTTTTATAGGTAGATGATTATATTGAAAGAATGAAATCTCTATACGAATAGAAGGGATTAACTAAAGATTAGGTCGATTAGCATATCTCTATTTTAAAAAATAGCTGGAAAAGAATAGCAGAAGATGGTAGAGATTTACATAAAATTATCTTGAAGCAAGGTAAGGAAACCTCTTACTCCTAGACTGAGGATAATACTAAGGGTACCTCATTTGAGCACCTAAGTGACGTTATACACGACTAGGTTTATGATGATATATTTAGTTAGGTATACTTAGGAAACGGAAAAGAATCTAGAGAACTTGGGGATGACTCTTCTCCAGTTATTCTCAAGAATCTAAATCTCTCTGCCAAATTAATAGGAAGAGACGAAACTATTACTGGACATATTGATTATATTGTAGTTAAACCAAATGGTTCTGTAGAAGTATTCAACATAAAAAGTTCACACGAATCTCCCGCATTTTGGGATTAGGCGAAGAAAGAAAAATATAGAAATGAGTTTGCTTTATTATCTAGAATACTTTAGTATAATGGAATTAATACTAACGACATTAGATTTAATGTTATTCCAGTGACACTTGGATATGATGATTAGTTTCAGAATATAAAAGAGATTACTGTTAATAGAGCAGAGTGCTATAGTCATAATAGAGGTGCATTTATAATGCAAGAATCTATGAAATTAGCTCAAAGGTTCATAGCATCTAATGCAGAAACTATTACAATAAACGACTCTTCAATAGATACCGTAAATAAGCAATTAAGTGCAGTATTTCCAAAAAGGGATATAAAAGCTGACGGAATAACGTCTACTATTGAAGAATATATTGATAAAAACTGGACATATTGGACCCAAGGAGAGCAGCCAGATACTGGTTGGAATCTCACTATAGATGGGGTAATCTATCATGTAAATAGTTCTGAAGTTAAGAGTAAGAATAAGGAGGTAATAGAAATCATTAAGCAAAATCAGGATAAACTTCTAAATGTAGATAATGGAAAACTGAGTGCTAGAGGTATAGTGAATTAGATAGGAGAATTTAGAAGATTTGGTTTTCCAAAATTTGACAATGACTACTTAGATTAGCTGTTTAGTCCATACTTTGAACATTCTGTTGTTAAGGTAAATGGGAAAGATAAATACAATTATCTGTGGGAAGTAGTTAAAAATGATACACTAGATAATTGCAATATCATTATGTTCAAAAATACTCTTACTGGATAGGTCAACGTGGTTACTCTTTCTGGTTTAAACTTAGACTAGAAACACTCCTTCGAGGGTAGGGATAATATATTAGGTTTCCATTTGAATGATTTATAGGCTACTGATAATCAAGGTAGAGAATTGATGAAAGCCACATATGGAAATATAGAAACAATGAGAACAATGTTCTTATTAAATGAGATAATACCACAATTAGGTTCTGACATTAAGTTAGGAGATTTAATAGTAGTTGGTGGATTAGGAGGAAAAATATAGAGTCAATAGTATCCAATACAGTTAGTTGTCTCAAATTTCGTTAAAGCCCAGGAAGTTTTAAATAAGAAAGAACCGAATCTTAAAATTAATAATAACTTTTCTACTGTAGAGCATATCTCTCCAGTATCATTATTAATAAATGAATTTTGGGATATTTTACACGAATCTCCTAATTTAGGAAAAACAGATTTCAATTCCTTAAAGGAATTAATTTCTGGGTCTGATACAGACGGATTGTAGCATCTATTAAACGGAACTACAATAGACTCTCTGGCATCGGCTGAGACTACTGAAATATAGATTTAGAGACTGGAGGAATTGATTAAGAAGCTAAATACTATCATGTCTAATTAGCATATGTCTGTATCTCCAGATACTATTATAAAGTATGCAACTGGAAAAGCTACTCTAGCTAATCCTGAGAGAAATGAATTAGTAACTGGATGCTGTAAACTATTACTAAACGCGTCGATAACTTTAGATAGACTCTCTGGAATTATAAGAATATCAGAAGATGATTTATCAGAAGTAGAGCGCCTGTTAGCGAGACCTCAGAACATTTCTAACACATAGGTAAGAATTATAAGTAAATTACTTTAGGACGCAATTCACGGAATTTCTAATAAACTAGAGCCTTAGATTTCGGACTTTAATTTAGCCTGCTTGGACTATTACGAAGCAAAGGGATATGGCAAGGCTAGAAATGCTATAATTGGGGATTAGGCTAGAGTATTTAAGCATCTATATTAGGAAAAGGATGGAGAATTATTCTTTAAGAATCCATACGATTCAACCTCGGACTTAGATGCTGACGATAGAAAATTTCTGAAAAAAGCCTTGTTTGAAATAAATAAGTTGAGATTTAAAGATAATAACTTTTCCTATAAGTCAGAAGATGATAAGGGCATACTAACCTTTATTAAGAATAATCCATAGTATCTCTGGGTGCCTTTAGAAGAGGCTTCATCATCTACTAGATGGAGTAATCCAGGTAAATACTTTGAGGATTTCTAGAGCAGAGTTAAAGGATACTGTAAGAATCCTACTATGTTCTTTAAAGAAATGTATGAAGATATTTTAACCGATTAGGAAGAGTCTTAGATTAATTCCGATATCGAAAATATGCAAGCATACAATAGATTTAGAGCCTCTGAGACTACTAAAGGTAGACAAAGATTGCTATCAAAGTATGGTAAGGACTATTTTGAGACTAATCTACAGAACTTAGTTATAGATTACTCTTATAAAAATCTTTAGGAAGAGGAAATGAATAAGATGCTGACTAGGGCTAAGGGTATTCTTCTTTAGTTAAAATTAACTGGAGTTAGAGAAGATAACTCAGAAAAATTTGCTAAGACTATCAAGCACATTGACGATTATTTAAAGACTGCTGTTTTTAACAGAAGTATTATGGAGGAAAGCTCTAAAAAAATAATCGCAAGACTGCAACCCTTAAGAAAAGCGGTTTCTACGGCTTACATTGCGGCAAGTCCTGTAGCAGCTATTAGAGATACGTTCGGAGGATTCCTATCTAATGTAGTCAGAACTATGACTAAATATAGAACTGACGTAGATGCTAAGGATGTAATGTGGGCATATCAGTTTGTACTTAGATAGGGAGTACATTCAGCAATGAGCATTGATTTATTAGATAAGTTGAATAGTAAATATTTGATTTCTAATATCAATATAGAATAGCAATAGGAGGGTTATAAAACTAACAGAGGAGGTATAACCAATGCAGGCAACTGGGCATATGCTACGTTAAGAAAGCCAGACTTTCTTAATAGAATGGTACTATTTATAGGGAAATTAAAGCATGATGGCTCCCATAAAGCATATTCGATTGTAGATGGAAAGCTGGTATATAATTGGAGAATGGACGAAAGATTTAAACTTCTGGCATCTAATGATAAAAGCAACATGGAAGCTTATAATAAGCAAAAATCATTGTATCTAAGTTAGATTATGAAGTTTAATGAAGAGAATCCAGATGCTAACTTACCTGTAAGTTTAGACACTAATCTTCCAGACGGATATACACAAAATCAGATTGATGAAATCAAAAACTTAGGGGATACTATATATGGTTCATATAACCGAAGCACAAAAGCTATGTATGAAAACTTAGCTATTGGTTCATAGTTTGGAGTATTTTCTACTTGGATGAACGGTATATATGATGTATACTTAGGCAAGAGGAGGGAATCCTCTTACGAAACCTAGAAAGTTTAGAAGGAGGACGAAAACGGAAACAAGCTCTGGATAGATGATAATGGCAACATTACTACTGAAGACACAGGAGTACCTTATTTGACTGATATTCCTCTAGTAGTTCAAGGAGTTTTCAGAACTTTACAAGATACTGTTGCTGAATTATATCATGGTAGGGGATGGGAAGGAATAAAGCAAAACATTCTTAGTAGTCCTATGCAAATGAGAAATTGGAGAAGACTGATATCTGATGCCTTAGTAGCACTACTTCTATATTGGCTATTTGAAGAACTAGTAAATCCTGCATATAAAGAGCATAAAAAATCTGGAGATGGCTAGGCTATACTAACTAATGCTGTCATAGAATTATTATACAAGGGTAGTTTGAGTAGCTTTGAAGAATTTAAAGGACCTCTCCCTATATTTGATTATGTTATGAATAATACAAGTCCTGCCGCCGTGAAATGGGGAGCAAAAACTTGGCATGATATTGGAGGATTCTTATTCGGAGATACTACGATGGGTGAATTAATTACCAAATCTCAAGCATTACCGCGTTCTCTGCAAGACACATATAAAATGTATAAGAGAGATACTATAAATGGTATTGGAGAAGAATAAAAAAAATAGGGAGAAACATAGACTTTATTGTCTACGCTTCTCCCTTTATTATTTACCAAGTATTGTAATCAGTTATGTTCTTACTCTCCTTACATACATTACATTTAACAGATTTACCTATACCTATTCCACTATGTGTAAATGTTACTGAACATCCACACGCCTTTATTCCCTTATGTAGTTCATAATGCTCTTTCTGGAATTTAGCATAAGCCTCTGCTTCTTTTTCATTTAGACTGTAAGTTAAAGTAGGTTTAGGAACAGAGATTGTTCCTATACTCCACCCTTTTGCCTCATATGTCGGTTTTTGAGCTTGCTTGTCCTCTTCTAGTTGTCTAATTCTTTCTCTACAGATGTGAATAATTTTTTCATAGTCCATTATCCTAGCATCCTCTTTAGATTTTCCAGGCTCTTCTTTAATTCTCAAAACCCTTTTAACTATATCAGCATCCCACGGATTGAGATTATATTCTTTCCATATATTCCACGGCTGAATTACGTGAGTACTATAATCAGACTTTCCTATATGGTAATCTTGACAGCTCTTTTCCGTGGTTTTCAAAATACCCAAGTTCAATAAGTGCTCTATCTCTTTCTTGTTTAGCTTTACCAATTGAATCAAATCTTCCTCGGTTCTCATATTAATTATTGTTTACGATTTGCATAATAGTTCCGAGAGATATGGCACCAACAGTTCTCTTAACTTCTTCATCTCTGTCATTGTAGTAAATCAACACAGGCACATTTCTTATGCCTTTAGAGTTTGCCAATTCTTCCTCTTCATCTACATCATGCTTTACTATCTCTATCCCAAAGATTTGTTCAAGAGTTCTGTCTAATACCTTGCATGGTCCACACCATGATGCTCCAAATTTTTCAATTCTTGTTACCATTCTTATTAAATATGAAAATCAATTACAGAAATTTCTACATCATCTTCTACTGATTCCAGATAATCTAAAAACTCTTTTCTCCAAACATCTTCATCTTTGTCATTGGTAGTCATAGCCCACCAACCCATACTAGCAGACTCATGCCAATCTCCGTCCTCTGTTACAAAACAGAATGGAATTCTATCTTTTTCCAACATAGCATCCCAGTCTACCTCTTCTTTGGTAGCAAAGATGGCATTGAGGGGTTCTCCGTCTTCTCCTTTTTCCTTAAGAAGTAACCATGCTCCCCATCTACCTCCTTCACAATACCAATCCCACTTAGAGTCAGGATTATATGTAGACATCAAGTTCTCTTCGTCATCAATTTCATATCCCCAGTTCTTAGCTTCTTCCCAGGCATCTTCATATGAGATAAACAACCCTTTCTCTATGATTTTATTAGCTCTTTCAAGCTGTTCCTTTTCCCATTCAGTGGTAGGATTCTTATACTTATCTGCCAGCTTGATGGCATATTCATAGTTATCAGCGTGTCTGGTTTTAACCTCATCAATGGCTTCATCCTTTGTATATCTAACGTATTGTTCTACCTCCATGTTTTCATCATAGGGTTCTAACAATGTTTCAACATTACTTCCAAATACTAACCCAATAAAATGGCTCATACTATATATTTTTTAACAATTTCTGAAATCATCTTACCGTCTGCTTGAGGAAATTCTGATTTCAAATATTTAATCGCATTTCCCATTTCTTTCTTTGGAATTTGGAAACTAACCATATCTATTGAATTTTCTTCATTATAGAAATCTTCAATAAAGCCTTTTCCCTCACACCATATTTGTAATGCAGAATGTATGTCTGGCTCATTTACAGGCTCAGGAAGCAACTTTTTTAGTACTTCCAATTCATCCCTATATTCAGTTGCCAAGTCCTCTCTACCAGCCTCTATAAAGCTAGAAATACTGTCCTCTAATTTCTTACACATTTTAGAAATAAGCTGTATCTCAGCTGCTTCATCATAAGGTTTAGCATTTTTAGCAGTTTGTAGAATCTGAATTTCTGCCTTCAGATTCTTATATGCACGAAGTTCTACTTGATTTTTAGACTTCATTGCTTTAGCTATACATTCGTTTATATTTATCATTTTAAATTATTTAATCCTTCTTCTAAAACTTCATTTAACCAAGTGCCTCCATTGTAAAATTGGGCAATGTACTTGTAAGTTCCATCTCCATTACTTCTAACGTCAACCAAATAGGAAGTGTCTTCTGGATATTGAGTATCATCACATTTATACAGTTCTCCGTTTAACACTTTATAAGTATCATCCACATCCATTAAGGTTTCAGCATATGTATCTCCTTCATAAGCAATCTCATAACCATATTTCTTACAAAGATACTCACAATATTCTTCTACTGTAAGTCCTTTTGTATTAATTTTAGTTAAAGTTCCTGTATGTAATTCAACACGACTCATATTTCTAGAGTATAATTAGAAATCCAATCTCCACAACATTCACAATGTCCTAAGTCTTTATATTCTCCTAGATGCTCAATAAGAGACATCCATACATCCTGAAGAGTAGCTATATCGGTTTCCCTATCTAGCATGGCTCGTATAGATACTTTTATCTCTTCCGGAGTCATGTATGCAGTCTCTTTTCCATCAACGGTAAGGGATGTGCAAATACATCCGTCAGTATATTCTATTTTCATAATTAATTTATTACCTATTATAATCCAAAGTCTTAACCAAATACTTGATTGCTTCTAACTGTCCATATGTTAAGGATATCAGTTTGTCATTTAAACAAATATCCCAACCTTCTCCATTTGCCCATTCTGTTACTTCTATAAAGTCTGAATCCTTCGCCAGATGGTCATACTTTTTTAATTCGTCGCTTACAGCTTTTCTTTCATGAATTTCCATATCAAATAATTATTTTAAAATATACAGAAGTCTTCCAGGTTCTCCAACCTAGAAATTTAGTAGGGACCCAGTTAGGTTTTCCTATTAAATCTCTAAGTTCTAATGGAGTCAAATCAAATACCATCCCTTGAACATCATCTGGAGACAGTCCTATCCAAACTTTCATTCTTCTGAGATTCTATTTTTTCTTTAACTTCCCTATATGATATTGGAATAAAATTATTATTATCAACTCCGACATCATACTGGGTCGGTAATAGCACCCTAAGTCTAGAAATATCCAAACCATCAGCTTGCGGCCCAGAGTGAACATGGCCAAACAGTTGCCATACTCCTCTATATGACCCTCCATAACACAGAAATGGATAATGGTTTAAGTAGATAGAATTATCCTCAATTTCTATCTGCAGCTGAGGTACTACCATATCAAAATATAACATATATCCCTGTCTAAGATTCTTTCTGTCATGATTGCCTATAATGAGGTTTATATGACCATTTAGACGAGGGATGATGCTATTCCATACACTACTTCCACCAAAGGCAAAATCTCCCAGATGGAAGACCGTATCGTCCTTAGAAACCACCTTATTCCAATTCTCTATCAGAATTTCATTCATTTCTTCCACATTTCGAAAAGGTCTATTACAAAACCTAATTATATTGGCGTGTCCAAAATGAGTGTCCGAAGTAAAGAATGTATGGTCCGGACTATACTTAATCTTCTTTTCGCTCATTCTTTTCTAATTTTTCAACGGTTATATCATATCCAGTTTTCATCCAACAATAAAATTTAGATGAAACCATTCTTCTAAATTCAAAAGAAAATATCTCCTCTCTAACTAATATCGGAAATAGGGTATGCGTTACTGCTAGGATCGAAACATTAAATTTCTTATGCAGGTTTCTATACATATTAGACATCCCAACCTGATGAGACAAGTCAAATCCCTTGTCAACCTCATCAAATACTAGCAGGGTTTTATCATCCCAATGTTCTTTGTTTTCCTCTACCCACTTACCGAGCATCGTCAGACTTCTCTGACCTGTAGACATACGTTTTGTCTGAAACCCTCCATTCTCAAGTAAAGCTTCTGCTGAGGCACTATTATTAAGACTTGTTGGGTCATCAAACTCAGCACTAATAAAATAAAATTTAGTAAAGTCGGTGCTTATTTCAATCTTATTTTTAAACCCTTTAATGTCACAGTATCCGAGCTTAGTCTGATACATGGCATTCGGATCATCTTTGCTATTATCGCATTGATAATCTCTTATGATATTAACAAGGGTTGATTTTCCACACCCGTTATCTCCAGCGACTAGGATTTCCGGGCATTTATCAAAATCAAAATTAAATTCATCACCATGCTTGAGGGTTCGAAAATCCTCAAGCATTTTTATATTAAGGTACATATTAAGAAATCAAATCTTTAAGTTTGGAGATGTACTTACTATTATCCTCAGCTACTTGTTGATTAAATTCAATCTGAGTTTGAATAGAAGCAATCTCATTTTGTTTAACTTTAGTATCCTCAGCTATAGCTGCGTTTAGGGCTATAGCCTGGTCATAAGAGGTCTTAAAAATGTTCTTTACTTCTGCTAACTGTTCCGCGAACGATTTTACTTGTTTCTTGTTACTGAAAATACTTGAGATATTCATAATATTAATTAGTTATTTAGTTTATAAAATTTGGTTTCTACTTCCCACTCAAAGATTGAATCTAAATTCTTGAAGCCTTTTCTTGGACTGTTTGCATAAAGATCTTTTAATTGTTCGGTCATCATATTAATCATTTCAGCATAGTCCATTTGTCTTCTTATTTTGGCAGCCTTGCGAGTCCATTTAGAATTTCTTCCTACAGTATATACGGCTCCATACCTAAGATATCTTCCACACACTCTTGGATATAGGAAGGCGTACTTAAGAGCCTTCTTTATTTTTCTGGGTATCCTTCTATTCCCCATGATACGTGAAACCATAAGCTGCTCCATATAAATCCCACAAAGTTTCTTCCTCCAAGTCTCTAGAACACCACTCTAAATCTGGAAGAGAATATTTTACTATAGCAAAATACAAGTTTACAAATTCCTCCTCAGCATAGTCAAATTCATAACATCCAGCTGGTGCACCCCATTCAGCATCTAATTCCCTAACATACTTCCCGTCTATTATTCCTAGTTTTAATAACTCTTTAGTAAATTTTTCTGGTATCCAATAGTCTGACTGAAAATCTACTCCAACTTCCTTGATAAAATCAAAACCTAGGAGTTTAGTAGTTTCCTTGTATGCTTTGGATATTTCATCTGCTGAATGATTAGCAACTATATGATAGTCTGTTGTACAGGCATGGCCATCCCCTCCTGGGTCTCCAAGCGTAAATCCAATATTATACTTCATAATTAACAAGTTCCATATTCTGTTTCTTTATAAAACTCAATCTTTTGTCCATATAGTTTCTGCAACTCCTGATTTAGTTCAGTAAATACACTATATGGCATTTTCTTATTCTGCCTAGCAAAGTAAGCAGGATGATATACTTCCATAATTTTTGGGCTATTTACAATATACTTCTTAAATGACGATGCTTGATTACCAAATAATACATATATTATACCTCCATCCTTGGTGCTTAGGTTGTGAATCAATTTAGCAGTAAATGGCTTCCATATATCAAAATGGTAACCTACTCTACCAACCTCACAAGTAAAGGCAGTATTAATCATTAAAATACCTTGCTTAGCCCACGATTCTAGAGTGTTATCAAAATCTATTCTATTATGAGGAATCTCATAATTTATTGCAGCTTCTTTGACTACCTGTAATGAAGGCGATAGTTTATCTTCTGGAGTGTCCTTTGAGTTGCCAAACAATATTCCAGTAGCCACACCTTGTTGTGGGTACGGGTCTTGTCCCAGAAAGACTACTTTACAGTCTTTCAAAGGACAAGCCCTAAAGGCTTTAAATATATTTGGAGATGAGGGACATAAAGTTGTTTTATCTATAATACTTATCCAAGACAGTATCTTGCGAAGTTCTACAGTATCTATTACATCCATCCAATCTCCAAAGTATTCACTAGCTTTCATTCACACCATCCTTTTTTAATAAATTCAGCATGGAGAGGTTCTGCTAATTCTCTAGCTTGTGGGTGAGCGCTTGGAGCATCCCTTAATACAAAGAATCCTTTCCATTGCTCAATAGTACCAGTCATAATTAACTCAGTCTTTAGACTATTAGGAAGAACTGCTCTAGCCTGTTGAGGTTTCCATCCCTGATTAAGTAATTCTAGATAAAGTTTTTCTGATACTTGTAGAGATGCCACAAAATTACTCTCTGGAGTAATTTCCCAGGGTTTAAAATATGGTTCTTCTTTACCTGTTAAACTGTAATAATATTCTCCAATTAACTCTCCAAAATCGTCATGGTTTATAACAGTACCACTAGCAGCCTCCTGCAAAGCTAGTCCGTCAACCCAACAAGGGATAATAAAAGTAAGCTCGTTGCCAAACTTATCTTTACTATAATTACAATAACGGGTAGATTCTTGGGCAAAACTAAATACTCTATGTCTCACAAATTCATGTGATACTCCTCTATCACAGACGAACTTAACAGTAATTCTCTTCTCGTGTTCTTTTCCAGGCTCACAGATATATTGCAAATCATCTAGCCAGTTGTTTTCCACAAGAACTCTATAATTGGTGGTAACAAATCCCAACCAAGTCCCTTTTTCAGCCTCTCCAGTACTATTAGCTACAGAGTACGGATTACTACAATATTTAAAATACTGTTGTCTAGAAGCCATATTCAGCAACAAGTAAACAGTACCATGTTCAAGCATAGCTCCATGACCGGATTTTACCATTCTTTCTACAAACTCTTTAGCAGACGTATCTGTAATTTTATCTTCAGACTTGTAACAGGTTCTTCCAGCTATTTCTATTTGTCTATACACAGAACTTAGAAGTTCTTCTCTTACCATACGTGGGCCTATTTCCATATCGGCAGGAATAACAATAGCTCTTGGTTTCTGTTCTAAAATTTCAAATGAAGGTCTAATTAATTTCATAGTTCTACTGTGATAGTTTTAGTAAGTGGTTTAATAATATCTCGGAATTTTCTAATTTCGGTTACTTCATAGTCTTTAAAATGACTCTTAAACACGTCTAGGGCTTCTATGAAGTCGTCGGCTTCAACTAATATCCAGCCTTCAACTCCTTGGTTCTTCGTGCGATAGGCAACTTGAAATACCTTCTGTGCTACTGTTCTCATGCGTCCTTATATTCATTAGTTAATGTGTCATCATCTAGGTCGTCTTCATTATACTCAGTTAGAGCTTCATCGTACCATGTCCAATTATCAACTCCTCCAGCTTCTAGATAACTAAGTTTAATACTAGCTCGTATTAAGTCAGCTAGCTCCTCCTTACTAATTAGTTTCATTACTGCCATAATCCTATTTCCTTACCTACCAATTCATCAATAAAGCAAAATCTGGTTCCGTCCTTTAAAGAACGTATATATTCCTTACAATGTAAAACTAAGGGAGCATCATCTTTTATTCCAACAATTTGTCCAGTCCTATAAGGTTCTTTATCAGAAGATTTCTTTAGATTAATTCCAATAAAGAATACCGCTGTGTCTTTGTACTCTGAACACTTTTTACAAGCATGGTCAGAAAATCCTATAGCTTTCCCATGCAATTTCTCTACTTCAGAAGCAGCTTTCTCTGAAAGAAGGGAATTCATTATGATTCCCTCCTCTGCTACTTCTCCACAAATTGGGCATATATATTTAACTATAGAAGCTTTGAACTTATCCATGTTTACACCTTTTACAAGGTTTGTAACCTTTCTTCCTTGCTTCAGAAAGCGGTATTTCTTCCACTTTCGGATTTCGAGCTTTCAAAGATGCGCAACCTCTATCCGTATGATAAACACTGCCAGTTTTTGTTATATAGACGTACTCTTCATCATCTATACATCCACCAGTAGGATTTCCGTCTTCATCACAATAAGCACCACTATTAGCTAATATAAGTCTGCCATTATCGGCTTCTATTACTTCGTCACCATTTTCTAAATACATATCCTCTACCTTTATTAAAGTTAAACTTTTGATTGAATGATAATCATGTCTAATTTCCTGCTCTGCTTCATACTGATTTTCTGCGGAAGTCCAGACATTTTGGTCCATACCGTTAGTATGTTCTATGTGATATATAAACTTCTTCATTTAATCCTCCTTAATAAGCTCCACTAAAGTCAGATTTCTAAAAGTCTCTCTGAGAGATTTTCTTGCTTCTTCTTCACTTGGAGCTTCTATTGTAATCGTTTCAGCACATCTAGTCTTAAATTCTATATAGTATGTATAGGTTTTCATCTTAATATTTATTTCTGGTTATAGTATAAAAGTGTAGGATTATTGTCATGTATATCTATTGGGTCTAACTGATACAAGGCTAGTTTCTGAGAAAACTGTTGCCTGTCAAACCCATTAGAAATAAGGTGATATCCATTTACAGTCGGAATGATGTGTCTAATTCTCTCTCCTTCAGAACCTCTACACTCTTTGATTAGAGAAATTATTTTCTGTTGATATTCATCATCTTTGGAATCTATATCAACTATCCATAATTTCTTATAGTTTGTACTTCTGCTAGCACCAGTAGCTCTGTCATATACAGCAATACCTTGTCTAGTATTTTTATTCTTTATTAAGTCAGTAAACTGCTTAATAGATTCGCAAGCTATATCGAAAGTATTTCTTGGATTTATCCAGAAATAAGCACGAGCGTTATTACTATTACATAGGTCTTTTATGTAAGGTTCTTGTCTTAGAAATTCTTCCTTGGTAAAGAAATAGAAACTTCTAATAGTTCTAGCGCCCGAAGTATATGACGGGAGTTCTACTCCATCCTTCTTACGTTGAATTATTTGTACGAAATAGAAATCATCCTTGTCTATTAATTCGTCAAACAATTTAGATAAATATTCAAAATTATCTACTATCATTAAAACATTCCTCCAAATATTCCGTTAAACAATCTATCATTAAAATACTCTGGTACACATTTAGTTATAATAAGTTGTCTAAATGCATCTCCATGTTTTCTTCTTAAATAATCCTCAAGAGAACATTTTGCCATCAATTCATTATCTTTGTTCTTAACCTTTATTTCTTTATCGTAAAGGATTTCGTTAAATAAAACTACATTGTAGTTAATCCTATAATTCATTTCTAAGCTCTTCTCTTATTTGTTTCTTGATAAGCTGTCTAGCTTTTCTCTTATTTACACAATCTATCATGATTTCCCCAAATCTTTTGAAGTATATTTCTCCTCCCCATCCTTTCCATCCTTGAGAGCCATAAGCACGTCTTTTTCTTCGTCTCTCTTTTTTACCTTCATTGTCTAAGTATGGGGAAGGAAACCTATTTTTTGGGTTATGTGCTACTGGATGATGCTCACCAAATGTTCTGCTCATATAAGCTTCTCTATATAGTCTCTCCCTTCTCCAGTAAAGATTGGAATCTCATCGTCAATATACCAATAACCTCTGAGAGTTTGGTTCATAGTCTGATGATACTTCTTGATACAACAGCTTCCTCTTCTAAACTTAGTAGGATAATCATTCCAATTAATTCCCTTCTCTTGGAAAAGTAGTTCTTGAATCTGATTAGTATTTAATCCTTCTAACTGCTTATGAGAAAAGTAAGCTTGCCCGACAGATTGAATACTATTTCGTGTAGCGTCTTGCTGTCTCCATAATATACAATTAGTTACCTCTTCCTTGGGGATATTAAAGCATCTTGCATCAAATACTGCACCTGATTTAATAGCACGTATGTAAGATTTAGCCAGATTTTCGTCTGCTAATTCACCTTTCCAAGAAAGTTCATTAACTTGTACTTGGAATTGTCTATTGAAGATAAAGGTTGCCATAGATGCAGCTACACTACAGATTTTTTGTACTTCGTAATCAAACCAAGCATCTGTGGTAAGTTTTTGGTAGTCTATTAGAACTAGCGTAATTTCATCAGATTGTGTATATCCCAAAACACATCCCTGAATGTTTTCACACAGATATTTCATAGTTTCCTGCATGGCTTTGGACATACACTCATCAAAGGGCTTAACAAAACCCTTTGTGAATGTGTGAAATGCCTTTCCATCTAATCGGATGATTACAGGAGTTCTTCTCATAAGTGATGTCTTAGAACGTGCTTCATAATAAAGCTTCATTCTATCTCCAAATTCGTCTTTCAAAATTTCTCCTTTCTTATATTAATGTTTCCGTAGTATAAACTACCACTAACTATATACTTGAAGTCTTTTCCTTCCTTTATGAAAGTTACCCAATAGTCTATATCCCAGCCATTAGTTTCTATGTTAGTATCAGTCCATCCTAACTTTTCTAACACTTCTTTAACTAATGCAAGCGAAATACAGCCTGCACTAAACTCTTCTGGTTCAGATTCCATAATGTGAAACAGTTGGTCTGAGATATTCCTGAGATCTTGGGTGATTATTTCACCTCTATTAACTAGTTTTGCATTGTCCCAAACGACCTAGTCTTCGTGGTAAATTTCTCTGGTAGCAGACCCATTGTTCTCTTCTGGAGCTAAGTCGTCAGTACTTTCATAAAGTTGTTCACTATCGTAGCAATCTACCTCTCCGTCCTTTACCTTTTCTATAGCTTCCTCTAATGTATCGGCTTCTACTTCATAGTAATACCTATTCCATGTACGAGATAGTACATCCTCGTAGAGATTAAAACTGTTCATAACTTATCAATTAAGATTTCTTCGTCTAAATCTTTTCCACTATAGTCTACAATTTTGAGTATCCAATTCCCTTTAAATCGAGCTTTGCATACTTCCTTAGCTAGAGCTATTACATCTTCTGGAGAATGGAAGGCATTAGTATTGTCACCAATTTCATATCCACACCACCGTGAATTATCCTCTTCAATTTCTTCACGAGTAACCGGTCGCACTAGTTCAATATGATACATTCCTCCAGCTAGAGGATTTTTTTCTTCAGCATCATAGGTTTCTGAACACATAGTCATTGTGTTTGGACTATCTTCCTGACTAAAGCTTATACCTTCTATGTCTAAATTACCATAGTAATGAACTGCATTCCAACTAGTTCCTATATAGGTAGTTACGTTTAAAGTAATTCTTCTAGGACGATTATGTTCTCTCCATGGGCCTCTAGTGATAAATCTAGGAATAGATATATCCAATCCAGCATCATCAGAGATTATCTCTGGATAATCCCTTCTGTCCCAACAATGTTCTACTGCTTTATTTAAATCCATTTAAAACTTTCCGTCATTAGGTTGTAAACAAGTAATGCCTAAGTCTCTCCACATTCTTACACATTTTGTACTATCTTCGAGTACGATAGGGACATAATACTTGTCCTTTACATATTTCTCGTATAACTTTTTCTTACAGTCTGGTCCTGCTGAGTAATCTCCTTTAGGTCGCATAAGAACCATGTCTGGACATAGTAGATGCGCATCAAGCCATTTCTCAGTAGCCGCGCGAGATTCCGGAGTATCTTCTCTACCAGTAAGAATGATTAACTCTACATTATGAAAATTACAATAAGCTCTTACTAAGTCAACTATTTCATTAATTGGTTCGTCTTTTTCCATACCCTCGGCAGCACCTTCTCCATAGAAGGGACGACCACTAGTATTTAAGCACAACGTAGCATCCATATCACATATAATAGCTACTGGCAAATCGGGATTCTGCTGACTTGCCTTAGCCTTCATTGCCATAATATCCTCGTGAATGATAAAGTTTCTATAGCGTCTCCATGTGTCTTTAATAACCTTTGCTCCTATAGGATTTGGTCGAGATGCGTCTCGACGAATACATTCTTCAACAGGAGTCCAGAAATCTTTAAACTCTACTTCATACTTCCATCCATACTCACCTCGTACCCCTCTATTAAATAAATCAACCTCAGATTCTATTTCGGCAACAGTCTTGGGATTTAGGTTCATATTGTCTATTACAATATCATACTTACGGGCCATAGAATCAAGCAAGAATCTATCATAAAGACATTTAACTAATTTCTCTCTGCTAGGAATCCAATAATCTCCTAGCATATTACGAATATCGTCATTATTAAATCTCACTCTATGTTCTGGGTCTTCGTGACACCATTGTTTAGCCCATGTACTCTTTCCAGAGCCTTGTATTCCTCTACATATAATTATTTTTCTTGTTTCCATCAATATAACATATTTAAAATACCCAACCGTATTTAGTTTCTAAACTATAAAACTTATTCTTATACATAAAGCCGGATTTACCTTTCTTTATAATTCTTCTACAGAGAAAAGGCATTCCGACTTTACAAGTATTGTTGTTTCTCCAAGCACATAGTAAGCTCTTACCCATGAAGTCCATAATAACAAAGCTAGAATCCTTACTATTTGGAACCTCTGTACAGTACTTTATCGGAACTCTCCAATAAGACTCATGTACACTTCTATACTTTTCAAACTTGTTCATATTTAGATAGACGTTCTTCTAGTCTAGTCAATTTCCTTTCTCTTTCCAGAGCAACTTTTTCTTTTCCAAAATAATTGGAAAGCTGCTCGCACATAATCATAACATCAGCAATTTCAGTTATAATATCATCCTCTCCGACTCTACCTCTTCTAAACTTACATATAGCATTAGTTAACTCGCTACATTCTTCCACTACCATAGCGGCTTGAGCAGGAAACCCATAGATTTCCATAGCTCTTCTACATAAATTTTCTGAATCAACCATTAACAATTACTTTCATTATATCGTGATACAATTTAACTGCCTCTTCCACACTTTCTTTCCTCTCGGCTAACATCTTACAGATATACACTCCTCTACCTGTACTATATCTAATCTGCTTTATCTTTTCCATATCTCCAGTATATTGTGCTGGAATTGATTCTAAAGCCTCTCTTAGATTACGTTCTGTTATAATATTGTACATTTATTTTTCACTAGTTGGCTTAAGCCATAAATTAGTGTTCTTAAAAATGTAATCTCTTAAATCAGTGAGTTCAGATAACCACCCTAGAGTTAAAGATGAGTTACACTTAAAGCACTTTGTCAGTTCTTCCCTTATTCTCTCCTCAGATACTACTGGCATTTTGTCTAAATAGTCATAAGCCTTCATAGCCTGCCACATATCTTCAGATACCCGTAGTCTCTTGGTAATAGAGAATCTTATGCCTCTGAGAATCCTTAAAGGGTCATCATCAAAGGTTATAATAGGAGGTAATGGAGTCCTAAGAAGTTTCTCCTTAATATCTTTAAGACCTCCAAAATAATCAATGATTTCTCCAGTATCAGGGTCTTTAGCTAAAGCATTAACAGTAAAATCCCTACGTAATAAATCATCATAGAGATTTCCTGGCTCAACTATTGGAGTTCTAGTACCTGGAATGTACCCCACCTCCTTACGAGCCATTACAAAATCAGCTACCCCTTGATACTTATAGCCCTCCGGAAACCTAGCCCGAATTGTATAGCAGTCTGGAGTTACTAAGAAGATTTCAAACTTTTCTGCTATTAAATGTTCCCATAATAACTGAAACATATCACAGGTAGTCAAGTTTTCCTTTAAAGCTTCCTCGCATGGAACTGCTACATAATCAATATCCTTATTAGTAAGGCCGAGAAGTTCATCCCGTACCTTACCTCCTACTTCGTAAAACTTAAACATCTCCATTTTCAAATAATTCTCTAATATCATAGCAGTCAATATAGGGAGTTCCACTTGCAGTTTCTTTTTCACTTGTGAAGAAGTCTACAAAGTCCTCCCATGCTCCATCATCCTTTAGAATAAAATCAGCAAGAGGGTATATTGCCATCTCTTCTAACTGCCAGGAGAGACGATACTCTTCAGCAGGAACCCATTGGGTAAGATACTCCCCACAGTGGTCAACTACATACTGAATACAATGGTCTAGCCAGTCATTGCCTGCAACCTTACAATGATAATCGTAAAGTATTGGATACTTCTCTGCTAAGAATAGTAAGAAGTTTTTATCGGCTTCTCGCGAGAAGTTACAATAGTCAGTAAAAGACTCTCCAGCTTCTCCTTCCCATATGCTAATAAGACGTGCTACATCTTTAGCCTTCAAATCCTCTCTATTGTAAAACCTTGTCTTCTCCATAGATTTCTCCGCTATATTCATTCCATTCTTCGTCATCTTCACATTCTTCTATGGAAAAACTATAGTAGGTACTCTCGTCTACTCTACTCCATAATTCATCCCAGTCACTTTCTTCCATTTCATCTGGGTCATAGCCTTCTTCCTCAGCTATATCGTTCTCACAGCTGTAGCTTTGAAAGTTATCATAAGCTAGTTGTTCGGCTAAATCCCATAACTCCATCTCTGATTCAGCGACTGCTCTAAATGTATCATCCATTCCACACCAATATGTAGAAACATGAATTAAAAACCTTTTCATAATTTCTTAACAGTTATTTGGTCGTAAGTTATACCTTCTATAACTCCATCTAGATAATTATATACCACGTCCATCAGAGTATCTTCTGGTACATCTTCTAAACTAGTATATTCTTCAGATCTACCATCGTTAGCGTCTATCAATAACGAGCTATCGGAGATATCAAATGTAAATTCTAATTTAAATTTCATGTTAACCTACGTTACAACAAATTTGACTGAAGTCAGAAAAGCCTAAAGATGTCCACGATATGATATACCGTAGAAACTCACAATAATTTTTACTAGTAGTAAGCTCCTCTAGATACTCCTTTAAGAGTATAATCTCCTCAATATAATCTGGATTATTGGCAGCATATTTTTCATATAGAGTTAATCTCTCAGCAGAAGATTTTATATCCTCTTCAATACTATGAATAACTCCATCTAAGTCTGAAGTATTCAAGTTGGTATATACCTCACTTTCTCCAGCCCATGCCACATTAACTTCATCGCAAATTGCACTATATATACAGTGGGACCGACTAAAGCTAACAATATCTATAGGCTTACCTTCATTTTTAGGAACACCATATATAGTTAAGTAACTACTCATATTTATTCAATTTATTAATTAACATTTTATTATTTTTAATCAACTCGCTATTACGGGCGCGAAGTTTTCTATTTTCTCCTTTTAAAGTCTGATTTTGAATGATTAATTCAACATTCTTAACATCATAAAAATCCGTTAATTCTTTAATGCCTTTCCGAGCTAAAGATGCTTTAAGTCTCCTATTTTCATCTTTCATAGCTATATAGCTCTTAGAATATTTATTTATTCCTCTAAGCTCTTCAATTTCATCCTTTAATTTTCCAAGCTCCACTAGAGCATTACTATAGTATTTCTTACGCTCAATATCATACTCTTGAAACTCTTTTATAGCTAATTTTAACTTAGCAATTATAATATCTTTGGAATCCATCAAATTCTCATTCAGCATACTATGTCTAATTAAAACAATACTTACAACTCGCTTACTAATTTAATTACTAATTCTTTAAGGTGTTGTAACAATTCTTTCTTAGATTTCTCAGTAATACAAAGACCCATTACGTCAGCTCTGTCTTCTAAGCAATCAATAAAAGAATCTATCTTAAACTTCCCTTCGTCAAATCGGATGGATTCTCCAAATGCGCTTAGAATCTCTTCATCTGTAATTAATTCTGTTGTTGTAAATTCTACATTCATAATTACTTGACGTTTGGTTCAACAAAAGATACTGGCTCATATAATTCCCACCCAGTTAGCCATATTGGAATGACTATAGTTTCTACAGCAATAACATCCCAAACAATGTTACCAATACACGCTTCATAGGTTACTCCCTCAATCTTCTTAGTTTGATAGTTTGCCCAACCATAAGGTTCAGCTACAAACTTAGTTCCATCAGCTCTCTCAAAAGTCTTGCTGTCTGCACAAGAACTTAAAGCAATAATTGCTATTAACAATAAACCAAATAATTTTTTCATACACTACTATATTTAATTAAAAATGATGCCCTAACTGCGCTCTCAGCATTACGCCTTGGACTGTAGGCACTGTTAGTAGGCCAAGGGGGCTCAGGTTTGGCATCACTACTATAGCCCCTTATTCGTTAATGAATCCAATGATCTGATACAGTAACATCTGCACCTAAAAATACATTAGGACAGAATGGTTTCCCTCCATCTATCATACACTTAACTAATACCTTAGATACTTCATCGGCAATAGATTCTGGGCATTCTAGATTAAACTCGTCATGGACTGGAACACACATCTTAACAATGTTAAGAAGCTTATGCTCCTTAATCCAATTAAATAGTTTAATAGAGGAAAGTTTAAAACACATTGCTCCCCTGTTCTGAATACGATAATTGATAGACTGCTTTTCAGATGCTGCTTTTCTCTGAAAATATCTCTTAACGTCTTGGACGGTATCACAGCCAGGAGAATCTCTCTTCATTTCTCTGTAATAATTCCAGAACTCTGGGTCATTGAACTTCTTAGAAATCCGCCAGAGGTCATCAATATCATATATATGTGCTCTATGCTTAGTTATGGGATTTAACAGAATATAACCATCCCTCATTACCGCCATTCTACAATAATCTTGATACTGTTTTACTCCAGGGAAACCCTTCATAAAGTTATCATAGATTTCTTGAGCTTCTGACAACGGTAGCCCCTTGTTATTAGCTATAGTATTTGCATCGCCTCCATAATTGATGGCAAATTCAATACCTTTAGCATCCTGTCTTTGGGCATGATATAATTTAGCTATATCCTCTATAGGGCAGTCTCTAGGGATAATATTCGGATAAGACATTTTAGCTACTAGACTATGAACATCCCCACAGCCATGTTCAAATAGTTCAATCATAGCCTCGTCCTTAGATACAGAAGCAATGATTCTACTTTCTTGAGACTGATAATCCGCAGAAATCCACTTATTACCTTTCTCTGCAGTAAAACATGCTCTAGTTTCCTTGTCATGAGGTAAATTCTGTAGATTAAGTTTATATACTCCTCCTCCAGAACTTACTCTAGCTGTATCAGCTCCTAGTGAGTGAAAATCTACATGGATTCTTCCAGTCTTAGGGTTAATTGCCTTCAACCAGTTTTCCCCATAAGTAGAAACCACTTTTGCAGCTTCCTGATATTTTAGATAAGTAGGAATAATCGGGAAATCTTTAGCCTGTGGAGCTAGAAGCTTAGCTTCGACAGATTTCTTTTCCTTCTTAGTTTGCTTATCAAATGTCTTGACTTTAATTCCTAGTAATTCAAATAACTTGATAACTTGTTGAGAACTACTCCAGTTAATTGTACACTTAGGCTTGGTATCAAAGCCATTAAATAAATCACCTTGATTATCTACCTTAGTAAATTGACTTATTACTCTTTTTCTATAAGCTTTAACCTTTCCGTCTGGTGTTTCAAGGTCTTCTTGAGGGCATCGGACATATTTCTCTTTTAGTAGTCTAGCTACTTCATCCTCTATTTCCATAAGGTTATAAAATTCCAATTCTGGATATTTAATATCCCATCCGTCATGCTCATGTCTCTTTTCAGAATCCCATTGAACTACCCAATCGTTTAGTTCTTGCTCAGCATCCTTCAGTTTAACAAGGTCTTTAGCCATCTTATTTCTCCATTTTACGACATCTAAATGAACGCCGCAATGCTTGAAATAAGCAAGACTCTTGATAAACTCACACTCAAGTTTCATAGCAAGATTTAATTCTTGCTTAGCAAGCTCTATTTCTTGTTTTTCTTTAATGTCTTCTAGCCACATTACGTCTCCTGCAGCATAGACTACTACATCTTCAGTAAGACCATCATTTATAATCTTGCCTCGAACAGATTTATCTAAGTCATAGTTTAGATAATTCCATGCAGCTGCTTTCAAACTCATTTCTCTTATATTAGCTGGATAGCCTAACCAAAGTAATTTCTCGGCAATCATACCATCCCAGATATAATTTGGCCAAATATCCTGCACATATAAAAACCCTAAGTCAAACATTAAATTCCATCCAAGAAATACTCTATCAGACTCAAAATAATTCTTTACCTCAGCTTTCTCTTCTGCTGACATAGTTGTCCAGTCAAAGACAACTTGATTTTCTTTGCAACCTAGTTGCACAGTTAGTAACTCCTTAGTATGCGCATCTAACCCCTTAGTTTCAGTATCAAATTGAACTAAAGAAAGAGGCAACAATATTTTCATTGCCTCCTCGAAACTTACTTCTTTGTATTTTGTAGACCCAAATAAAGTTTTATTCCGACTTACTAAATAAATCATGTTGATAGATTTCGATGTTATTTATTTCAACATCTTTGGATTTGAACCTATTATAAATAGCTTCTTCAACTGCACCTTTAATATCATCTTCATCTATTACTTCTACATCTACAAATAACCCTAATTCAACTCCTACTTCTACCTTAACCTTAGTAGGTAGTGGTTCATTGTAAGGTGCTCTAGGGTCATTAGCTGCACCCATTGGATAATTATCTAAAGTCGTCATATGGGTCATAAGTTAAAGGATCAACTACTTCCCAATCATCTGCGTTTATATCTTCACCATCAAAAGGATAGTAAGTACAAGTCCTATCAGAAAAGTCATACATGATAAACTGGTCATGGTATGTAATACCTACACCGTAACTACACATAAGAGCTTTCATATCATCAGGGATAGAACGCATGGCAGGTATTCCATCTCCAGAAATCATTGCAGGTATCTGCATAAATATCACCAGATTGCTCTGAAATACTTTCCTTCTTACTACTTTTCCCTCTTGTAACTTAGACAATATTTCTCCGAATTTCATTACATTAAATTTTTAAGTTGATTAGAAAATCTACGTCTTAATTTAGCTAAAGCTCCCTCCTTCATCTGTCTTATTCTTTCTCCTCCAACACCGTACATATCAGCTATAATTTTAGGATTGACCGGAGCCATTCCTATACCAAATAGCATACAGATTAAATCATGCTCTCTAATTGTTAATTTAGAAAGTAGATTCTCTAGCTCTTTAGTTACATAGCTTTTATTTACTTGTTCGTCAAGGGGATCTTCACCATCTGGAATAATATCACAGACTTGACTGTTTTCTTCATCTCCTCCTATGAAATCGTCCACAGAAACTAACTTATTAGAAAACTGTGCTAGATAGTCAATTTGCTCCCTAGGAATATCAGTCATTTCTGATATTTCTTCGGAACTTGGATTTCTATCATGCGATTGCAAGAATTTATTAGTTGCATCGAGTATACTTATTACCAATAATTGCTGAGACATTGGAAGACGAATTTCTCGTGCTTGCCAATATATAGAATTATAGATACTTTGTCTAATCCACCATACAGCATATGACAAGAATGTAACTCCTCTTTCTGGGTCAAACTTATCAATAGCTTTCATTAATCCTTCATTTCCACTAGAGATTAAATCCATTAAAGGAATACCTCTATTCTGAAATTGCTTGGCGATAGTCACAACAAACCTAAGATTTGATTTTATGACTTGTTCTCTAGCAACATCATCTCCTTTTTGAGCCTCACAAATGAGACGAGTTACCTCAGTACTATCTAAAATCTTATATTTAGATATATCCCTGAGATAACTCGTCAACAGTGAGTCAGAACGGTCTGTGAAAATGATTTTTTTACTCACCTTCTTTTACAACCTGGGCTTCTGAAATTTCATCTTTAGGAGCATTAAGACCAATACGAATAGATAGTACTGATATATATGCTTCCATTGCTTTTAGTTGGGCGACTAGTAAGTCTTTATTAAGGTTGTCAACCTCCTTGAACTTATCCCCTAGGATAAAATCTCTGAGCTTAACAGCACGTTCATTAACTTCGTTAAATTCTCCCAACATTCTTTGAAATACAGCTTGTTCCATTTAATTAATTTTTAATTTACAAATGAATCTAGACCCGTAGGTTTCAAGGAAGTCCTTTTCTTCCTGTATTATCTCATAAATTCCAACTATTACTAATGACAATACTAATCCTCCAAATATATAGACCAGAATAGTATTAAATATCCAAATATAAAGGTTCATAATTAATATCGTAAGAGTCATCGAGAATAGATACATTGGCGGTCTTTGTCTTGCCTGCATCTAGTAGCCAATGATTTCCTTCGTGGATATGTCCACAAAAAGCATACTTCGGTTTCTTATCTATAATAGCCTTAGCCAAGACCTCATTTCCTGCATTTATGGGAGTAGAACTCCACCTACCAGGCGGAATCATACCACAATCATTTAATGCGGGAGCATCATGACTAATCAATATATCGCAATTTCCTGGGATATGTGAATAGATTTCTTCCAGTTTCTCATCAGAATACATGAAAGCCCAATTACCAAATTCATGGCAGGCCGGAGTTCCATAAATTCTATATACCTTTCCTTCATCACTTAGATAGTCTAGATGAGAATTATCAAGAAATTCAGCTTTTCCTTCTGTAGGAAATTTAATCACAGAGTTATTCCAAAGAAAATCCCTATTTTCAAAAACAAAATCATGGTTTCCAGCTGTAAATACTACCTTCTTACACGGCAATGATTTAATCCAATCTGCAAATACAGTCTTCAACCACTTCTCACACTGTGGCTTGTTTCTCTGCATATAAAGAGGAACAATATCTCCACATATTAAAACAAGTTCACATGGCTCTATATAATCAATTAGAAATCCATGTAAATCACTTATTGCACATATTTTCATATCTTATGAGCTAATCCGTAAACATTTTTAGTCCATCCATTCATATGCCCTTTGTTATTTCCAATAAGGCATCCTTTGTTTGAGTCTATCGCGTATACTTTATGAGTAACGCAAGCGCCTCTAACTTTACAAAATACTACATCTCCAACATTACATTCTTGCCACCTTATAGGAGTGACAAGATGCTTTTCATTGCTCTTATACAGAGGGAGCATTGAATTTCCCGGCTCGCTTGTTATAAACGATTCACCAGCCTCCAATCTCTGTATCTTTCTCAGTGTGTTTGGATTCATCAGAATATTTATTTAGTCCTTCTCTAGTCATATTAGGTACTATACTAATATAAACCTTTTCACCATCACGGTCATACGACCATATATGATTGTCTACTACATAGCTTAGAGATTTATCATATCTAGTATAGTCTAGAATAGCTTCCCAAGTAGCCATGCTGCCAGTAATACTATCCTTTTTATGTTTAGTAGCCCAGTTAAATATCCATAATAAATGCCAAGTTCTGAAAAATGTTATACAAATCATCGGGTCCCATTCGTGTCTGGGACTGTCCCATTTATCCTTCCATCCTAATGCATGAAATCCTATATCTATCACCGGACTATAGTAGTCTCTTCTTATGGGAAGTCCAAATGTCCAAAAGTTCTTTCTAAATAGAAAGTGGGTCTTGGGGCGTTTAAAGTATTTTCTGGCTTTCCACCAGTGATACCATGGATTACGATACTCGTTCCAGCCAGGAGAAAGGAAAGGAATTTTACTATGAAAAAAGTACGACAGCTTGTAACGCAAACTGCCATACTTTTTACTAGTTAAGTACTCTTTAACATTCATATCCTTGTTTTACTAGCTCTTTCTCCATTTCGTCTAAAATATCATCAATGACATAGTCAGTTAGACAATCAGAGTCAGGAAAGCCTAAGTTCCGCAGATGATAATCTATGTTATCTCCCGCTTCATTAAGTATCATCCAGCCTTCAACTTCTCCCTCTTCATCTTCCTTAAGTGTTTTCACCACTTAGTCGATTAACTTAGGGATATTCACATCGTAGTTCTTAACTACCTCTACATTATAACTTATTATCATGCTTCGTCTTCAATATTAGTTTCACCTTTGTCAAGTTCCTTTCCTTCCTTATCTAGGAATTCAAAACATTTAAGCTTAAATGCCTCAGATTTCATATTCTCAATCTTAATAACTATTCCCTCATGAGGTACTTTGTTATCGCAAGATGGCGAAGTTCGCTCCATATAGAATCTAGCGTCGTTAGCTAATTTCTCCATGAAATTTTCGTTCCAGTGCTCAGCTTCGTTAAGTTCTGGATATAAGCTATTGGCAGTACCATAATACCACTCTTCTACTGGGATAAGACCTACCTTAGCGCACCATTGTTGAACTTCCCTAGCACTAAATTCGTGAACTACACCGTCAACATTAGTTAATGTTACACGATATATTCGCACTTTAAAGTGCTTTTCGTGAGTATACTGTTCTCCTTCTTTAGGAGGCATACAGCCATAGTCATAATTCTTTTGGATATAGCCACCATTAGGTAAGAAACCAACGATTTCATAATATGCAGTCATACCTTTAGACAAGCAAGGTTTAACTATTTTATCAGCTTCCGCCCAAACGTCACACCCGTAGAATCCAGGAGTAACATTCTTATTATAGAACTGATTCTTTATTACCGTTCTAGAAGCATACAAATAGTCATACTTATTGAACTCTTCTCCAGTAAGCCATTTAGCGATTTTCTGTTTCCAGTTCAGATCTTGTTTACAAAGCACATAAGCTGATATACCAGAAGTTCCGTGAATTTTCTCAGTAATACTGATTAAATCATTTGGATGAATTACATTAGGACATTTCTTAATAAGAGTTGTGTCGTAGTGGAATCTAAATTGTTCATCAATGACCTTGCTGATTCCTTTGACCTTCTTCGTTTGGTTGTTACGTGGTGTGCCACCTTGTCCTTGCTGTCTCTTAGGGATGTACTTCTTGTTAATCCAAAATTCTTTGCCTTCATGTTCTACAATATCAAATTCAGTTCCTACTTCAATTTCTATCTCTTTATTAGTTACGGACATTATGTAGTTTTGGAACTGTATAATGGGCATAATAAAACCTTCCGACAGTTCATTTTTAAGTCTAATAGCTTTGACTCTACCATTGTCTTCAAACATACCAGTTTGTTCTGGGTCGTTGTTCAACTCCTTATGTCTGTACAAGTTGCAATACCTTAGAAAATCAGGATTAATGCAACAAGCAGTTGGGAAATAAACATACAATCCTGGCTGGGAATCAATACCAGTAATAATGTTAAATCCATCGATGGTGCAACACTTAAGTCTAGTTACTTCTGGGTTACTGTGTTGTCTAAAATTCTTAATTTCTACAATCTTTGCCAAATAATTGACATTGGCTTTCTTACTTTTTGATAACTTCATTTCTTATATTTTTAAAATGGTTCTTCAGTAGTTTCTATAAATTCACACATAAAGTTAGCATATACTTGAGCCTGAATCCCATTAAATTCATTATTGTAATAGAACTGGAAAACATGAAACAGCTCATGATAAAATGTATTCCTAAGCTGTTCATCACTCATAGAGACGTTTCCTTCATATTCAGACTTTACTGTTCTCGCCAATTTAATAGTGTTAGTAGCATCACAAAAATAACCGTAATCGTTATTTGGAAGAGAATCTTCTATGATTACGGTTATTTCTTGATTAGCTATTTTAAACTTGTCTGGGAGCTTTCCTCCATTATTCAATTTCATCATAATACAGTTTGTACAGACTATTTAAATAATCCACAAACTCCTGTTTGTTTTCAAAAAGATTATCTACATCAGGAAGCTCTACCTTATTCTTTCTTCCATCGTTGTCATAATATTCTATACGTATCTGAGATACGCTATGGCACATGATATCACACATTCCAGCGAATATCAGAATATCATTTTCAGATAGATACTCCGACAACCAAGGAAAATCTTTGTTTTCATCTACATGGTGCCCATATCCTGCAGAGTTCCATCCTTTCTCAGAAAATCTTCCGGAATACTTACTAACATATGATAAAACCAATAGGAGAAGTTCGTCTTCTTCAAACGATTCTTTATCAAATTCAATAGTATCTCTCATGTAATCACCATCGTTTGCGTCACATTCTACATAAACTACATACAGCTCTCTATTATTCGGAACGATAGAATATTTAGCTTTCTTTAGAATATCAAATTTTTCGTATTTCATCGCGTATCAAGTACAATAAAATTATCACACATTTTTATAACATTTACTTTAAGCCCTCCTTTCAAGGCGCGAGTATCGCACACTTCATATTTCTCTTCAAGAAGGGCTGCATTCTCTTTGGTTATCTTTACCCAATAAACCCCGTTTTTCTGCTTAGAGCCATTCCAGATTAGATGATTAACTAGCCAAATATAGCGTTTTTCTACATCACTCATTTTCAAAGAAGTTTTTCAATGTCTCATATAGCGGCCTAAGCTCATCTGCATAATACTCCAACTCTAGACCTTCTATGTACGAGGCTATATGATACACAAAATTTTCCGTATCCTGTTCCAGATAATTCCACATATCTTCGATGTCAGACTGCATTAGTTCAACGCTGTCATCGTCTAATCGAATACTTAAATACATAATTAATAATTTATTATAGAATTATAGATTTTATCTGCTTCTTCCTTAAACTTAGCAACTATATCATTGGAATTAGAGAACTCCTCAAACCATATACGTCCATATGGTAATTCACTAACAGCCATAGAAGCAACTTCTGTTCCATCTATCCAGTTCTTGAAATACACACTACCTATCTCTATACCTTTATAAGTAATACGTCTAAGCTTAGATATTTCGGATATACCCTTAGATTCCTTATATAATACTTGTAAGTCACTCCTATCCTGTTCAGAAGCTTCACTGAGCTTTCCTATTTTACTTAGAATAGCTGATATTTTGTTTTCTGCCACAGCATCTTTGTAGTATCTTACCATATACGCATTTTCAAATCTAGGAGCCTCCTCTACATTCTGTATAGGTATTTCTGAGTTTTCTATAAAAACATCGTCTAGGTAAGATAGATAAACATTACAAAGCAGTTTAGAATCCTCGATTTCTGAAGGACAAAGAAAAACATAAGCTTTAGTCTCACCTTCTTCAATCTTGTGAGATATATTCATAAAGCCTATCTCATAGATACGGCATTCGTCGGGAACTTCTAACTCTAGGTTAGAAAAGTTCCCATCGTAGTAATATTGCCTATACTTAATCTTCTTCATAAAAATTGATTTTAAAAGTATTTCCAGCTATATAGTATTTGCCTTGATGATAGCAGTTGTCCCACTTATCATGTACTTCTGACTCTAGAGACTTTGGAAGATACAGCTCGTGTGATTGCCCGAATCTATTTGAGCTGTTGCCAACTATATTAGCGATAACTAAAATAATTATATCTTCAGCGCTCATTCTTTAATCGCCTCCATTCTTCCAAAAATCCTTTTGGGTAACGCCAGTCTGATTCGCAAGTGTATACTCTAGAGAACTTGATATGCTTGCGAAGTGTACCACACAATGTATCGTTAACTTCATCAAATAACTCATCTTCGTCCTCACAGTATAGATAGTCACTAGGCTGCAGTTCGAATACTCCTTCACTAAGACCAGATATAACAAGCGACACATCAAATTTGTACTTACTCATAATCGCGAATACATTTTAGTACAGGTTGCAATGGAGTACCTTCATCAGACAGATAGAAATACTTAACAGTAGCCATCTTTCCTATCAGCTCCTTAAGTCTTTCCCTATATTGTTGTTTAAGTTCTCTAGAACCCATTGGTTTAGCTTTAAATTCTATACCATCTTCTGTTATTAGCGTAAAACACATATCTTCTTCCCGAAGACCTTCTGATAAACCAGTAATTTCAAACTCTGCATCTTTGTAGAATTTAAATTTTAGCATATCATTAGTACGCTTGCCGAAGCCATACTCTTTATCTGGATTTCTACATACTACTCCTTCCCAACCTTCTGAAACATATTGGTTGTGCAGTTTCATAATATTCTCGTACCCAGAGACCTTTTCCTGCGGGACTATTTGCAATTGTAACTCACCCTCTTCCCAATCTTTATCTGGATTAAATCCAAGATTAAGTTCTTTCTGAAGCTGCTTAAGAATTTCAAGCCTATCAGAGAACTTCATACTAGGAATCATTATATCGTAAACATAATATTCAAGCCAGTCGCAGTCAACTGCGTTTTTCTCAAGACGAGCTGCTCCACTGATTTGTTGGAGACTTTTACCATGTCTATACAACTCTCCATCAAGAATGTAAGTGGGATGATTCCTGAAGAACTCAAGCAATCTCTCATTGTTTCGGATATGGCTTGTTGAATAGTCATAATTTCCCCCACCTCTGGAAGCAGATAGAATCTCACCGTCCTTATAGTAGAAGGAACACCTAACTCCATCAATTTTTCTGCTAGCATACCAATACTTAACCTTATTGATTGAGGATTCCTTAACTTTATCTGCAGATTTTGCAAGCATGTGCTTTGCAAATCCATTCTGGTCGGTTTTAATGTCTCCATAAAATTCTTCCAATTGAGTTTCGCTATAAGTTTCGGGATCGTTCTCTAGCTCCTTGTAACCCTTATCTAAATATTTCTTAAGCTCAGACTTAAACTGCAACTCAAGTTGTTCTCTATGCGTTCTACCAGCTTTTCCTTTAGTAATGACTATTTCTGGTTGCTCTGTCATCTTTCCATGTAGCTGTCCAGTAACTCTATTTATTACAAATCCAGCTTTTTCTTCATCCCACTCTTCAGTAGTAGATAAGTATACAACTCTAAATTTACCAGTAGAGGCTTTGCTTAACAAATATTTAATCATTCTTCACAAAATTTGATTGGATAGTACTTATTCAGGTCTGAGATTATATCTCTAAAGTCTATATTCTCATTTATAGAATATTCTTTATCTACCTCACTAATTAAATCTTTGCAAATATCAATGATAGTTTCTTTAGATATCCAGTATGATCTATTTTCATAATTATACCCTAGAAATACAGTATCATAGCAATAATCCATGACTAGACCTTCATTATCTGAGAAAAAGTCATCCCAATTACTTATAAGTTGTCCGAACAATGTGTCAACTACACTCCATTGAACTTCTTTAATAATCGAGTCTTCAAGATCCTCCGGGCATTCTGGAAAGTTGTCCATAATTAAACCTAACTCCCAATCAGAGTATGATTCCAAAGCTCTCTTAGTTCTCTCATAGCCCGGAAACAATCTCTCCAGTATGTCTTCTTTTGTTTCTGTCATTTCTGATAGTCTTTAACAATATTCCATAAATCATCTATGGTATCTGTAGGAATTATATTCCCATTCTCATCGTATGCCTGATTTGGGTCTCCTCCGAATTCAGGTTTCTCAAACAACCACCAATTAACCCAGTCTACTCCTTCATCAGAGAAAAGTTCCGGAAGTACAACATTAAGGAAATTCCAACCTAGTTCTGAAATAGGCAATTCAAACAAATCAATGCCAAAGTCACTCCACCTATCCAGTTCCTTACTATAATTCTGAGCATTCTCAATCAGTTTAATAAATCCTTCTTTAGTCATAACAATTACCTTTTTATAATTTCCTTTTTAACATCTTCTTTCCAACCGCAATCACACTCCTCTGCTGCTGCAGTAAATGCTTTCTCTAAGTCTCCACTATCCATATATTCAGAAACTAATACATCAGTATCAATATCATACCTTTCGATAATTTTCTCTGTGATTACTTTTAAAGCCATTCCTTCTAGTTCTTCGTATAGGGTGTTTTCCAAATTACTAGATAATTCTTCCCATTCGTCATTCATTTTAGAAATAGCTTTTCTGCTATCCTCTTGAGACATTCTAGACTCTAATTCTAGAATACGTTCTCTTAATTCTTCTTTTGTCATGGAACTTTCAATACATTCTTAATAACAAATCTCCTTCTTCATCTTACCAAACTGCTTCTCTATTTCATCTGGGATATTCACTTTTATGTCCATCAACGATGTTAGGTATTTAACTTTATCCCTAACATCATCAATCAGAGCACCATTAGTTTTTATTCTCATTCCAATATCTTCGATCCTTCTAGATAAGCATATAATTAGCAAGATATTACATAACCCTATTACTGCCAAAGCGTATACCATCATACTCCAGTATGTCCAAATCCGCCTTCTCCTCTCTCAGTAGAGGGTAATTCTTCTACAACCTCCCATTCTATAGTTTCATGCTTAGCAATAATCATTTGGGCTATCCTCTCTCCGTCCTTTATTCGCACAGGATGATTAGAAGTATTAACTAGTACTATCCCTATCTCCCCTCTATAATCAGCGTCGATAGTTCCTGGAGAATTTAAAACTGTAAGCCCATGCTTCAAAGCAAGTCCGCTTCTAGGACGAATTTGTGCCTCATAACCCTTAGGTAAAGCTATAAATAACCCAGTAGGGATTAAACATCTACCTCCAGGTTTAATCTCAATAGTAGAGGCCGCCGGGATTGTAGCAACCTTCTTATCAGTTGGATTTCCTTCTTTGTCTAGGACAAATGGAGCATCTGGAGCCTCTATAAGACTTATAGCTACTACATCTGCATCAAAGAAGTTCTTTTCGGGTTTGCTGTCTACTAGTTTGATTCTACTAAAATCTCCACAGATATCCATACCTGCTGAAAGAGAAGTTTCGTACTTAGGAAGTTGATGTCTCGATTTATTAATTATTGATACTTTCATGGAGTAAAATAAATTCCTTTAAATAAAACTTGGCATCTATAATACATTTAGGAACCAGTCCTTCTAACTCTAAATCGTTTCTTATGGCATCTCTCACAATAGTGGCTGATATTCCCTCTTCTACCTGCTCCCTAGCCATAAGAGTCATAGATATGTAATCCTTTAACATGAATTTTGGAAACCATGTAGTAATGATTTCATATCCATCGCTATAGTAGATATTAAAAGAGGATTCTTTTATAATACTAACTATATTAGCATATAAATAGAATCCCCAATCCTGAGAGTTATCTGACTCATCAGTTAAATCCTTAAGAGGATGTATCACACAATTATTGAGCAAACCTTCCTCTTCTAATGCTGTCTCTAATAATCTCATTCTAATGTTTATCGGAATGGGATTCCGAGCGTTTATTTTATCAGCGCTTCCAACCAATAGGAGAACTTTATCGTTCTCTAAACAGGCTTTTCTAATTAAAGCTAGATGCCCATTATGAATGGGCTGAAATCTAGCTAAAATAACTCCGTATTTCATTTGGAATCTTTTTGTTTATTAGTTATCTCTGTAGTTTTAATTACCTCTCTAAAGTCTAATAACTTCCAGTTTTGTCTCTTATATTTCTTGTGGTCTTGTGCAAAATCCTTTAAGTCAGATTTATTACAAAACAAAGCAAAAGCATAATCAACTATAATTTCAGAAATCTTTTCGTAGTTCTGCTCCTTATTTGTAGTCAAGTTGAGAATTACATCGTCAATTTCTAAATCTGGACAGTTGTATTTAGCTGGAATATAGTTTTTGTCGTTATAATAAACGCAAACAATATTTGTAAATTTTCTAATCATATTAAGCTAGTTAATTCTCCTAATTTAATAGGAGTAAATTCAAAGTTAAACCAATCTCCGTCTATGGTCTGAAACATATGAGAATCCCAATCTATTGTTGTAATCTTTGGAACTGTTTTCACAGGATTACAATTAATAATTACAGGAAGTCCAACCTTAAATGCCCCAGTGATACCATCGTAGATCTTCCCTACACCAGATTTATGCCAAACCTTTATTCTACCATGTTTAGAATGAAGAAGGTCTTCTTCCTCACTAGTGAAATCTTTGAAGATGTTCTCCTCCAAACCCTTTATCAGAAGACACTTTTTACTAAGAATATCAGATACGTCACTCTTTTCTACCATATACAGTATAATTATTTAATGTTTTAAGTATCTCATCTATAGTACAAGTATTAGCCTCACTATAAAAAGCCATTACCGGTTCTGAATCATTATTGATGAGCACTGCAAAAGGAGTATGTCTAGCACTGAAGCCTCCTTTAATTTTAAAAGCCTTCTTTCTCTCCTTAAATAAACCTTCATGATAAGATTCTAATTCAATTAATGGATAATTAGGAAGAATGCTTTTCAGCTTGTCAACCAATATTTGACTGTCGTCGTCATATACTACTTTAAGAATCATTTCCAAAAACGCGATGTGATGTCTTTAGTTATGGGTTTTCCATAACTATTATCTATCTGAAGCATTACTTGGTTAGTAGTTCTACTGCTGAGTGGGCCTTTTTCTTCAATATATGGCCCAAGTTTTATATAATCGAAGTAACTTAGATTAATACTCTTAGGCAGATTTTCTCTACCACTATACCAAGCAACCTTTAAATCTGGATAAAAATCCTTAAGATAACTAGCTAATACATTGACTAGTGTTGGGTCTGAATCTCCTCCCATTATAGAAACACAGGAAATACCTGGAGATTTTTCTATTAGCTCATCAATATGAACTATGAAATTATCCGAGTATCCTTTTGGATATTCTATTAGGGGATTGCCAATATCCTCTGCCAAATATGAAGAATGACATCCTGGACAATGACATGGACAATTAGATATATTTATTGCTAAGGTAATCTCGTCTGGAATCTCCTGAAATACTACCTTAGTGTCTACATACTTTAACATATCTCCTCTATCTTTCCAGTATCCAATAAGAAACATCTTCTTACATCTAGACAAGCCCATTTATCGGTAATAATAGGTTCTGACTCTAATTGAGTATGCCCAAAGATTTGATAAAATGTTGACTCTCTATCCTTTTCCCTAACATCGCTCCATACCATACTTCCAGTGTCATCAGACCCCCCTCTTAGGAAAGAAACTGCCCATAGGTAAGGAATTATATTTTCCTTACTCAAGGTTAAGAACTCATCAATAGATTTTCCACTAAAATAAGTTTTTAACCAGTCATTAGTTATCCCCGCATGACTGAACAGATAAGTATCTTCCTTATGGAAGAGTTCAAATAGGTCTATGTTTTGGTCAAATAGCGTCTTTATTTTATGCGCATTGTCATAGTCATATCTTGACGCACTTCCAAAGTTAAAGCAATATGCGCAATCATGGTTGCCTAACAACAAGACTACCTTATCTAGGTTATCAGCTTTGAACTTGATAATTTCCTTAAATTCTTCAATAGCATCAAGTCTGGAGATACATTCCCAAGGGTATGGATCTAGGTAGTCCCCTAAGAAGACTACCTTATCCACACTGTTTATCATTTCTTTGGCTTTGTGCCAAAACTTTCTCCCATGAACATCTGGGACAATTAAAATTTTACTCATTTATACACTTTTTGAATAAGTTCTCTTTTCAGCCTCTATTCTCCTATCCTTACCAAATGCAGTAATAGGTCTTAGATAGCCAATAATTCTAGTATACTGGGTAATATGCTCACTTCCACACTTTGGACATACTTTGATTGGGGCTTTTACGATATGTTTACAATCCTCACACTTACTATTCGGAATATTAAACGTAAAATAGTTAGTTCCCTGTTCAATAGCAAAATCTATGAGTTTCAAATACTGCTTCTTAGATAAATGTTCCTCTAGGTTTATGTGAGCCGCGCTACCTCCATCAGTATATTGATAAGTCTGTCTTCCATGAAGTATAAACTTATCTAATACAGAGGTATCATCGTGAGCATTATAAAAATAGCTATTGTACAAATTCCTGTCTTCTGGAACCCAATATCCATCTTCTTTATCCCATCTATAATTCTTACCACCAAGTCCTTCTGCTGGAACAACTTCAGAATTAAATAGGAAAGGTCTCTTCTTATCATGGATGGAATGAATCTTATTTTGCTCCTTAATAGTCCCAAGGATTAGTTGTAAGAACTTGAAATACTCTGGATTATTAGATACTTTCAATCCTAGGAACTCAGCAGCTTCATTCAAACCATTCAAACCAATAGTACTGTATAGGTCTTTAATATTGATATATCCACCATTAGAGGAAGCAAACATCTTCTTTTCTTCCCATTCATAAAGCATAGTCTTATATGCAATATGATACTTATAAACTCTTTCTAGAATAGAAATAAGATATTCCTTTAAGGAATCCTCAAATCCATTATGTAATGGCAGACTTAAAGTACCTCCAACAGATTTATACCAATCTTGAACGATTCTATTAATATTAAGTGTTATTACATTACAAGAACCAGTTTTCACTCCAGTCATACCAGAGGTAGGACTAAACGTATTCTCTGCCAATTCATTACGAAGTCTACAGCACGAAGCTAAGCTATCTGCACTATCAGAGATATAAGTAAAGAAACTATGACCCTGCGCATACATTTCTGCACACAAATCTTTGTATTCTTTATCTATAATATCCTTACCATCATGCACCATAGCAAAGGTTTCAACTGGAAATGTCAGCACTTGCTTTAAACGCAACTTGTTGAACCAAGACATAAATAGTCTTTGCAATGTATCAATTGCACTCCACTCCGGTTTCGTTCCATCTGGATAATAAAACTCTCCAAACAAGGACTCGAAGTATGTCTTATCATAATATGATACATTGGTAAAGGGCGACTGATAGCTTCTATTTCCAGCAGGCTGATTAATTCCCCAAACAAATTGTTTGAATGCTTTGAGAATACTGTCTTTAATAGTACGCTTAATGAGTGAATGCTCGGAGGTACATATACAGTCAAGCTTCTCATACCACTTTTCTCCGTATTCAGCAATAATATAATAGTTAAGTGCAATAAAATAGCTACCTACAGCAACTGCTCCTTTACATTGAGAAGACAATAGAAATACTAAGTTAGTAACCTGTCCACTAAATGACTGCAAATCATTAGGAGGGCCAGGAGTAACTCCGTCAATATTACCTACTCCCTCTAACATTAGAGGATATAACGAGACTGCCATACAATACTGTTTAAGTACTGACGTAGAAGCCTCATCGTGAGTATAAATAATATGACTGTCTAGGTCTCTAGAATATTGAGAAGAGAGTTCGGGATAAAGAAGCTTTAATTTCTTCTTCATACGATAGCGCTGAATTTCTCTGTTCTCGCGCTTTCTATCTTCACTCTCTAATGTAGCAACGTTCTTAGATACAACATTAGCATTTCCATCTGTTTCAGATGAAGTAGCTGCATTTTCGGAACTATTAATATAGTTATCTTGATAACTAATCTTAGCTATGATTTCCCTAAGTCTAGATTGTTCACTTCTATACTGAGAATATGCTGAGGCTACATCATCGTAACCATAGTCCCTCAAGGTTTCTATTACTACGTCCTGAATCTCTTCTATAGTAATACCGTCCCATAAATGCATATCAGCCACCATAGCTGTAATGACTTCTTTATTTTCTTCAGGACAGCAAGCATTAAATGCTTTAGATATTGCTTCTACTATCTTATTACCGTCAAATTCCTGTAAACTTCCGTCTCTCTTTACTACTTGCATATTAAATACCCATTACGTCCTTAATTAACAATGTCTTCTCGAATTTATTTACTAAGTCTCTCTTATCCTGGGTAATCAAGTCAGTAAATGCGTTATACACGGTAAATCCATCTACAACATTGTCTGTTGTATAATACTTAGATTTTTCATCATAAAACAAATCTTTATAAACATCAATCGGAGCAGATTCAGCTAATTTTACAGAACCAAATCCCATGTTGATTTTAGAATTGATGCAGTTGTCAACCCAGTGACCTAGGTCAGCATATATATCATCTTTCTTATACTCCATCTCTGAAAGTTTCTTAAGCATTAAGTTGGTTTCATCTGTCATCGACATAGCATTTCTTAAGAAGCTATAGTTAATAGCAGATTCTGGCTCTAGCTCAGAAACATTTAACATTTCTGGATTAAATACACACAAGTTTAGACAAGCCATATTTAAAGCTCCTACATAGAACTTAACTAATGGTTTACGAGTATCTAGAGCATAGATCATACTGATTACTCTCTTATGGTTATCCCAAGCATATTCGTCTGGTAAAACCCCTTGAATCCAAACTCTATTGTATATTACATCATCAAAATTAATCTCCCCGTCTTTAGTAAGTGATATTTGGTCGGCAGGCTTAGCATTAATGATAAAGTTATCAGTCATCTTAGATACTCTGTCTATAAACGGAGTTACATAGGCTTCTGTAGTAAAATACTCCTTATCCTTAATTCTAGTTGCCTTTCCCTGCATCAATTGTTCAATCGTCAATTCCATATTTAAACATTATTATAGTAAATCTCCTTCAATAGGAGGTCTAATCTAAAGTGTTCATCCAATGCTGAAGGTTTGAGTACTTTTGCCGCTCTTATAGCAAACTGCTCCAACTCCTCTTCCTTGTACGCTTTGGAAGGAGAAACTCGAAAATATTTTCGCCATAATGGTTCAAACTTTTCCATAAGGACATCTATTTCTTTTCTAGGAACATAACAGAAATACCTAGCTGAATCTAGAAATATCCCATTGAATTTATCTACTCCTAAATGAATGTTAGTATCATAATAAATATTTCCCAGATACATAAGGGCTTGCAAAAAAGACCTATGCAAGAAAACTGAGTTGATACCTTTATCTCTTTTAGTTTCTTGAAGAATCCAGAACTTGACATTCCGGTTTTCATCATAGAACCTAACTATTCCATCTGTAGGTTTTCCCGCGATGGATTCTTTTCTTCCGATTATTAGAGGATTAACTAAGCTAAAATAGTTATAGAAATGATTTTCTATTACATCTTCAAGCACACAACCTCTGTTTGTATAGAAATTAATTCTAATCTGAAGTCCTGTTATAGGAATAAATTCCATTTAATTGTTAATTAGTTGTTACACTTCCATAATTAAATTACGTTTAATATCTATTAAATATAGCTTATCTCAAAATAAAAAAGGAAGACCACCCTTAGGCAATCTTCCTTTTAAACGTATATCTTTCAAGAAATTAGGCTTCGATACCGAAAGCTAACCAAGTACCATTCTTGGTATTCTTAGAAGGAGTATATTGTGCAGTTGCTACTACTGCTTGTCCTTCAACAACATCCTTAGTTTTCACCAACTCAGCATTTCCTTTATACTTACCGCTCTTATACAATTCTTTGATTGCGTTCTTAGCGTCAGCTTTGTTAGTATCAACTTGGCAAACAACAGTCTTAGTTTCTTTGTCAATCCACTTGTAGAAAGTCTTAAACTTACGCTTTCCATCACCTTTAACATCGTCAATCTTGTACGGACGCTCACGAGTGTCTGCAACAGACGATTCAATAGTAATCAGATAACCAGCACCGGGGCAGTTCTTGCCTTTCTTAGCGAGATATTCAAGCATAAACTCTTTTACATCACGCTCAGTAATACCCTTGGTCTGTTTAGCTTTCCAATTTTTGTAAGCCTGAGTTGCATCACCATTTACATGGAATAATGTGCTTTCAACTTGTGCGATTGCTGCTTCTTTGCTTTCTGCTACTACTTCTACTTTCTTAAAATTCAAAATCGTTGTACTCATAATAAATAAAATTTTTAAACATAAATCATTAACATATAATCTGAAATTATTTTTCCGTATCTAATCAGTATTGTTTCCCTTACTGATGTAATCAATTATACTACATCATACATAGAAACCCTAATCTTCAAATGTTAATTTTATGTTAAAGGACGTTAAAATCCTCTTAACTAAAAATCTCTTAAAATGGTACATAATTGTCGAGCAAAATCTGGAGCTGTTTGGGCATATCTTTCGGCTTAATACCAAAGTCAAGAAAAGTGGTACACCCGTACATTAAATCCTCACAGATAGCCCCTAAAGACTTCAGAAAGGTATTTTTTTCTCCTTCCCTAAAATCTTTTCCGACTTTCAATAAAACATCATAACACGTTACATTTTGACCTTTTTTCTTTAACTCATTAGTTATATAACAAGTAAGAGCAATACAGGCTAGTTTATCACCCATATTGCTCCCTAGGTAGTTTAAAGTAAAGTATTTTGAGTAAATTGATGACAATTGTTCAAAGCTGATATTTTGAAGGTCGTTCATCAAGAGAATAGTCTCTATAACCTATCTGATAGGCTACATACTTCAAAAGAGTCTTGAACTCATGAAATCCTTGTCGCAATTCCAAATAAGTAACTGGCCTAACCTTACTATAAAAGTTCGGAATGGTAGAAACTACTAAGTAATTAGCTTGCAATTTTGGATTCTCCAAGTTATAGAACTTTTCAGCACACAACTTCAGAAGGTATAAATACATCGCAAACTCCCTACTATAGTGATACTTATTGATATTGGTGTCAATTTCACTAACGATTTTTCCAATCGTCTTAATATCATTCACTACAATAGTGTTAGTTTCTGTATCTATTGTATAATTATCTAGTTTGGACTTCAGGTGTAAGATAAACTTTTTTCCATTAGGGCAGGTCGCCTCCACGTCCAATAAAATAGCTTGCTCATTTTCAGAAATAGGTGTTTTAGTTATCCCTTCAGGATGTAAAAGTTTCTGCACTTGCTTATTGCTATTTAATGCTGATACACAAGACTTTACGATTTCTAGTGATTTGTTGTCAAGATATATAATTTCCTTATCTTGTGTTAAATCAAATTCTTTTAGCTGTCTATTCTTCCAATAGTTAGTAGAAGCTTCAATCACAGATTTAGCTAGTTCCTTGGTAAGCTTTCCCTTGTAATATTCGACCTTGTCTGATGCTTTCTTTACATCGTCAAATGTTACTTCTCCTTTCAGAAAAACGGGATAGAGTTCATTAGCCATTGCTCCTAACTTTGCAGTAGGTTTACCAATGTCTTCTGACAGTTCAAAACTATCTGGCTGTAGCACTAACTCGTGTACAGCGCTTCCAAGTTCCAGAGCAGAAGAGAAAGTATTTTTAAACCCAGTAAAGAATTTATCTGGATTACCATCCTGCCGAGGATTAATTAATCCTAAACGGGAGTTACTAACATATCCACTGTACTGTTCAGAAAAATATACCTTATCACTTATCTTCTCCAATCTTAGTGTGTCTAGCAGCGGCCTAAGCTTGATATCTTTTAATTCCATCCTAAAGTTGCTAATTCTAATTCATATGCAAATCTAATTTCGTCAATATCTAAACTATAAATGCGGAATAAAGGATCTCCATTCTGGTTATGTGGCCTATCTATTAGCAATGCTGGAAGTCCAGAGTTTATTGCCATAGTCACATTACTAATACTGTCGTCGATTAATACATCGCATTTGCCTTTTATCAAGTCAGCCTTGTTTCCGTGCTGATAATACATTTGATAAATAGGTCTTATGGGTAAATTGTATTTAGCTAGACAATTTCGAGTATAAGTTTTACTGTTAATTCTTTTGGTTGCATAAATATGCGGCTCGAAATTTGGCTTTTCTAGCAAGGGTAAATTTTCCCAAAACTCCTTGTTGTAGCGAAGACTTACTACGTTTCGTGTAATTACGTGCTCAACTAAATCTGATTCTCTAGGGAATAGTGTTTTATATGCTCCCCAGAAATCGAAGATTGTGTCATCCAAGTCTAACGCTATCCTTAATGGATTACATAAATTCATTTATCTCAGATACGTCTCCTAAATATATTCCATGTTTTTCAGCAAGTTCTATACAGAAATCATCATAATCCAGAAGATCATCTAAATCGTCGTATTTATTTATATACATACTCTTTATCTTCTCTTCGCAATCCTCATAGCTTCTTGCTACTACTTTGCTAATAGTACAGACTTTGTCTGTATGCCATGGAAATAAATATATGTTCATAACTCGATTACTTCAATAACGTTCAATCGCTTCTTTATTAATAGCTCTAGGTCTTCTCTATCTACGTAGATGAAATGACTTTTCTTCAAATCAGATAAAGTGGAATCAAACTCAAGAGAGAATGCTTCCATTGTTCTCCAATTCTTTTTAGCTGTCCTTAAATAAAGAGCATATTCATCATCAAAGTCATTAACTATACAATTTTTAATCGTAGGAACCGGACCTTTAACTACTAACTTTTTCATTTTCTAAGCAATTCATAAAAATATTCTATAGGTATTACAGCAACTTTATTTCTCAGAGTATTTAACATAACCTCCAATTTTTCTTATTTAACTACTACCGCTGCGCACATCTTATCATCTGGTACATTATAATATTCTGCTGCCTCAGATATAGAATCAAAAGACTTCAATATGTTCCCATCTTTGTCACAAATATCAACTTTGGAGTTAGAAATTTTATTTCTATTATTTCCAATAGTATCAACCCATCTAAGATTAGAAACACAATTATTCTTTCTATCCTTATCAATATGGTCAGCTATCTCCAGATTGTCGGGATTAGGAATAAAAGTAATAGCAACTATCCTATTTATTCTTCTATGGTACTTCCTACCCTCAAAGCATAGGCATACTCCTAAATATCCATCCTTATCCTCATGAGGCTTTAATATATTTCCTCTTTTCCTATTTCGTACTTGTCCATTATTAGACACTTCATACGTCGGAAACTCTGGATATACCTTCCATTCCTCCATTCTTGCACATTTCTAGTAGCTCATAAAAAAAGCTGATTGGGATTACAGCAACTTGCCCTCTAGCTGACTCTCCATTCTTTCCTGCCTTTTTCCAGCATATACAGAACGGCTTTGACTTATCACTGCAAGCATCTCTAATATCAAAATAGTTAGGCATATTCTGAGTAAATTTAGCTTGGATATTAACCGGAAGTTCATTGTTCATGTCAACAATATCTATTTTGTCAGCATCAGCCAATTTGTTTTGACTTCTGCTAGACACACATCCTTCGTATCCTATATCTCTAAGTTTGTGAATTATTTCTAATTCATACTGAGAGCCTTTTTGTTTACTCTTCTTTGCCTGCTTACTTCTTCTAACTGCGGGGTCTGCCCATTCAAAGGTAATTCCGTCTTTTGATTTTGCTCCAGAGCCAGGCTTATTAGCTCTAGCTTTGATTGAGTTTATCTCCAAACCAGTTCCTTCGGAGGCTAATTCAACAGATTCAAAAGTTTTCCTACTACCGTCCTTAAAGATGGCTGTAACACTTGTATTAGTCTACTTTTTCATTCTTCTTAAGTTTCTTTATGTAATTAGTAATAAATTCTTGTGTACCTTTTCTTCCATACATATGGTAATAATCACTTATATCCTTAGCTCCTGTGCTTCTGGGAATCATTGATACAATTAGTTCTGGATGCTCTTTCCTAATCTTATTAGTAAAACGTACTCCAGTCAAATCATTATCATATAGCAACACAACGTATTTGAATCTCTGCTTTAATTCTTCTAAAATCTTATCAGAAACAAACTGAGTTTCAGAGTTGGGAGCTATAGCTGGTATTCCTAAAGAATATAAACACATTACATCTTTCATAGATTTAGTTATAACAACTAGTTTTCCACTCTTAGCTAATTGCTTATAGCCTTGAATAGTCTTGGTTGAAACATTTCCTATGAATCTAAACTCCTTTCGTTTTGGCATATAAATTCGCCATTGCTCGATGTTCTCTTTCTTTCCAAAATAATAGCCATATATAGGACTATGCTGGGCAGATTGTGCGTATATGTTCCCATTCAAAAATACAGTACTACAACTGTATACTTTGAACTTATATAGGATGTCTTTAGTTATACCAAAGCTTCCCCACCACTTCAACTCAGGTTCTGAAAAATCCTTAGCCTCTATCTGAATAAAAGTTTGTTTCTCTTCTTCAAACTTAGGCTGGATTTTCACTGCAACTTTCTTTACGGAAGAATCTTTCGTATATCCAAAGTCTTTAGCTATAATCCTTAAAGCAGTGTGGTAGTTACAATTATACTTTTCCATAACTACTCCTTCGAATGTGAGACATTTTCCAGAAGCAAAGTCTTTAAAATACAAGTTTCCAGATTTTCCTCTAAAGAAACTGCAAGTGACATGACTGTCACTACGCAAAGGAGACTTAAACAATCCTTTCTTAACTGGGATGCCCAGATAATAAGTCATGTAAGTCTCCTCATTGTTTTTAGATAGAAGAAATTCCTTAGTAATTTTTGGTTCAAAAGTATAATCAAACATGGTCACTAAGGAATTTATGAATTACTCTACTAACAAATCATTAGAGTAAGTCAGTGATGTCCAAATCATCTGCTGGAGCTTGGTCTACTCCTGCTACATCTGCAATTGGATCTTCTGACTTCATTTCAGTAGGCTTAGCCTTCAGATATTTCTGACGTTCTCCTTCCTCATAGTCAGAGAAGAACAGCTTATCGCCAATATAGTTATCAGAAATGAACGACTCACCCTGTTTGTTAATACCAACAATACGCGGTATATCAGCAACTACCTTACCGTCACGGTTTCTACCAATCAACTTCAACTTAGTCTCTGTTCCCTTCACCTTCTCAGTGATTGTAATCAAAGCCTTAGCTACATCGTCGAAGCTCTTAAACTTAGAGCTAGCTGCTTGCATCTTTTCGAATCCTGCAGGGTTAAGAACCTGCGCAGTCTGTTTAACTACAGCCATCAAAGTTTCGAAGTTGGAGGGCATCACTACCTTTCCACCATTCTTACTATCAAATTCTCGTCTCTCATCATCACCAGCTTTCGGGAAGAATTGAGTTACTGAGAAGTAACCATCTTCGTTCTCAAAATTGATAGACAAAACTTTATAGTGGGCTGTTGGGTCCTTCTTCCCATCAAATTCCTTGATTTCGCAACCCATGAATTTTACATCATGGATATTCCAAGGGGTTAAAGGACGACGTGTGTTTCTTACTGCTGAGTCTGCTGATATACCAAAATTAAATGCCATAATTAATTCAAATTAAAATCAAATTTTTCTAAGTTTTTGTCATCTTCGTCTATGTTTAAATTATCTAATGCTTCTATATCGAGTTCTTTTTCGATATCAATTATCTCTTCCGGCACAGGATTTGACTCCTGTACCTTATCTCCTATCAGATAATAAATTCCTTTATCCTCTGTAGGTTCCAACTTAAAGACAGTACCGTAAGCAGAAAGCTTTTCGTTAGCAGCTCCTCTATAACTTACAGTATTACTTTTAGTCAGCTTGTTTCCAGCCTTAGTACCGAAAGCAGCATCGGTTCCAATAATAGGAACTGCCTTCTTATCCTTTTTCTTATACTTGATGTCTACACGACAATCTGCACAGACTTGTAACAAGTCTACTGCCCCTTGGGTCAAAATCAACTTGTTAGAATCAAGCGTAATAATAGGTTCAGGATTTTCATCTACCTTAGCAGATGAAGATTTACTACTTGCAGCTTTCTTAGTAGCTACGGTGTCAACATGGATTTCTTCTTTACCAATATAGGTGATTTCACCCGTTTGCTCATTCACATCATAGTGAAACAGTATGTCTAATTTCATTATTCCCCTTCGTTATAAGCGTCAATAACTTTAATAATCTCATCCAAATCATTATCAATTTCTAAGTCTTCAAACATTCCCAAAGAAGTCTTTGCTACACAGCTACCATCATTGTTAGTGATAAGCTTATACTCCATTCTACCGGAGTCTCCTTCGTTTACTTTAGTAAAGAAGATATATGTAAACAAACCTTCCAAGGTTACTTTTTCAGACAGCAACTTACCAACAGTCTTGATAACATACTTAGGATTAACGTTGTCTCCAACATTTTCTGAGTGAGTCAAGAAGATCATTTTGCAATCCTCTCTCATCTTTTCTGAATATCTCAGAATTTCCATAGCGTGTTGAGCTAATTCACTAAACTTAGTATAACCAACTTCAGTTGCTCTATCAACGAACTCATAAGAGAGAACATATTGGAAGTCATCAATGATTACCTGCTTGATGTGTGGCATCATCTTATCAATAATTTGAAGAATTTTCAGTATTTGGTCCCACTTTGAACTTACATAGTAGTTACCACTCACGTTCTTTCCTTCGATTTTGATGGGAATATACTTCTTCTTCCATGCACGGAAGGGAAGGGGTTTACCCGTAGTACTTATAATAAAAGTAGTTTCGGGATTAAGATTTCTTAAACTTGTACTTTTTCCAGTACCTGATTCACCTACGATAGCAATTGTTTCAGCAGCCATTATTCTAATGCAAAATTAAAATTCGAATTTGAATTATCTAATTCTGTAATATCATCTAGCTCCTGTTCTACAATAGAACTATTATCTTCTAATATATAGTTTGGACTTGTATATCTCTCATAATCATAAATTTCATCGGGCTTCGGCAGCTCGTAGAACATATTAATCCATCCAAAGAAGTTTACTCCAACCTCAACATCGCAATCCCCATATCGGTTCTTAAGTACCATAATACTCCTATAATAAGAGCCTAGATACTCAATATTGTAATGTTTATAAGTCTTCAATCCATCTCTGTGAGGATTATACAATGCAATCATGATATTACAATCTTGCACAGTATTACCTGAATCCTTAGCATCGTGAATAGTAAACGCACTTTTGCCTTGTTTAAACCTCTCAATATTTCCTTGCTCTCTATTAGCTTGCTGTATTACTACAGGACTAATAAAACACTTATCTCTAAGAAAAAGAAGATAGCTAGACAACAAATCAATATCAGGCTTTGTACCAACAAGACCAATATGGTCTACGACTACATTATAAATAAGATTAGGATTATTTGGAGTATAGACGAGGCGGGTTTCACTTTCAGAAAAGGTTCCCATTTCCTCCAACCTAGTTTTCAAGATGGCATATACCTTCTTCGGAGTTACCTTCTTGTCATAGATTTCTAACTTCTTACTAATCTTATCTATCCAAGGCATACATTGCTTAACTAAGTCATAATGCTCATCAGATAAAATATATTCTTTTTCTCTTGACAATATCTTCTTAAAAGATAGTTGGATTCCATAGGTCTCAAATATATATATGGATAACAGCTTAATATACAAAGCTACTTCTCCCATTTCAAGACTGAAATACAATACCTTAAAATCATCATCATCAAGATGTTCCATTAGTGGTCGATATACATAAGCATATAAGGCAAACGAAGTCTTACCTGCACCAGAGTTTGATAGAATTAAAGTATAGGTTTCCCTAGTAACTCCATCAATAATACTCTCTAGCTTAGGAAGTTTCATAGAAATACCATGATTTAGTCCCTGTCTACCTCTATCAATTTCATTGAGAAGTTTATCAGAAATCATAGTAATCTCATAGAATCATAATTAACTCCGCCTTCATTCTTTAATGCCTCTAGTTCTTCCCACTTATGGTCTATTACAAAATTAGCTATTGTGGTACACAATATATTGTGTTCATTAGCCCACTTAACTAACTCTATAATATGGTTATGAGTTTCTGGCTTCCATCTGATAGTTTTACCATAAAACCTATAGAAGTCTTCAATTGTATCAAATTTCTTAGATACGCTTTTCAGACCCACTTGTGTATTATTAACTATTCCAAATAATGGATAAGTATCCCACAATTCCTTACCTAAGTCGAATGAACACTTATAAAAGTCTTTCACAACTAACTTATTTAGAGGAACATCTAGTGGGTTAAATACAGACCCTTTCTCAGGAATCTTATAGGATTTATGAATAACTCCAGCATCGCGAAGTCCAGTTAATAGTTCTATTGTAAAACCACGAGCGCATACTCTAGAAGAGAAATACTCGTGGACAATTTCGGGTTCATCACCCTCTTGGGCAATAAGAAGAATTTCTAACAACAACAGCTCACTTGGGTTTATGCTATATTTTTCACAAAACAAAAGTTGCTGTTTCAGTTCAAGATTTTTCACGTGTACAAATTAATAGATTTTCTACTAATCTATACACCAAGTCTAGTTTACTTGTTAAAGCGTTAAAACTTGGTTACGTGATAAACTTTTAGTCCTCAACTTTTTCGCTGGCAGTTTCAAGAAGTACTGCATAGTCCTTCTTTAATTCCTTCAATTCAGCGGTAAGCTTACTAACTTTAGTTTCCAATGCTTTGCACTTCTTAGTCAAAGCAGACTTCATCTCATTAAACTCTTTTTTAGTGTAATAAGTTTCCATAATTAAAAACGATATGTAAAATTCTGCAATTTTTTCTTGTAAGGTTCCCAAGGCTCTCCATTAAGTAACTTTCGTAAGTTATCTACATCAATAGTAACATACTCGCTCTTTTGATGAGACTTCTTAAACCATTCTTGTTCAACGGTATCTTCTAGCACTAATGTGAATATTTCAGAGTATTTAGAACCTTCTTTTCTAATGACTCTACCAGCGGCTTGAGTGCTTTTTGTGCTACTAGAGTCAACTCCAAGCATTATCCCGACTGATAGACCGGGACAATCAAAACCTTCAATAGCCAATTTACAGCTATTAATCACGCCCTTGTCTAGTAGGGCGAACTCCTCAAGTGTAATTCTGTTTTGTTTTTTACTTTCTTTGCCAGTGTAAACATATCCTACTCCTATCTTCTCTGCCATTGCAGTGTTAGCAGAGAATGTAATAATTTTCTTGTCTGCTCTGTGAGCAATAATCTCCCTAGCCACTTCTAATTTAGCCGGATGATTATGGATAAACTTTTTTCTAGCTTGTAAAGCTCTCATAAAAGCTGTAGAATGAAAGGTAATCTGCTTCAAAGCATTAGACAGCTCAGCTTTATCCGAACTACTACAAATCTGGTTTCTGTAATTAAGCCTATTTCTGAGGCCGTCTTTACCAACCATACTCATTGCGAGTCCAAAATCAAAGTTAAAGAATTCAAAATGTCTTATAAATTCCCTATTTTGCTCTCGATAGCTTTCGATGTCTTCTGCTGTGATAATTACTTGATATTCAGTAAAATCAGATACCCAACCATTGGCTTTGGCTACTTCAATAGTTACGCTATCAACTACAGGGCAATATTTCTCGACTATAGTATGTCTACCGTCAAGTCTTTCCAGAGTAGCAGTTAGTCCAAGAATTAACTTGTATTTAACCTTACTAAATACAAATTGTAAAGTCTCAGCAGCAGTTCTATGGATTTCATCAATGATTAAAAAGTCACATTCGTATCCATTCTTTGCTGTAGTATTTACAACTTGCACCTCTGTATTTAACCCTAGACCTTCCTTATCTAATATATCTATCCACTGATTCTTTAAAAGTTCCGTGGGGACTACTACCAATGCTCTAATAGTAGGATATTTAGATAGAACAGCCTTTAAACAATTAATAGCACATCGTGTTTTACCAAAGCCTGTACAGGCTTCTATGGTGCCTCTTCCTTTATGTAATAACCAGGCTCTCTTACATTGCTCCTGTCGCTCATCACGAGTAACAGGAGTAAAGAGGTCTTTCATCAATCTATATTCCTAGTGATGTCCCATCCTTTAAGTTCTGCAACTTTCTTGATTTCTTCCATCTTATCCTTCCATTGTTTAGCCTGGTTCTCGCATTGATTTTGGAAGCGATAAAGAACTTTGTTTGATAGCAGTCTGAGCTGATCACTAGTTAAGTTAGCATATTTATCTCGTTTCAATCTACACATAGATCTAAACTCAGCATAACTTAATCCAGTATCACAGATTTTCAGAGCTATAGAAGGATTCAAACGAAGTTCCTTACTTACTACTAACAGTCTGTTAACAGCTTTACCTGTCACTGGGTCTTTACGATACAAGTCTTTCTGCATTTCTTGCTGTGTAAACCACAGTCCCATTTTTACAATGAAGTTAAGCGTCAAATGAGAGTTGTCAAACAATCCCAAGGAATCTAAACAAGCATCCATAACTAAACTTACTGGTACTTCTCTAAACTCTACAGGGATTCCATTAAGAATCTCTCCAATTGGATAGACCTTAATAGCCTCATTAGTTAACACTTCCTTATTGTTTTTGATAACAGCTTTCAAGTCTTCCAAACAACGTGTGTTTGTGTATTGCTTTTCAGCTCTAAGCCATCTAATAAGAAGCTCTGCACGACATCTTTGTATTTGGTCGGACACAATTCCGAGTAATGTTACACGACCCGGATTCTTGGTATCAGAGTTGTACAACATTTGTTCACAATGATTGTAGAATCGTCTCAGCTGGTCATAACCTGCGTCTACCAATTTAATTTCCTCCTGGACCCCATTTACCTTAGGTCCTTTCCATACATAGCTATTAACGTCGTTTGCTTTATCGCTCAAAGCCTCTCTCAGCTTATCTCCTAATACAGTCATAAATTATTCTTTAAAAATACTTCATAGTTTATCTCCTTTTTAATGTTAATCTAATAATATTTGTCCATCTTCAATGATAGGCTTTTCATGAATAAATTTCAAGAAAATTATATTACTATCCTTGTATGGAACAAAATCTTTACCATCGTACCATCTATCGATGCCTTCTTCTACGTATCTTAGTGAAACATAGCCGACATCTCCTAATTTCATAGAACACTGGTTCCAATTCGGGAATCGAACACACATTATATCCTTGTAATCTAGATTATCATATTCTAGCCTTTCAAAGACATAATTAGCGTATCCCATCCCGTCCTCACATTCAGCAACAAATTTGACATGGTAAGTTACTTCTTTGGTTTCCACACTTCAAATGTATTAATATCCTCGAACTTCCTACAACCATAAGAAGCGAAGTCTCCTTGCAGCTTATCCATGTTAGGCAGGCAAGGGTAATTCTTACACCTAGTGCAGCTACGTTCAGGATGTTTGTAGTGAAAACCATCTTTGTCCTTAAACATTACTTCAGTAATAGGCATAATAATATTAATACACATGAACCAGCAGCGCCATATTTAATGACATTCTGCTTCTTTTTTAAAGACTTATTAAGACCTTCAATAGATCTATTTTTATCTTCAATTATGTTTCCATAATACAGTAACTGAACTCTACGAAGAGAATCCGTTTTTTCCCAACTCTTATTTATTAGTTCTAGATTAGTTATTCGCTTATTCAATAACGGAACAGTTTCAGACAACTTCTGATGCTCGGCAAATATCAGATTAGTTGTTTTTAGTTGCTCGCTGGTTATTGTAACGGTCGATGTATTCTGAGAAAAAGCACAAATTGATGCTATCAGAACTAGACATAATAGTAGATACTTTCTCATCATACTCTTTGTCTATATACTTAATTTTCTCCACGATGGAATCGTTAACTATATAGATGCTATCTCTAATTATAGAATCCCTTACTATTTCCTGCACATTAGGCGGAGAAACTGCGGTTTCCTTCTTAGGTATTAGCAAATAAATAATTAGCAATCCCATCAAGGCTATTAAGATATAGCAAAACTTAGTCCTGTTCATTTAGCTCAACGCCTATTGCCTTGGCTTTAGTTACCAGTTCAGCGCATTTAACTACATCTATACCTTCTTTAGCTAGATTCAAAGCTTGCTTCTCTTTATCAGAGAGACTTTTGATTTCGTTCTTGAGGGCTTCTTTTCTTTCGAATCGAGCTTTCATTTGGTTATACCCCTTAATGATACGCTCTGGATTTTCTTTCAAGAAAGTAAGCTCCTGTTCCAAGAATGCTTTTACCAGCACTTTACCTGCTACACCTCTAGATGTAGTATAAATAGCTGGACACTTTGGATCATGAAGAGCCTTATCGTAAGCCTTCTTCTGTCCCTTAGCCAAATCGAAGGTATCACTAGGATTACATACTGCAATACCAACGGTTACTACTCTACAGATTCTAGCATAGTCCGGATCATTTGTGCATATGTATTCATCTGGAGCTACCCAACCTACTGCTAAGACACAATCATCCTCACTTACTTCAGCAGCCTGACTTAAAGCACAAGCTACAATTTTACGTTCTTCACCCTTAAAGTCTACAAATGAGTCTACCATGTACTCAATCACATCCTGTTTCATTTTCTACAATTTTAAAACCGTTATTAATTAAATATTCTTCGGGAGCAAATTGTAATTCAAAGAATCTATGCAAAGAGTACTTCTTCCTCTTACAACATAGTTGATTCTTTTTCAATACAATAGGTTTATTAGAAGAGTAGTATTTTTCTTCCATTAGAGCAGCTCCCCAGCTCCATATTTGATATACTGAACTACAGTAGATAAACTTATCGTGCGTATGCACAATTTGTTTATCCTTCTCGTAAGTCCTCCGTGAGGTCGTCATAAAACACCTTTATAGTCTTAAAAATGAATTGATTCTTTTGAGTATTATAACAGTCATTCCAGCTACATTTCTGATAGTGAGATAGTAGTTCGGAAGCTTTTACGCCAGTATACACATTTCTGCAAAAGCTATCGTCATCACAATCTGCTGCGTTTATGGTGTACTTTCCAATAGAAATCGCATAATGATAATGACTTCTCGCTACTTCGCTAAACTTTTCTTCTAGTTCATAATCCTCGTAAATAATGACTTTGAACTTGAATTTATCTCTACTTAGTAGCCTAGCTAGACAGTATGCTATATAGCAACACCCTCCACAATTAACGTCATATTCCTCATCTAAGAATCTACAAAGCTTATTCAGCCTCTCCGCTAGAATCTCCTGAATCTCCTGAGACTTCGAGTTTAATTTCCTCCTTTGCCTTTTTAAACTCATCTAAGTACCTACCTAAAGTTATAACTTCATCTTTTCCGAACTTTTTTCTTACTGCATAATGGCGACATCGCTCTATAGCAGCTTCTAGGGGATAGCCATAGCCTTCCACTTTAAATTCTTTTCTCGGATTTTTCCCACCAATATCATACAACAATTCCAAGTCAAACCTCGGAGAAGATTCACTAATGGGAGTAAGTCTGTAAAAAGGACCTTCAATTACCATTTTTATTTTGTTATTTACAAACGTCTATTACAGTTAAGTTCTCGTTGCTGGGACGATAATTAATATCCCTATGAGAATTAGATACAATAACCTGGTCAAAATTATTACACATATTAATCAGACCTTTATCATTAACTGCGTGACATACGATTATGATAAACTTGCTATTTGGATATCTCTCTTTGAGAACCTTAAGCTCTCCTAGGAAAGTTCCTCCGGCATCACACAAGTCATCAATGAACACAAATGTAGAATAGTAGCAATTCTTAGACTCCTCTATTTCAAAGGACTCAATTCTTCCAGTCTCTAGATTTCTTTCCTTTTTGAAGACTAAATAACCATAGTGAGAATAGTTACTTCCATATCTGTCCTTCGCCCCATGGTCTGGGAACACGATATTACTTTGGGCTGGAATCCAAGAGTGGTGTCCAAATTCCCAAGGTAAACATCTGTCACCAAGAAGATGAAAAGTTCTACTAGAATGTGCCTCAAGAACATATATGTTTCTATAGCCTAAGCTATTTAACATATTACATACTACTTTCAAGGAGAATGGACGATTAAAACTCATTACTCTATCCATACGCATAGACATTAAATAAGTAATGTGTAAATCCCATTCTACTTCTTGTCTATCTAAAATATCTCCTACTTGCACTAAGAGGAATAAATCCTCAGTATTAGATATTCTACAAATGACATCAATAGATTCCTTTCTGTTTAATTCCTCAGTAAGGAAAAACTGAGGCTCTCCATCAGGAAATCTAGTAACATCGTACTTAATTTCACTGATTTCCTTGTTGATTAAGTTTAATTTCATCTACTACATATTTTAAGATTTCATAACTTTCTTCCAGACCTGCCCTATCATCTAGGAGGATATTGTAATAAGGTTTCTTAGATTTAGAGAATATAGAACTACTAATGTTTGGAGCAGATAAAGTATTAGAAGTAATATTTGCTATTCCTAATCGCATACAAATTGTCTGCTTTGCCATAATTTTATAATCATCTTCATCAGTGGTGAATAAAATCATTTCAAAACCTAGAAGTGAGCATTCTTTAAGTAGTTCTATAACGCAACTATAATCTCCGCCAGTATTATGGTAATCGAAAATAGTATTATCAAAATCGAAAGCGACTATTAGCTTTCCGTATTTATGATACTCTTCTAATAGTCGTTTCTTGCAAGCCTCTTTCCCAAAGGGATGATTAAAGTCCATTGTCAATTCTTTGTCTGATTTCTTCAAGAGAATATTCTTTCTTTAAGATGCCATCTTCAAAGACGGTCTCTAAGCATCCCTCTTTTTCCTCCTCGATTGAGACCTGGTCGGTAGCAGTATACTTCCCATCCAGACATTTATAGACAGCAATCAAACCTTTCAAAGAGTTCTTAGTACCATCATCAGTTTTAGGATGTTTGAAGATTTCTTTCAATTCGCCATTTACTACGCAAGCAGTAGCCTTAATAGCAAACCCAAGACTATCTCTACTTGCATACTGATAGGAATATGAACCTACTCCCAGAACGAGATTACAAGCCGCCATATGAGCGTTTTCTAATCTCAAGTAGATTTGCTTTTGACGTTCCAGAGTAATAGAATCTCCATAAAGCAGACCAACCTTAGTGCTAGGATAACGGTAATCCTTTGAAGTAGTATTCCATCCGAAGATTTTACCAAGCATATAATATGCCCCATAATATTGACCTTCGGACACTTCAACATACTCTGCATCGTCGTTAAACGGAGCATAGCAGCAATAATACTTACCTTCTTTCATTCTGGTATTGAAGTGAGGATTAGTTCTCAACCCGCAGATTATATCTACTGGGTCTCCACTATCAGGACGGATTACTACTCTACCATCACGAGCCATAATGTCTTTCTTCAGCTTGGGCAAGAAATTTTCAATTACATTCCAGAAATCCCAAGTATCAGATACAATAGAAACAAACCCAGAAGGATACAAATCATTAATTAGACGTTTGAAAGTGCCCAGCTCATCTTCCTCCCCTCCAGCACACATTACAGAGTGTTCTGTTGCTGGAACTGTAGCAGCAATCAATTCCTCGTCTGAATTAGCTCCATAATATTCTTCCAAAGCAGCAATAGCTGGAATAGTTTCACTTCCCACAAAAGAAGTCATATGCGCCATACCAGATATAATTGCGGCTTCCATTCCCGCCATACCTCGCATTGAGAAATCATGACAACAAAAACCAAGATTTACATCTGTTGGAAAACCAGTCTTGCAAGCATGACGATGTAGCTCTTTCTTATAAAGCCTAGCTCTAGTAGCAGATGTGCATGGCATCCACAAGGTACAGCTGATAATAGTCTCTAAGTAGTTAGTTAACCAAAAGAACTCGGGTAGAGTATTTGTAATGGTCATCATGGGAACCCGAATAGGGCACACAGAACCTTCAGGAAGAGCCTTTATGCGAATTGGTAGATACCCAAGGTCATATAAAGCTTCAATATGTCTGTACCCAACGGATTCAATACCAACAAAGTTGTTTACTCTACGATAGAACATCTCCACAGCTTCCTTCTTTGGTAGATTAAAGAAGTTTTTCTCAAACTGTTTAATGAGATATTCTTTGATTAGGTATTGAATACCAAATACTACAGAACCTTCAGTGGCTTCTGGAAAGTATTTGTTACTTCTAGGAGTCCAGTTACTATAAACTTGTTCAGTACCTTCGGGGGTACATTCTGTGATGGCCCAATTTGTAACCATCTGTAGCATTAATTATTTCCATTCTAATTTTTTGTTAAAAGTTATTTCTTTTACTTCTTCAGTTTCGAGTTTTCCACCTTTGATAAAGTATTGGTGAATAAGAGTATTAATTGTTCTTGCTCCAAGAGTATTATTGCGAAAAGAACTTTCGAGGTACCCTTTCAAATCACTAATGACTTGTTCTCTATTTACATTAAAGAATAAGTCAAGATAATTCTGCAACAAGTCTGAACACTCCAAGATAGAATACAAATCCTCTAGAGTGAGAGGTTTAGTATTGTAGATTAATCCTACTCTTCCAAGAAACTCTGTTTTAACTCCAAAGTCTCTTAGTCTATCTAATGTGAGGCTCATTATTGAATGCTCCGGCAAACACAAATAGTACATTATCAATAGGGACTGATATGTACTTCCCATAATCGCCAAAAACACTAGTAGTATCAGACTCTAAAAGTTTGAGAAACTCGTTCTGTACACTGGCAGTAGATTCATTAGCCAGTTGGCTATTAGTGTTTCCGTTGATGAAAAGTTTATCAAATTCGTCTACGAAGACTACGATAGGTGTGTGACTATAGTTAACAAGTGGAGATAGAATTTTGCTTAAACTATTTCCAGAAATACCCTCTTTAGTTATTTGAGCTGCATTAACTTCTAGAAAGTTAAGTTCATTCATATCACATAACTGTTTAATAGTAAAGCTCTTACCAGACCCGCTCTCACCTGTAAGAATAAAGTGCGGTCTTATCTTGCAATTACTATTTACAAATACCTGAAATATTCTATTAACTTCCTTAATTAACTTGTCTTGCCCTATTATCTTACTCATAGTCAATTTTCAATAAATATTTAATATTACCTCCGGCACTCAAATGCCTAAAGCATTTAGTTACGAAGTCCTTGGTTTCGGGATGTATAGCTCTAGGTGAACTTAGAAATTTAATCCACCAGTTGTACTCACTCCCATAGGTAAAATCTTTATTATAGGTTCTCCCAGCAGCCAGATAATCACAGACTAATTCCAAAGCATATTTTCTTGGCATTTTCGCTGGAACTCCTCCTTCATCTAAACTATGAACCCAATATTCATAGTGATGTGGATTTCTTCCTCGATGATGTAGGAAGGTTTCAGAATATCCGTGTATGTTTTTCTCATTAGCTAGAGGACTAATAGTATCGTCCCAATACTTTATTGACCTACTAAATTCAGTATAGCTAAACTTAGACCAGTCATGTACTATTCCCTGCCAATAAAGACCTAACTGGAAACAATAGCGTGCTACCCAGTATTTATGCTTAATAATCCTAATTAGATGTTTAAATATTCGTGTCATGTATTGAGTTTGATAAAAACTTAATAAAAGAAACGTCTACCTCGTAATATTTATCGCCGAGAAACTTAAGCATATATATAATCCAGCTTACTATAGAAAGCGAGACAGCTACAGGAGGAAGACATAGGCTCACTAGGGCTATAACTACAGCCCAACCAGGCACAGATATTCTTCTCCACCTTCCAGAACCTAAATAATCTAGTTCATAGGTATGATAAAGTGTATAGTATAGGAGCGCATAGAGCACAACTCCTATACAATCACTTATCAACATAATCTTTACGTCCATACTTAATTAGTATTTCTGGACCACAGAATAATGTATTCCCTATATCCCTTACCATTATACCATAATAAGACATTATCCTCTGTAATATCTACATATGGGTCGTAATAAATAAAGGCGATTATCAAGACTATTGCTAGTATAATAGCTAACATAGATTATCGAGTTTTAACGGAACCAGGTCTAGTGGTTGCAGCTTGGAAATCTTTTCCCTGCTTATCCCACCATGCCTGTTTATCCTTTAACCATTTTACTTTTTTCTTGTATTTCATTGTTCTGTTACGATTACGATTCTGTTAAATTCTCTATCTCCAAACTCAGTAGTGCTTCCGCAGCCTTTAACTATAAGCTTATCCTCTGGAGCGCCATAACTGATAAGGGCCTTCTTCATAGATTCTGCTCTAGCTACAGCTAAGTTGTCATTAAAATCTACTGGACCTTCTTCAGAAGCATATCCTTCAATCATATATGACTTACCACTATTTGAAATATAAGTTGCTAACTCCGATACTGCAACATTAGAAGTTGTAGAGATTTCAGAAGAGTTCTGTAAAAACTGAATTTTAGGTGTAAGAAGTTCTACCTTAGTAACTACTATAGTATCAGTCTTAATTATTTCTACTGGTTTACGAGATTCCAATTCGCTATTCTTAACCCTCAACTCGTTAATAGCAGCATTAAGACTTTCTACTTCAGCGTCACTATATAGTTTCATCATAGGAAAGTTTCCTTTATTAGACTTAAACCGGTAAGTGGCTCCTATATAAACATTTACTTCATGATTTAGAGGAGTAGTCTTTGGAAGTAGCATATACTCTGGAGTAACATTTAGTGCCCAACTATCAGTAATATTAAAGTTGCATCTAATTGCACCTCTTGCAGATACATTATTATAAACATCACCATAAGTATGATACCAACCAGCACCTATCAGTAATACAGGCTCAAATAAACGTCTAGAGCCTTCGTATCCACAAATAAGATTAGTTAGATTAGTAGTTACATTAGCTGTAAGGTTATGGGAATCGAAGAACGTTTTACTGCCTTGATTCATACCTGCCATCATATCTAACTCTAGTCCGAAGATAGGAGTAATTTCTTTACCCACCGCAATATTTACTAATACATCATGAGGTTCAGCCCAACTTCTTGAGTTGTCCCAAATTGTAGTACCTACATTACCAGAAACATACCAGTTATCTTTCAAACTTCCAGTTTCAACAACTTGTGCGCTAGCAAACACGCACATTAAACACAAACAAATAATACTAAAAATTTTCTTCATAATTCTATTAATTAAATTAATCCCACCAAGACCTCATACGTTCAAACTTTAGTTTGTTGTATAAGTACCAGGCTTTTTCTCTTCTCAGATAATCTTTAAGGATTGGGGTATTCCAATCGAGATCAGCAGCCTTAGGGTGGAATCGATTCCAATTTTTAGTATTTATGTGTCTATCTACAAATTCCTTTGACCCAGGTCTAAAGTCATGGTGATACGCAGAATCTATTTCTAGCACAATATCTAATAGCTTTAGTGCTAGATTTAGCTCTTTTTCGACACGTTCATTGCCTTCCGCAATTCTAGATACCTTAAAGTATTCATACATTCTAATTAGGGCTTGTTTCTCTAAAGAGAGAACAAATCCATAATCGAATGGATAAAACTTCATAGCTTCTTTGATAAGTTTCTTATTCTTATTCTTTCTTAGTTTCATATTCCTGACTTGCTTCAACTGCTAATTTATCTGCGAGATTATTCATCTGAGAAAAGAAATCTGAACTTGAAGTATGTCCTTTCACCCAACAAAAATCTATATTAGGACAAAATTGCTTTGCCTTATTTAAGACCTTGTCGTATAAATTCCATAACTCTATATTCTTCTTTCTTTTCCATCCTTTAGTAGCACATCCTATGACGTACTGAGAATCTGAGTAAATAGTCAGAGATTCGATTTTACGACTTACTGCATTTAGAGCATAAATTACTGCTAACAACTCACATTTATTATTAGTAGTATTAGGAATCATCTTACTAAATTCATAGGCTTTTTCCCCATCAATTACGAATACAACTCCTACTCCTCCTGTGTCTCTAGACGAGCTAAAAGCTCCATCAGTGAACACTTCTAGCCTACTCATCAGCAGTATTTACTCTCATGTTAGTTCCGAGTAATATTGCTATCTTTAGCAAATCGTCTTGATTGTCACAAAATATATTATCTAAAATATAGTTTGCATAATCAACAATTCTAACTCTCTTTCCTATAGCACCATATTTTTCGTTAAGCCATTTAAGCTGAGGAGCAAAATCTTCTAGGTCGTCCCCTAAATGCCGTAAAGCCTTCCTAATAGGAACAGGAAACCACATTTTCTCCTTTATCCAGTCTAAATGACAATAACCAAACGCAAATGCTCTACTTAAATCCTTCTGAATAAACTCGTCTAACTCGAAATTTCTCTCATGCCTACCAGCTTCCTCGAAATCATCTTTCAAATCCTCACAAAAAATCTGATTAAATTCAATCATAACTCCAAGTTTCTAGGCAAGCTATAAGTTCCAGCATCCCATATCTGCAAATAACCTTGAATGGTCCAGTAGCTATAGAAAGATAAGGACTTTTGTTGTCATTGTACAGCTTCATTACTTCTCTTAGTAGTATACTAGCATTTCTGGATAGTTCGTAAAGAGTGGGAACTCTGTGTTCGTTCGGACCTACATACATTTTCCATGTACTTTTGCCTATACAGCGACCCTCGTCATCATATTCTCTATGACTCTTGTTCCACTGCATATACTCCAGAACCTTATCAAAATCAAAGTTCTCCATAATGCTTTTGTATTGTTCCTCCAATGGGGGACAATCATCCCTTGTCAGGACTGTTCTCTTTGTTTTGCTCATTTTTGTAACAATTAACAAGATTCTGTAAGTTGGACAACTTATCAGTTCTTACACTGACCAGTAGCCCACCCTTACGTAAGTTGTAACTAAGTTTAATTCCGCAATGATTTAGAATTTCGATAAACTCTCTCAATGCGCTTCCCTTTAACACATTTCTGTAGACTAGTTTCTGACCATCTTGATATCCTGCTCGATAATATTCATTCGCAACATCAGAAATAAGCCATCGCTTAATAGGAGATACCCTACTTAAGAGTTCATTGACTCTGGTTGCGATAAAATCCATATTACTGAATACTATCAATTACAAGACTATCCACACCTAGAGTGTCTACACTCATTGTGTCAGCAACTTCTTTAACGATTGCGATAGAATCGTTTTCTGGAGCCTGAGTCTTTGTATTACCTGCACAAGCAGACATCAGTGCAACCATTCCGAAAAGCAATAGTACTTTCTTCATTTTTCTTAATTTAAATTAGTTAATAATCATTTTATCTATCAAAAAAAAGAGTGGTTCCAGTATCTGTGCTTCACCAGATACTTTCCCCACTCCTATCACTCCGAAGAGCTTGTACCATTATTAGGTTGGTCAACCTCCCTCTTCATCTTGTTGAGAATTTGGGATAATAGTCACCAAGTTTAAAGATTACTTGTAACTGAAGCAAAAGGCTAGAATCCCGAAGGGATTCCGTAACTCCTTCAACACGTGGTTGACGAGCTATGTAGGAAGCTAACGCGCAGGCAAAGATGAAGCCATAGTCAAAGACCTAGCTACACTAACAAAGACTAAGACAAAGACTCTCAATTAGAGAGTAGGTTGTAAATTTTTGTGTAGCCAGCGAATAAAGATTAAATCCATGCGGATTTAAGAATATACTGTTCATAATTATTCCTGTTAAGTATGTTATGTTAGCTTCCTACGGAAGTCCTCTAATTACTTAGAGGAAGAGTCGCCTTGTCTCCTAATCTCTTCGAAAATATCTAAAAGATTCTTAGGCAAAGCGATTTTTAGTTTGGAAATACGTTCCATTTCAGAAGTTTTCCAACTATTGAAACGACTTCTCAACTCTCCTAATTCGGAGGTATATTTGTCGTATTTTGCTTTAAATTCAGCCATTTTCTCACGATACTCTTGTTCTTGAGTGTTAGAAAGTTTATTAACCTCCTCCTTAAGCTCAGCTTTAAGAGCATTTAACTCCTTCTCGTAAGAACGATAGGTGTCTTGAAGAGACATGAACATATTGTCCACTTTTTCTACTTCGATGGTAGGGTCTTGGTAGTAGAGAATTAAATCTCTTCCAGAGCCTTCCTTATAGATAGGACAATTCTCAGCTGCATGAACTTCTTTTCGTGCTTTACTAAAGGCTCCTTTTGGATGAATATACTTTCCATAGGTAGAAGCAAACGCCTCTAATCTTAGGAATTTATTTCTCTTGTTAATATCCCACGACTTTATGATAGTCTCTTCAGTCGGAGAAGGTAGAGCTTCTGGATACTTAGGCTGCTCTGGCAGTCCTATTCCCTGACTTTCTGCCCAATCATCAAGCATAGTAGCAGATACTTTGCCAATCATTCCTTCTTTCTCTTTAATAGCTTCTCGTACCCAAGCACAAAAACTATTCATGGCAGCGACCTTTTCCAAATCATCTTTTATAAAGTCAAGGGACTTTTGTCCTACTGTCATTAACTGCTTTTCTCCTCCGCCGATAGAGGCTACAGATACTTGAAAGAATTTCACGTTATTCAAGCGTTCCTGTGCTGCTTGAATCATTTCTTGTGCGATGTTCGCATAGAAGTTTGCTGACGTAGAAGTCAACCCTTCATTTCCAAAAAATACACTGTTCATATTAGTTACGTTTTGTTAGTTTATCCACAACATTAATTATTGATTCTTCTCCTGCTATAAATCCATCACGATGAACATTTCTAAGTAAACTCTTCAGAGATTCTAATTCTTCGTCTGACTTTAGAGTATTTTTTCTATATATTTCAATAAGTTCTTCTATATATCTTTCCATATTATTGATATTAAATTAGTACCCGAAGTGGGACTCGAACCCACACGCCCATTACTGGGCATCAGAGCTTAAATCTGACGTGTCTACCAATTCCACCATTCGGGCATAGTGATTAGCTATACTCACGTACCGCTAATCAACTTACTATAATAACAGTACAAGTGTTAAATTCAAAGTTAAAAACCGTTAACTTATTTAAACTGCAAACAAATGTTAATAAATTTATCGACATCAGTTCCGCAATCTACATAATTCGGAGTGTTAGCTTCGAAGTATTTGAGAACAGCCTCTGTTCCAAAAAGTCCTATCTCTTCGAAATCATACCCCTCACCGTGAATATCCGATGTAGGCATATTTGGTCTGAATACTAACCAGGCTGTACCAGGAAATTCACAACACGTACAAACAGTCAATCCACTTTCCCTTAGTTTATCTAAGATTTGTGGACTAACTGTTTTCAATACGACACAATTATCCGAGTTCTGCAAGTCGTTGTCTGATTTCATCTTCAGATAAGCTTTCCAATTTCTCAGATTGTTTCTTAGCTAACAGTTCCGTTAGGCGGCCTTCTCAACAGCCTTATTCTTAGCCGCTTCTCTGTCAGCTTTCTCTTTCAGCTTATCGGTTATAATCTCCTTCACAATATTGAACTTTAACTCAAGTTCAGTATTGCTGGGAGTATCATTAGTTATAAATGATTTTCTTGGACTTTTAGCTAGTTCCTCATCGTAAGAAACAGCTAATTTATCCAATACTGGCAGGCTCAAGTCCCACAAATCTTCTACACTCAGATTACCTTTACTAGTTGCAAAGCGCAACTTCATTTTTGATGCTTGTTTAAACATAATTAGAAAACGATTTTAAATGATTTATTATCAACTTTTACAACAACATCATTGTGTGATGTGCTAGAAAATCCCAATCCACTTAATTGGTCGTCACTGTACTCAGCTTTCGCTCTAGAACCTAGTGCTTCAAACACTCTTTTGTGTTCTTTTTCGAGGTCAGCTCTCAAATATTCATTAAAGAAACCTCTAACAGGGTCTGGATTCTTACATCCGTCTATCATAAAGAACAGATGTTTGTTTCCTATTGCGTTACCTTCCCAGTGGTTAGGAGAGAACATAATGCAAGAAACCTTCTGAAATTTCATCGTATCAATTCCCCACTCGTTTGTGGATTTGAAAGATGTAGAACCTTCTTTAATAGTAGGAACCAGAGAGATATTTCCTTGTCTATCTACGCTGATACGGGCAACCTCAACAAATTCCCGATCTGGAACTCTACTTTCGTAATTGAACTTGTGAAGCTCTCCATTAATTTCGATTTCCATCTCAAAGCCGAAGTCTATATTCTCTCTTACAGAAGTTATGCACTCTTACTACATAATCTCCAGGTCTGAGTCTACTAGGATTCGTCCAGATAATATTCTCAACAGCATCTCCAGTTCTTCCAGAACCTGCGTTCATATCAACATCAAGAGTTCCTCCAGTAGCACCGGTTTTGCTTCCATAATAGATTTCTCTTCCACCAGGCTCAGTTACATGAAGGTCAAGATCATCATAGTTAAACCAGTGAAGGGAGCATCTCATGAACCCATCAACATTACCACCAGCTGCCTTTACCTTCTCTTTAAAAGAATCAGCTACAGAACCATTGTAAACCCAAGCAAAGTTGTTATTCCACTTAAACAACTGCCCAGCATCTGGATTTTCAGGAGCAGTCAGAGTAACAAAGTTGGGAATATGTCTGTTCTCTACCAAGATAGAAACCTCCTTAGCTCCTGGAAGTATGTTCTTGACAAAGGCGTCAGCAGAAACCTCTTGGGCTTTGGTAAACTCTTTCGGATTTACCGTAGAAGTTTCAGAGAGCATATCAAACACTCCTCCTTTCATCTTTGCCCTAGTGTCTCTATTTACGAATAGAACATCATTCACAGAAATATCTTCTACGTGAGCGTGACGACGAGGAAGTGCATCAGTAAGACCTAGCTCTTCTACTTTCTTCTGAGCAGCTTCAATTTGCTTCTTAGTAATGATAGCAGTAGGTCTCTTATAGTTGGCAGGAGCCATGATGTTCTCGTATGCTTTTACTGCTCTCTCTCCAAATCTACACCATTACTTAGGTCAATAAGTAAAGTTCCCATAGCTGTATTTCTAATCTTAGCTATAGGAGACTTAAAGTTTAACCAGCAATAGTTAGTTCTTACTTCTGGACTCAGAGTTTGAGCAGCAACCAATGTTCTCCTAAATTCCTCCAAACTCTTCAAGAACTCTGCACCTCTATAGAGATTGTTTCCTTCTATAAGCTCAATAACAGTTTCAACTGCCTCTAGCTTAAGCTCGCTGATGGAGCGTTCAAATACCCCAGCTCTTGCTCTAACATCTCCTCTGTAACCAGCAGCAGAGTCAAAACCATGAACTCGTTTGTTGAACTTGAAGTTATTCGGAATAGTTACATACAGATGCGTCCAAGTCCTAGTTGTTCCATCAGGAAGTAGTTGAACATTATGGTCACAACCATGAAATTCGTTCACATCTTGAATAAAGACGTCTCCTATTCCAGCTTCCTTAACCAATTTAGCTAGAGCCTGTGCTGTTTTCTCATATCCAGGAGTATGCACATCATCCCAGAATGTTTTAATCTCATACGTTTGAGGGTCAATCGCTACAACTTTACCATAATGCCGGATAAAAGATTTACAGGCATTGCAGTTATGGTCTTGTCTAATAGTTTCATCTTCAAACGACAGAAGGTAGCCCATCCAAAGGAGGTCCTTATCAACATTAGCAACAAACAGGTTTTCTGCAATCATATTGTTGAAAGCAGCTTCTACATCTTTCTTAAAATTCTTAAATTCCATTTTAAATCTATTAAGTGTTCAACTTTTTGTTCATTTCTCCCTCTAAATTCCTAAGAGTTTCTATACTCTCTTCATAGAACTTATCCTTACCTAATTCACAGACTTTGTAATTAGATAATATTTGCTGGAATCGCAAATGTGGACTACATTCTATGATTTGAGCTAGTCTAGTTAAAATCTTGAAGTTAGCCTGTTTTCTAAGCTTAATAGCTTTTTCAATCTGAGCTTCCATACTTATTAATAATATCTAACTCCAATTTTTTAACCTTACTCTCATATAGAGAATCCTCAGCATACCCAATCCTATCTAAGAATCTGTAATAATCCTCTTCTGGATCGTACCTACTTAGAATAAATTGCTTATAAGCAAATACACAGCTTATCCAACTATCAAACTTGAAGTAGGACATAGTTCTGGAATTATATAATCCGAACAGATTATTGTTGTCCTTACAAAGTTTTGATTTAAAGTTACCAGATTCCAGAACAGCCTGAGCTGTTATAATAGCTGGACTTGGGAAGTCATAATGCTTAAGAGTGTTATATAATACTTCCTCATTTACCTCCTCCATCAGGTAGAATGGATGTTCAGGCATAAGCATAATTTTCTCCTCTGGAAACCTAGAAGAATGTATCCAGTGATGCAAGGAATAGCCAGTTGCAAAACCAAATACGATACTAATCATTAAAATAACTAAAACCTTCTTTTTCATATCTCAATAGAATTAATAAATCTAGCATCATTACAAAGTTGATAAACAACTTTGCCAAGTTCCGGAATATAGACTATGTAATAGTAATCAAAGAATTGATTATTATCTTCAAACCCTATAATTACTCCTTTGTGTCCACTATCTACTGTACAGTCTCTAAACAAATACTTCGAAATGTCCTGACGAATGTCATCGTGACATGCCTGTAGAGCTGATATACCCCCCCAGTAAGAAGTATTCGTACCTCTTACTTCGTTTCCTAATAAATCCCTATCATATGAAATCTTAGTAATCATGATACTTCTTTAGGTCTGCTCTTTTCTACGTTAACTACTATCATAAGTTCAGAATTAGGATTTTCACGACATTTTGCTTTTTTAGCATCTTCTTCAGTATCATATTGGCCTATAATGAACGGGACATTGTTCCTGCATTTAATTAGATAATATTCCTTCATTTTTCAATCCCAAAATAACTCTTTAATAATTCGATATTTCCTTCCTTAAGATGTCTTATAATAGCTTTTCTCTCCTTTTCATAGAGAATAATCTTGCTTTCTAAGATACTTATCTTATGGTTGAAATTATTTTCATATTCTTCCAGAGCTTCGGCAATGACTTTAATCGCAGTACAATCCTTCATCATACTCTTCGTTATAATAGTCCTCGCTTCCACTATCGTCTCCGATAGGATTCTCCCAGCCATACTTTTCCGCAGTAGCCTTAAATAATGGCAATCCATACATAGCATAGTTATCCTCTGGATAATCCTCTAAGCCTTCCTCAAGAACTCTATTCCATCCAAGAACCACAGCGAACATCAAACTTGCAGAAATACCTCTCTTGTCAAGGGCTTTTTCAAATCCGAACTCTACATCTTCTTTAAGTTGGACAAGAATATTCTCTCTAGTCCATTCTTTGGGTTCGGGATAAGGTTCATCGCTATTCCACTTAAAACCTATTTTCTCTAACTGTTCTTGTGTCAGAAATTGGGCCAATCTAACTCCAAATCTATCGTCAGGAAATACAGACCATTCTTCGTAATTATTTACGATTTCATCTAATGTTTTCATTATAATTCAGACAAATAAATGTTTTGAGGATATTCATTAAATACTAGTGGAGTTACTGGACAAATCCAAACTCTATCGTTATAATTCTTACTCTTACACAAGTAAGTAGCTCCATTCTCATCTTCTTCAATCTTAGATAGAACAATCTTAGCTACAGAAGGGTCAACCATCTGTAACCTAACAAATCTATCATCAAGAGAATCAAGAAGATCGTCAGCCCCGCCAACCATAGCTAACTCTCCTGGGTCTCCATCGAAATCTGGCCACCAATAAAACCAGACTCCTCCCACTTTTACAAATTCAAATGTTTTTCGCATTAAACACAAATTAAATTAAACAAAAAATACCCCAACAACTTTCGCTGCTGGGGTACATAGTAACGCCAACGGGATTCGAACCCGTATGCCAAGAATGAAAATCTTGTATCCTAACCCTTAGATGATGGCGCTATCCTGATTACGCAATAAGACTATAAGCCTCTTGCAGTAATTTAATAGTTGGAGTCTTATGATTATCTACAACAATTATCTTGTAAATGTTCAAAAACTCATTGTAAGTCAATGAAGTACAAGTTAAGAAAATCTGGACATCCTCATTTATAGAACCATTACTTAGTCCTAGGTCTACTTTTACCATGCTAGGCAATGTTCCAATCTGAGAAATATCCCAAGTTGATTTAGCTCTTCTTAATACTTCTCTCTGCTTTGCAGTAAGATTTTTCTCCTTCAATCTGGATTCAATAATATTTCCATCAAATTCTAAGGAATTTGCATCTGGATTTGTATTATTTAAAGCCAGTTGAATCTTTTGTACAGCAGAATCTTTCGGTTTTGGTGCAGAAGTAACAGACTCTTTAAGTCCTTTCATTATTTGCAATGATGGAATAAAATCCTTGATTTGGTTAGCGTTCCAAACTAGAAATTTTCCAGGACTATCTTTAGTAGTCACTATATACTTAGTTCCTCCATTATAAGGAACAAGAACGTGCAAATCTGCATCACTATTTTTACTCCAATGGTCTGATACTCGTATTTTTACATTACCTATAACAAAATAACGAGAAACAGTGGTTTCAGCTTCGATAATCTCGGAAGCTGTTGCTAATAAATACTTTTCTAATCTAGTCATATAATTAATCTAATTAATAATAGATCCCCCACTCGGATTCGAACCGAGGTCACAAGATTACAAATCTAGTGTTCTGACCAACTAAACTACAGGGGAATAAATGCCGAGACTGGGGATTCGAACCCCAACCTTCACAGTGCCGAGAGTACCAGGCTCGAACTGGTGACCTTCGCATAGACAGTGCGCTATTCTACCACTGAACTAACCCTCGGTGTGAACTGGATATTAATCCAGACTAATTAAACCTTTCTCTAACATGATATGATGATTCGGGCATAACCATACTAAGTTATCTTCATCATTAATCTCTTTGATTAGAGTACCTTTGTCAAATTCAAGTATTCCTTTTAGATGATGAACTTCAAGTATTTCATCAAATTCGTGATTATGGCAGTATTGACATACTTTTTCACGAACAGAATTTTCTAATACCTTACGGGCATTAGTTCTTATTTCTTGACATTTAGACGATAAGTATTTTTGTCCAGATATGTAATACCCCAATGTTTTATTTTCTACTCCATTGAGCTCTTCCCAGCATTTACGACACATTTCTGAATCTTTATGCTTAGGTTTACCGCATCTGGGACAAATCTTGTCCTCACTGTGCTTAGCCCTACTTCTATTATTATAGGAGGCGGCACAGGAATGACTACAGAATTGTTTCTTCCTTACGTCTGTGATTCTCTGATTATCTAGTACTTCGATTACCTTACCACATTCTTTACAGTGATTAGGATTCTCATAATACAACTTAAGAGATTGTTCTCGGTTCACAGATAGATTTAATTTAGTTTTAATGACAGTGTGATATGCAAGCCATTACACCACAGCCTCGAAAATGCAGGTATTTATCTCGTTACACCTGCGAGTCCGGCAATCCTTTCTTATATACCGCGTGAGCTGGCGGTTTTGTAGGGCTAATCAGACTTGAACTGATAACCTCCACATTATCAGTGTGGTGCTCTAACCAGTTGAGCTATAGCCCTATTTCTCTTTGTATCACCATGCAAAATGCACATTTGTAAGTATCTTTATATCAGGATACCTCCCGTGCCAGGAATTGCTACAAAGAATGTGGACCTAACGGGAGTTTTATTTGTATTTCCATACATAACCTCCGCAGGATTTTGCTTTTCCTACACAACAATCAATTATATGATTACTAGCAGAGTGTCTACTCTTTGATTTTCCTACTTCAACTAGCCAATCTGCGGCTTTCAGAGAACCAGGAAATTCCTAAATTTTGTTTCCAGCTTTATCATACTGAACAACAATTCTACATTCACGTGCCTATTTATTAGCTCTTCCATCTATTCCGTGAGCTTTTAACACTAAGTACACAGTTTCCACTGAACAACCAATCTTTTCTGATACCTCTTTACATAAATACCCTAAGTTATATAATTCAATAATTTCCTTGTAGTCATACAATATCTTCCCATCACCGCCTTTAGTGGCATTATATCCATCTTTATAAGACTACAGTTTGTTTATCCAATATATTTCTCTATCTGATAGGGAGTTATCATCTGCTTCCTCTAGGCACTCAACTATGAAATTCTCAACCCCGTACTTATTCATGGCATCGTACAATGGTCTCTTTTCACATCTTTCCTTCTAACTATCTTGACAATGTTCTCTAAAACGCGCTTGTGGGTTTTGCGTAGTCTTTCCTACATAGCGCTTATTGTTAATCAAGTTTGTAATACAATAAATATATCCCATAATTTTCTTTTTTTTATTAAACATTTAGTTTTAATCCAGAGTTCACCACGTGGAGGTAGTTTAATACGAACTCCTGGACCTAACGGGAGTCGAACCCGTGTCCAAACAACCCTCGTTACAAGGATAACGTGCGTCTCATTTTTATTACATCAGCTAGGGAGTTCTAGCATTTAGGTAGTTTTATAAGTCTTACAAGAGTCCATACTAAGTATTTCTCTAGATGCTTATCTACAAGCTACCAAACTATAGGGCTGACCGAAGTCAACGTTCCACCACTCCATTTACGTTGGAGAACGGGATGATACTTTAGAGATTCGTCACATCTCATGGAACACATCTTCCATCTGTTTTATGACGTAGGAGATTCAGTCTTACTAACTCTTAGAGTGTTCTGATTAAGAGTATATTACTAGGATTAGAGCCTAGCTCTCCATTATATCAATATACTCAACCTCTTCTGTTTCTAGGTCTCTCCCGTAACCCGACTTAGTTAATAGTGTCTACCAACAAGCCAGCAGCTTAGGCTGCCATTCTTACTTCGCTATAAGTAGCATTTATTGTTTTTTCTTCGTTTAAAGAGATTGCGCTCTACACGTCCTTATAATTTGTAATCGCCTGTCAAATCCAAGTAGGCCCATACCCAGTTTATCTTTAATTAGAAAACTGGAAAAAGAAATTATAACATTATAGTTGTACCCTCAGGTAGTGTTCGTAACTTAGTATTAGTATAGTCTCTAGCACCCTTACTAAATATCTCAGGATAGTAAGAACAACTTCCTAATATAAATAGTGCAAGTCCACATCTTTGAATTATATCTCCGTTAGATACTGTTCCATCCTCAAACCATTCTATTACTTCTGCAAATTCCCCATCCTTTAGGTCTTTAAGTTGGATTATATCAGAGGCCCTATTTACTACTTTTGCCATAAATACATTGTTTGATTATGTCTTTAGTAATTATTCCACTATCACGAGTAAGAGAATCTAGTTTCTCTATATCAAACTCGTCTTTATGAAATTTGAATTGAATCCACGTTGGTTCACTTGGTCTGAAATCTAGATAAGTCTTACACTTGTCAGTTCCTAACACTTCATGCACCATAGCCAAGATACGTTCACCAGCAGCTTTAGTCCTTACAAATCCAGATAAATCATAACCAACTCCTCTCGAACTCCAATACTCTCCTTCATCTGGACGAACATCCTTTGGTTCCCAATGCCAGGCTGGAATACCAGACCTTGGATGAAGAATCCGACGAGCATATTCCATTACGTATTCAGATTTAGGGTCTGATGGATTTTTTGGATGAGAGCCATATCGTACTGTGCCTATTCCATTGTCGCTCCTTATTTCAAAGGTTAACTTACAATGCCTGCAAGTCCCTGTGGTAACTCCTCCACCAGAGAAACAACCACTAGTAGCTGAATCACAGCCGCAGTTTGGGCATCCCCATTCTTTGTATTCGTTGTATAGAATTGACAACATTATTTATTAAGCTTAAATTCTACTTCCTTTAACACAACATATCTCTTACCATCTTCCTTCTGTTCTATACAACCATTGGCCTGTAGAAAATTAATTATGAAGTCCATAGGAATGTGGTAATTGTCAGTTACAAGCATACTGCCATCAATATGATAGCGTTCTTTTCTCTCTAATCTAGTGGGATTACCGTTTAGAGTAATCTCATCAGAATATTCATTATCTTTATCTGGTTTAATTCCCTTTATGTAAATAGAACAACCAGCTTCAGCTAAATAAACTTGTTGTATTACACTCATAGTTTTGGAACATCAGAACGGTTATCATGATAGCCTTCGTCCCCAACAAGTTGAGCCAAACAACCGTGCATATAAGGAACTAGCTCAGGCTTCTCCTTATAACATCTGTACAGCATCCAACTCATACTCATGGAATTTCCACTATGTCCTTTGTCGTAGTACGGAAGTTTATCCTTGATAGCTTCAATTAACTCAAATAAGCTAGGATACTTCTCATAAAAGGCTTTACATTCTTCCAGATTCATTTCTTTGAAAAATTCAGCAAACGATAAGGCTTGCTTTATACAACCCATTTCATAATCAAATAGGTCATTTTCTTCAAATGTACCATCACCAGCTTCAATGAATAAACGATTGAAACGCTCAATTCTCTCCTGAAATTCTTTCGGAAGAGCTTCTTTTGTAAGATTTTTATAATCCATAATCTAAATTTTAATGGTTATTGCTAACTTAGTAGCGGGAGTCGGATTCGAACCGACGACCTTCAGGTTATGAGCCTGACTAGCTACCTCTGCTAACATCCCGCGATATTACAAATGTTTTTTAAATATTTCACAATGATTGTATTCACCTCCCCAACGTATGGGATATTCTTCTTCCTTGGCTTTCTTATAGCCTTCGGCTTCCTTTTTATCCAGAAATATCTGACACTCAGTTTTATAGTTCTGAGGCGCATTAGCTGGATGATGATTCACTACGACTACGTATACTTTCATAATTATTTAATTTTGTTGTGGACACGCAGGGACTCGAACCCTATCTTCCGGTGTGCAAAACCAGCGCTCTAGCCATTTGAGCTAACGGCCCATATTTTTATAGGAGATATTGCACATTTTCAGTGCCAACTCGCTGTTAAGCGTGCGTTCTTCTTGAACTATACTTCATTCACTCCTATAGATTTGTAGATTCTTTTAGTTGGTGACTCTACAATATCCAATGTTAAGATTCCAGAACTTAACAACACCAGATAAGTTTTTTGTTTGAATCATGTTCTAATAGCATAAGTCCGTAACTATGCTACTCTCTCAATTCATCGACTAACGGTTCTCGTGTCAGAAAAGGTCTTTATGATTCCGCAGGGACTGGCTTCAACTTAAACCCCGAATGGATTTTTACCTTGCCAGGTCAGGATATTATTACGTTTCTAGCACTCTGAATTGATTTAGCCTGTTTAATCTTATAATCACGAACTACTTCTTTCATATAAGAGTTAAATTCCTTCATGTCTTTCCATGAAATCTCATTAGCTGGTTTCGGAGTTTGAAACATTTTGTACTTTTCTAATAGGTCTTTCATTTCTCTCTTTAGTTTTCAAAGCGTTTTCACACGCTTGTTTCTTCATTACATATGGACAATCGCAATTTCCATTGTAATACCAACAACAATAATCACACTGATGCATAATCTAGTATTTAAAAGTTAAAGTGGGTGCTAGCCGTTTCTATCCCACTATTGCGTACTACAGTGCTAGCTACCGTCCAAGTTACTCTCTTCCTCACATCGACTTGGAATTTGCTGGATTAATATTACAAGGAGGGTTCAGCAAAAAGCTCTTTATTTCTCAGCCTGTTTAGAAATTTCTAATGCGGCAGTTTCATCACTAATACATTCAGTAGGACATGGAATAATATTTCCGTGAATTTCTCTATGGCAATTGGCGCAGACTAGTATACATTTGTCCAATTCCTCTTTAACACGTTTCCATGAACGTGTATAACCCTTTGCGGATATTCCGAAGTCCTTTTCTTCTGAATTAATATGGTGAAACTCCAAAGCCCCAACATATTTGTTATATCCACAACATTGACACTTTCCACCTTTGTAAGCAATAGACATAAGTTTTACTTTATCTCTTCTTCTCTATACTGCCTCTGCTTCACATTTAAGACATTTCCATTTGGTTCTATTACCATCTTTTCGCTCTGCAAATTCAGTTTCTCCGTGAATCTAGCAGAACATAACTTCTCTCTTATTCATAATATTACTTTTTAATAGCTGGGGCACATGGACTCGAACCATGATTCTTTGATTAACAGTCAAAAGTTCTGACCTTTGAACTATACCCCAATAGTTAATTTCTCTCCACGACATAGATAAGTACCCCTTTGGTACTTACCTTTTAGTAGTATCTTTACTCTAGACCTCTGTAGGGAGGTGGAATAGTTCCAGAAACTAACCATGTATAGCTCTTAGAACTCTGTTCAAAATACCACTTAGCAGCTTTCTTCACAACATTAATTACCTTTTTCATAACATCAAAGTTTAAAATTGTTAATAATTAATCTAATTCAGAGCCACAAAAGGAGTTTTCGTTGCGGAGGTAGGATTCGAACCGTTTATGACGATTTCTAGGTTATGAGCCTAGCGAGATGACCACTTCTCTACTCCACGATATTGGTAGCCACTTTACATCCGCTACCCAGGGATGTCTCTCTTACCAGTGAGACACGGACTATTCTAACCGTATAGTACGACTGGGTTGTAACGTCTCCAGACACGGCATTTAGACTGAAAATGTCGAAACAGTGATTTAAAGATTAAATAGGCTCTGGAAGATATTTCCAAATATAGCCATACTATGATTTGGTTTTATTCTTACAGCATCCTATAATATGACTCTATGCAGATTTATTGTCAGTAATTCCGTTATTAATTAACCATTCCTAAGCTTCTCTGGAACCAAAGAATACCTGTATAAAATTACCTGCTAAGTCATACTAAGCAATTAACTTTGCGTTACTTTTTCTAATTTTTATATTATTTGCCTTCAAAACTTTGTAAATAGTGTCTTTACAGCACCCTATTTTTTCTTGTATCTAAGAACTAGTATATCCCAATCTAGCTAATTCTACAATTTCACTATGATTGTATAGAATAGTGCCATCTCCTCCTTTAGAGGCATTGTACCCATTAGAACCATAAGTTCCTAGCTCTTTTATCCAATAGATTTCTCTTTCAGATAATTCAGAGTTACTATCTACATATTCCAATTCCTCTATCATAAAGTTCTCAACACCATACTTATTCATGGCATCATATAAAGGTCTTTTGTTGCATCTTTCTTTCTAAAAGTCATAACAATGTTCCTTCCAGCGCTCTTCTATAGAAGTAGTAGTTTTTCCTACGTATCGCTTGCTATTAATTAAATTTGTAATGCAATAAATATATGCCATATTTTTAAATTTAAAATTAGAATCCGTGGAGGGATTCGAACCCTCATTAAAGATTTCTCTTTTCAGTTTTGCAGACTGATGGCTAAACCATTCACCCACACGGATATTAAGATTTAAAGTACTTCTCTCTAAATGGGATATTAAATAATGAATCATTAATATCCTTATCAGTTATTTCCCTACCTAGAGCCTTCTCCGCACATTCGCTACAGATAAACACATGGTGGTCTGGATAATAATCTTTACCTCCCCTTTGTAATAAGAGGAGAATTTCTTTGCAGCTTCTTTTTCAAAATTGGTTAGCTTAAAGTAATTTATTATCTTGTTCCAAACCTCATCAATAAACATTGGAGAGTTATGGTCTCCATAATAAAATTCTTTATTACATACTGTACACTTTATTTTCATAAAACTTAAATTTTGAGTAGGTAATGAGAATCGAACTCACATCCTCGGCATGGCAAGCCGATGCACTAACCGTTGTGCTATACCTACAAATGTGCAGATAGAGAGACTCGAACTCTCCCCTTCAGATTGGAAGTCTGACGTGCTCAAACCATTAACACCACATCTGCATAAGGAGGGTTGTACGATACCCTCCGAAACGCTGTCTTAAGATAGTAATTCCTGTGCCTCAATCTCGCCGATTATTTTAGTAACAGCAATTTTGAACGGATTTCCCTTAATCTTGTCAAAGAGATGTACATCGCGTACCTCGTCAACCTTGTCAGGGACGTTTACCCTTCTTTTTCCTTTTTCTACAGTCTTCCATGTGATAACCTCACACCGTCTCACGTCATAAACGCCATCGTTACGGTCTATGTAGACCTTGAAGAAGTTCTTTTTATGCTTTACAATCTCAACTCTCTTAAAGTTTTTGATGTTAGCATGAAATTTCAAATCGCATTTTCCATTAGGTAAGAAAATCAATTCTGCCATAATAATACTCCGCATAGTCGGAGATTCAAAGTTAAACTATGTTAATTCCAGTCTTTCGTCTGGCACTCCACCTCGTTTTAACCAATAGCTACTGTTCTTCACTACTTGAGCTAAGCTCTAAACTGGGATAAAGGTATTATTCTATATAAATAAATGGTTTTCCAAATTCTTGCTTGAAAGACTCAAACCAGCCTTCCATTTCTTCATCACTATCAAAGTAAATCCACTCATCATGCCTCTCAGAGAACTCTAGAATAATGTGCGACTTTTGATATACTATTCCATCCTTATAGAAGGACGTTTTGTTGTCGATAGATGATAACATTTTCTCCTCTGAATATGTTCCAAAACAAGGATCAAAGCAGTACCAGTAATCAATATGTCTTCTCCAAAGGAGAAATTTCTTATCAGACACATAATGTTTCCATTCTGGATGTCTTCTAGTCTTGAAAACCAGAACTCTTTTTACTAAACTTCCGTTAATATATTTATCCATAATTAATCCCAATATTCTGGACAGGTTTCTGTCGTTAGTAATCCTTTCTCACAAAGACCTTTATCATAGAATACACATGACGAACATGAAAGATTATCTCTAGATTCATATTCCTGAATACCTTCTTGAATATCTTTCTTAGCTTTATATCTCTCTTTTCTATTCTCTTTCTTGTATTCATATTGCATCATTCTAGTTCTGTACGGAGAAGTGCAATTTTTAAGTATCTTTGCAAACTTCGAACTGTCCAAAAAGTCAGTAATAGACTCGCATACTTTTAATGCTTTATTCCTATAAACAGGAACATTATATCTCACATTAGCTTTAATTCCAGCAACTGGTACATAAAATTTACCACAAGAATTATAAACTTTCTTAGCTCTAGAAATCCATTTTCTCTTAGAAAGCTCTCTTCTTAATTTTCTATCCATAGGCAAATAAGATTAGTATAGAATCTGGAGTGGGATTCGAACCCACGAAACACGGTTTTGCAGACCGTTCCCTTAGACCGCTCGGGCATCCAGACATAAAGGGGAGACTAGCTCCCCAGTTTTTAGAGTACCAAGGAATCGTATCTTCCTGTACGATACAGAGACGGCTTACTGTTAGGATCTTTAATCCAGTAGTAATTAATCTCGTTACCATCCTTAGTAACAATAACATTAAGCTTCTTGTCAATGGCGATAATTTCGTCACTGTAGAAGCTGTCTCCCACCTTAAGATTGCTGAACTTGGTAGAAGAGTAGATAAAGTAATACGACAGGTTGTGGAAGTTATGGCGACGATACTCATAGTATTCGTTGAGAGCTTTTCTTTCCTCCATAGTACAGTTATCCTCATCGTCTACAATAGGCTTCGGTATCGGATTGTTGAATCTCTCAACAGCTTTAGAGAACTCCTCAATAGAGAATTTACTCTTATCGGCAGAAATCTCATAAGCATATGCATAACCTCTGATGCAAGAATACTCATACTCATTAGTTACTACGTTGAAGAAATCCTTAGCTCTTCTCAAGCCGTCAATTCTATGAATATTTACTTCATTAACAATAGTCTTGAGAATATCAATAGTTGATATAGTCAAAGAGTCAATGAAATCAAGCAAATCTTGACGTGCTTCCGGAACTTCCAAAGCGTCATCGAGATACTCGTTTACGACCTTCAAATCAAGATTCTCAAACTTCTTGACATAGCGGATTCTAGATGGGCGTCCTACCATATTCTCGTTGATAGACATTGCATTAGTAGTCAACAAAAATACTTTACGGTACTTAGAGTTATAAACTCCGTCCATAATTTGCAAGATTGTAGAATCAGATTCACTGAAGTTCTTTTCAAATTCATCCAGGAATAGGATACAGTTACTTTCAATACCAGAAAGGAACTCAATCATAGATTGATTGTGATCTCCCATATCTTTAACTATGATAACAGGGAGATTCAACTTGTTAGCAAGTTCCTTGGCTGTAACTGTCTTTCCAGTACCTTTAGTACCAGTTAACATGACACCCATATTGCCTTCTGTAGCATGATAGGTTTTGATTACATGGTCAATGAACTCTTCCTGCAATCCGTACATCTTGTATGGGAATACGAATTTATTCGCATACTTTTCTAGATGATAACCTGTCATTGTCAGACAGATACTATAAATACCAACTGGAAGAGTTTCCTCAACACTGTAACCTGAGCTTATCTGAGTATAGGTATCTCCAGAACACATCCAAACTTTGTTCATTTTCTTCTAAAATTTTATTTAACTTTTGATGTCTGTTTAGACATCTGACTAATTAATTAGACAATGATTATAATATCATTAATATTCGCTACTATCATCCTTGATTAAGCTACGAGCCTTGTCCATCCCTGACTCATAGGCTTCTATAGCATACTGTATAGCAGTTTTTTGAATCAATCTGATTCATGGAGTTGCTATTTTCTACCAATTCTTGAATAATTTCACTTAACTCTTTCATAAATCTATTAATTAAATAAAAGTTGTAGGGTAGGAGGGACTCGAACCCTCACACATTTCTGTACTAGATCCTAAGTCTAGCGCGTCTACCAATTCCGCCACTACCCCAAGGTTACAATTCCCTGTCTCTTATTTTCTCAGCCATGGCACACATTTCTTGATAATACTTGACTACCTTATTGAACAATTCTTCAGGAACTATTGTACACTTTTCACTTCCCTGCCCAGGAAGCCAATAACGATTTATCATTCTCTTCTTTTCAAGACCTATTCTAAAGGTTATTTACCGGTCTAATAACCTATTCTACTGTTAGTTCCTGTTTGCAGACATATTCAACTAGCAATTCATCATTGCCAAATACCATAATCTGCAATACCACAATTTCTTGTTCATCCTTACCTAGTCTTGGCCTACTAGAGAATGCATATTCTGACATAGGAGACCTAGAATGAAATCTTACGAATTTACTTCTAGGATGAGACTTTTGGATTATTCCGCTACTAGGAGTATTTAGGGATCTTTACTAGTTACCTCTCCAATATTGAAAGAAGTTATATTAAGCATAAGCACTTATTGATTGACACTTAAATATTATAGTCTTACCGATAATATCATCAGGCTTTATGTTAAACTTAGCAAACTCTTCAACCAGCTTATTCATGTCTTCTACAGAATACGTTTCTCCGATAACTCTCGTATTGTCTAGAGAAGTTTGGAAATTCTTTAGTAATTCTGTAAGTAAACAACCATTAATTATTACTTTCATTTTACTACAATTTGTTCTTCAGATTTTAACTTAGCTGGAGCATCAGAATGTAATTTACCACATCTTACACACCAGCAAACCCCAAATGAATTTTCTCTCACTTTACATCTGCCCTTCTCACAGATTTTAACTACTTTCCTATAATTCTCTTTATCCATAATATTTATTATTAAAAATACAGCCTTTCTGCGCTCTCGCTTCCACTATTCTGTAGACGTCTGTTTGATTATTCATGGATAATACCGCATCGGATTTATTCAGCTGACTTTACCGACTCTAGGTATGCAAGGTCGAGTCTCCTCAACGACTGTATTTAGTTGGGCTACTAGGACTCGAACCTAGACTGACAGAATCAAAATCTGTAGTGCTAACCATTACACCATAGCCCAATTTAGCTTAACTATTCTCCCGAACCGTCAAGCTCATATTTACCATGAAAAAACACACAATGCGTGGGGTGAGGCGGGATCGAACCGCCGCTAACGTCCTGGATTTTCAGTCCAGCGCTCTACCTACTGAGCTATCACCCCGTGTCCGTTTAATATATAGGCATAGAAGAAGTAAACGGATAAAACCTTCGTTCTATGAAAAGAGTCCCAAAGCAAGTTCTACTGTTTTAGTAATATGTTACGTACATATCAAAACGACTTCAACGGACTTATGACTACCAGCATTACGTACTACTAATAGTGTTTTGTTGGACCCTCCCTCAACCAACGTACTAATATACTGACGTAAGGGGTCTACGCAGTCGATAGCCTACTCTGTGCACTTTCAGCTATCATTGTAAATTTAATACTTTTTTGTTCCACCAGTTAGTTAAATCTTGCAAAGAAAACTTAAACTCTTCTTCAAATCTCTCTACTGGAACTGTCTCATCTCCTATTTCTATCGCCCATCTCCAGCAAGCTTCTGTTTCAGCTACATCAATAGGCTCTTCCATTAACCAAGTATCATCCATAAGTAAGTCAAGAAATGACTTGTGGAGAGACTTAAATATTTCAATTCTTTCTTCCATAGTATGTTTTATTAAGCGGAAGGACAGGGATTCGAACCCTGGGGACGTTTTACCGCCCGACGGTTTTCAAGACCGTTGCATTAAACCTGACTCTGCCACCCTTCCAAAGGGCTAACCAATTAGTTAGCCTAACATACATCCAAGAAGCAATAATACACAGAATATAGCTAGAATACACCAGCCTATAGCCTGGACTGCTCCTCAGCCAAATACACAAATCATAGAAGAAATAAAGAATACTGCGCCACCGACTACACTTATCCATCCGCCAGCATCTTCATCGTCTTTAGATAGTTTTCCTCTTCCAGTTATTAGTAAAAATAGAGATATTCCTAGCAGTAGTATACCTATTACGACTCCAGCTATCTCCTTATATAGTAATTTCCATACTACAATAGTTATCGCTGTTTGTCCTAGATTAGATTCAGATATTCTTATAGCCGAATCTTCAACTGCTTTTAGTGTCTCATTTACTGCAACTCCAATCTCCTTTCCGAGACTTGCATATTCAGATACTTCTTTGATTTCTCCTTTTATAGCCTTTTCGGTAGTTATTTTCTCGATTTGGGTTCTCGTCTCTCCAGGCAACCTATCATAATCTTCTTGAGATATGGTTATTTGAGAGAATGAGGCTACACTCATAAAGAGCATAGCCACAATAAGCATTAAAAATTTCTTCATTTGTTTAGTACTCTTCTTTTAACTATTCCTGTTCCATTGCACATACTACATGATTCGGTATCACAAAGAGCACCTGGACCTAGTGTAAGGATGCCTAATACAACTCTAGACCCAGCTGACATCTTTACTTGACCAATTCCATCACAATTTGGGCAATATATCTCTTCATACTTTATGGTATCAGTTTGATTGTGATTTACTACCTTATCGTGTGTGCATGAGGCAAGCAATAGTAGAATTACAATTAGTCTAGCCATTCAAATTCTCCTACATTGAAGTGTCTGGCAAAACAAGCTTCGAATACGAGTTTGCCAAACTGAGTTGATACATATTTGGCAATCTCCTCAGATTTGCACGCAAGCAACCCGACATCGGAAAAGGCATAGCCGACGTCAGAGTCAGAAAAGAAACAGCCGAGACCCGCATCGCCGCCACCATCCGCGCCGCCGCCTACCAACGCGAATTTCTCGCCCTGATAACGGAAGTGTCCAATGACCTCTGCATCTTTCGGTACTGATTTCATTCTAAAGAACCGAACCCAAGGATACCATACAGTTCCAGTTAATAGATTAAACTTATGTCCTTCGTTTAAGGCATCGAGAATGACGTGCAATTTGCGCAAAGCATCAACAGAGAAATTTGCAGGAACATTACCATAGACATCTCTACTCATGATTTTACAAGCATCTTCGTAAGTCTGTACCCTTGCAGTAATGTCTTCAGACACAATTTCTACTTTTCCAGTCTCTGCATTGTAAACTGGTTTGTAACCATCAGGACATTCGATTTCAATTGTCTTTTTCATTCGTTGTAATTTTTAATAAAACACCAATAGGTAATTATGTAAATTATAGATATTACACAAAACCAAAATAATTTTCTATCTTTCATAATATAATTAATAAGAGTTCCGATTCTTCACTTATTCAGACTTTCCTAAGACTCTACACTATGTCTTGTTATGAGATAACACTGTACATCTGCCAATTTGTTGATCGTTCTGGGAATTATACTATGGGTGTTATAGCGGATTTGAACCGCTGACCTCTACAGCCACAATGTAGCGTTCTGCCAACTGAACTAATAACACCATCTAATCATTTATTCAAACAACGGCAATAACTTTTTACCAAGAATCTTTACCGCTTTCTGTGCATCAGCTACAGTTCTAAAATAAACAATACCTGGATATTTTACGTTTTGATGCATGACGACGTACATTCCTTTTATATCAGTTTCCGTCTTTCCAGATAGAGAAGAACCTTTTCCAAGAAAATAGCCAGTATTACCTTCTGTTTTGATCCATCCTTTATTTAGATAGTTAGCAACTATTTGTAAACTAGCTAGAGAACTGAGTTGTTCTGTCATGCTTGGAGGACATACTAATGTATTCCAAAAACCATAATCTTCTTCAGACTCTACTATCTCTTTAAAGGAAGGAATTAGCATTTCCTCACTAAATGCAGTAAGAGCTAATTTCTTCAAGTCTTCATTACCGCTTTCATACCATTCGCGTGCCTGCTCTAAAGTTACCTCAAGATAGGCTTTTGTCTTAATTCTATTCATTTTTGTTTATTAGTTTTTAATGGACACCAATCCGGAATTAATACCCTTTCGTAAGGTCTTAACATTCCCTCAATTAGTTTATTCCCTGCTTCTTTACAAAGCGCTTTTTCATCATCGTCATTGAACCAGTCATCAGGGTCAGGAGCGATTCTACAATGAGGACATTCCCTACACTGCGTAATTTCTTTTTGGAATACTACACTAGTACCAGATTTCTGGCAAGTATCCTTTTCCGTATTCATACGTTGTCATTTTTATTCTTATTTAAAGTTAAACTAAGCTCCATCCATCATTCCAATAGGAATCCTGTCTGTCCATCCAGAATAACGATGAGTCAACTTTTATACCATCCTTGAACTCATATAGTCCGCTGGAATTTATAGTCACCCATTCGTCTTTACTAAAGTATCTATGCCTTACTTTCTTTCCTTTAGACATAGCTCTAATTGCTTCTTCTTTTGTCATAATCTAATTAATTAAAATGTGTGGGATTGGGAGGACTCGAACCTCCAGTCTCAAAAGAGAGCAGATTTACAGTCTGCGCGGCTACCAATTACCGGTTACAATCCCAATTACGGACTCATTTTGTTAAGACAGAGATTCCGAAAGCCAACTGCTGCGTTTCATTCGCAAAGAGACTGATAGTAGTCTATCCAATAGTCTGCTTCCATATCTTCAAAAATCTCTTTAAGCTCTTCGTCAGATAATCCTTCGTACTTATCTTCCATATAAATAACGTAAAAAATAAATAACTAAAATCTTCTTTAATTTTATTAAGAAAGGACTGTTCATTATAGTATTCCCACAATAGATTATACTCATTATCATCTAAGTTAGAACAATATAGAATATAATTATTTAATTCTTTCATAATTTTCTCCTATTAAATAGATTAAAGTAACTTGCTGAATAAATATCACATAATGCTTTATACTTTTTAGGAACTGGGTAGTTAAAATCATCAAAAGCAGATTCTTTAATAAATCCGTCTTTGAGAGCCATACTAGCAGTAGTAAAAGCAATGTTACATTTGTTCTTTTGTGCCCATGACATAATATCAGTCATTTTGGAATTAAAGTACTCTTTGTCGTTTTCAAGTAGTAAATAGATTTCTACTCTACAAATAGCAGGATTATTAAATCCTTGTTTTCCCTGTCTTAATTCTATCTTAGACACGAAATTTAAGTCTAACAAATCAGCTATTCTTTCCTTTGCGATAATTCTTGAAATTCTTATCATCTTCGTGAAAATAAGTAAACCCTATAGTAGCTATTATAGCTATTTCTAGAATAATAAATACTAAAAATCCTATTAACATATTCATTAAATTTGTGGGAGTGGAAGGATTCGAACCTTCTAAGCCATAGGCACTTGATTTACAGTCAAGCCCAACTCTCCAACGTTGGCGCACTCCCATACAATTAACAGATTCGTTCTAATTAACATAGCTGTCACCGTTCTTCCATTTGGCACCCCAAATCATCTAACAGCCGCAGTGCGTGGTAACGATATTAAGGATATTGCCTCTGTTAATCGAAGTAATTAGGGATTCATCTAAAAGGCACCCTACAGTCCTAATTGCTGTACTAATAGTGAATGTTGATTACTTCTTGTCTGGATAGCAGGACTCGAACCTGCGGTCTCTACATCCCAAATGTAGCATCTTACCAACTCGACTATACCCAGATGCAAACACGTGTTTCACAACAAATGTTTACTAGCGGAATAAAAGAAAAAGAGTGACTCCGCCGAGATTCGAACTCGGGACCCCGATATTAAAAGTATCGTGCTCTAACCAACTGAGCTACGGAGTCATTAATTTAGTCTCACTATCGTAGGACTATAAGCTTCCAACGTCCGACTGGCTACGGAAGGTTATTTACCGGTCTAATAACCTGTTTGTATGGAATTGACCTCACCTATGATTCTCTCTATAATATACTCTATCACTATTTTTATTTTTAGATTTATAAGTATCCAACTGAGAATCGCAGTTAGGGCAAATGCATCTTAAATTATCTCTTCTATTGTTTGAAGCTTTTCCGTCTATGTGGTCAACTATAAACACTAATGGCTTTCCATTATGTTCTGGTTTACAACCACATATTGCACATATACCATCTTGTTCGTTAAGAATATCTTCTCTAAATATTGAAGGAGAGTAGTTGGCTCTCATGATAGACCCGTCTCCCTCTAAAATTAGCTTATATTTTTGTTTATGTTGATATTCTAACTAGCAGACATTGTTGCAATATTTATTTCTGTTGGGAATCTCCTTCCCACAATTTAAGCACTATTTCATAAAGATTAAAATTAAATATTTAAGTGAGGCAGGCGAGAGTCGAACTCGCACTCGTCAGATTAGAAGTCTGATGCTTTATCCATTAAGCTACTGCCCCGTCGTGTTCGCTATTATATACAGCGAACTACGTTCTCCTTAGTTAAGAATTGTTAAATCTTCTCTTCAAAGATTAGTGCGTTCCCACAAGTAATTCGGTCAGAATCTTCCTCCTTAGATGGAACAAACACTATAACATCCCAACCTTCTTTCAATAAAGGTTGTTCAAAGCGACGATAAACGTCATAATCAGAGTATCCAGTTACCTGGAAACCATTCTCTATAGCAGAAGCTGTTTCATGTATAGGAGTGATTTTAACAATAAATTTCTCCCTATCAAATAGCTTTAACAATTCCTTCGCATCGAGAATAGTTTGTGAGGTTACTGGAAAATTTAGAGTATACTTTCTGCCTACTGGCATTGGTAACTCATTAGCCAACTGAGAAATTTGTGCTAGTGACAAACTCTTAGAGTCAAACAGCTCGTTTCTCTGTTCATCGTCTGTAGAATTGATTGAAAACTGTAAGCCTGCTTCTCCATTGTAGAACTCATTTTTTATGCTACACCAAACCTGTAAGAAGTTTCTAAGCTTATTATTTGCTTTTGGAAGCATCGTGGAAACTACTGGATGAACAGTTTTAGCTACTAATCCTGTAGACTTAACTACGCCTCTGAGAGCAAGCCCAAATGCTAATACATTCTCATTCCATGTTGGTTCTCCCATTCTAGCAAAGTGTACATTAAACCTGTCTGTTTCTCTGACACTTTCGCCTTCTATAATAGTTCGGATTTGTCTATCCATATCTTCTATAGAAGCATTTCCATAGAATCCAAACTTGGGAACATCACAGAATTTACAATGCATAGGACAGCCTTTCTGAGTTGAAATAGTTGCTACCCATTTCTTGCTTAGGTCTACTGCTGTATTCTCTACTCCATTGATTTCCTTAGTTAGACCTAAGAAATCAGCCTTGATGTTGTTCTCCTTACCATAGTCTCCTACAGTTAAGAACTCTAGTCTATGTTCTGTGTCAACATAGATTTTTCCTGTATGGGTTAATACTGTTTTCATTCGTCCTCAATCATTTTCCACATGATGATTAATATTATAAATACAACGATGTATGTCATACAATCCTCCAATCTGGTCTATTTCTAGTTATACGAAATTTGTTAGCCTCAGACCAGCTTGAGAAGGCCCTAACGACCTTCCCATAACTGTCTAACAGATAATATTTCATAGCGAACTAGTTCTCCATTTATTTGTACTGTAATTAATACTATTTCTCCTACGATAATCATAGTTTCCACCATAATTATCTCACCGTTTATTTCGGTGATTCTTCTCATTATTGCCATAAACTAAATACTTTTTTTGTTAATGGATAGTTTCCTCTCCACTTTGTTGCATACTTAAAAATCACAGACTGTCCTGTCTTACGCCAGATAGACCGAAATAGCGGATATAATACCGCCATGACGATGATTACCAATACCAGAACTATCAAGATCATAGCCTTAAGTATATGTTCTAGCAACCAAACAGGCAATGTTATTGCCCATCTTACTATTGTTAACAAATCTTCCATCATTTCACAGATATTAAAGTGTTATGTATTCTCAATTCTTCTTCGGAAACAGGAATTAACTTCCCAAATACCCGAATATACTTTTGTTCTTTAATTACTAATGTAGATGAAATCTCTGTAATCACTTCTATGTTCTCCTCGTGAAATCTTTGGAGGTACATTGCGTGAATCTTTATTGACAACTCATAGTTGTCTGATGAAGCAATTCTGCTCATCTTAAATCTCTTTCTCATGGTTTCTTTTTTAATTCGTTAAATCTTTTTCTTGCTAATGTTCCATTCTCAAATGTTTCAGTAACTGTTCTTACTCCTTCTATGTGAATGGCATATTCGAAGGCATAGGTTCCGACTAAAGTTATTACTCGTCCCCAAGTATCTATAAATCTTGCGCGAACAGTTGAATCGCAATGTAATCTATTGAATTTTCTCATTTTCTTTTTCTTTTTTAATTATTGCATTCTACACCTAAAACTTATCCAGTAGGCTATTACTCCTCTATCATTTACACCTCCAATAAGGCTTAGATAAGAAACTGGTGCCCTCAATGTCTTGGGAAGTTATTGAGTTTTTGTTACAGTAGAGATTTCATTCCAGCGAGGTAGGCTCCCCACATTTCATTATAGATTTCGCTCCTTGAATCTGGATTTTCTTCTATAAGTTTGGAAATTAATTCTCTCATTGTTTTCGTGTATTCTTCTATACGCTTCATTCTTTCTTCCATGATAATTCTCAGTTTAATTCGTATCCAAATTTTCTAAAAGCTTCTACCACTAGAGTCAATGTATGTTTTCCTACATTTCTAACTCTTAGTATATCTCTCTTTGAATATTGTTTAACGAAATTACTTAGGGTTACATCATTAGTAACAGACCTTAGAGCATTATTTGCCCTAACATCTAACTCTTCAAATAGAACGTAGATAGGAACATCTATTTGCTCCTTCTTAATTTTCTCTGTCTCGTAGATTACTCCTAGAGAATCTAACACTTTCTTATAGAGCTTAGATTCTTCTGCATTGATAGATTGTTCTTTAATCTTGATAATTTCCATGATAAATATTTTTATTGATTATTACTAGAACTATTAGTTTCAGCTTGAATAGCTTACTTATCTCCTAAACCACGTAAAGGCTGTTCTTATCTTAGGAGTAGGAGACCTAAGTCTCCAATGCATACAATTGTTTCTCAACAACCTACGCCGTCATATATAATGAAAAGAGATGGATTATCCTGTGCCTACAATCATTTAAGATTGTCTTCGATTGTTGGTGCAATCTCACAATACTTTGCCTTATCTCTCGATAAGACACCTCTCCAGTATCAAGGTCATACTGTTTGATATAAGAGATGCTCTGCATTAGTCTCTGGGCGTACCCATTATAATCCTAGAAAACGTAACAAAAGCTACAAGTAGTCATTGAATACCAAGTTCCCTACTCTGGACTTGAACCAGAATCTTCTCCTTTAGAGGGAGATATACTGACTTGTACTAGTAGGGAAATACTCCACCTATGCTATCTAGAATAAGGTGGAGAGTTATTTAGATAGTTTCCTACGCTATCTACGTTACTAACGTTCACTAAGAATATAGGTAGCTAATCCATATTCTTGCGACTGAGTTCGAGGTAGGAAATATACCCTTATGAGGTATCCTCTTATCAGCTAGCCTTATTAATCTAGCGGCTTATACTAGGCAACTTCTAATACAATTGCATAACATATAAAAATATGACATACATGGTCTACTGGTATGTCAGCAGTACTTTCATATATTGCTATAAGTGACCAATCTTATAGCTCAATCCTCCTTGCTCATGAGATAAGTTTGCGAACTCTCATTTTCATTAATAGCAGTTATTTTCGGATATTGGGCTATCTGCGTAACCCCGCTTTTTGTTGCCTTTTATAGGCTAATGTTAGAGTAAATAATCATTGTAGTATGAGTTATAAAACTCGTCCTACTGGCGATTTTTTGAAAACTGGAAAAAGTAGGAAAATCAGGTGCCGGGTTTGTGGAACATTCTTCTCCTTACTTACCCATATTCCCTTTTGCGAAACTGAATTTTCAAAAGAAATGATAGTCTTTCCTATCAGCCAGACATAAAAACTAAAACTACTACAAAAGTTAACTCGGTTTTGTTTTGTTGTTGATTTCTCCGTTGACCAATGTTCCAATGATGGAGTTCATATGGGCATTTTATTTATACTCGTAATACCTTAGAGTTGCACGTTTGACTTATTTTAAATCACGTTGTGCGCTGTGATTAGCTATAAGATTCTGCCACTCTCACTTATTTATACACGAGAGAGAGTCGTGTTAATCTACAAAGACAATTCTTATTACTTTTGGAATGTCTTCTTCTGACTTTTGATAAGTCATAATCCACGCTTCTGAAGTTTTACAATAAACTCTATCCGCTTTGAGATTTAACTTTTCTCCAGTCTTTGGGTCATAGATTACTCCCCAGCTATACAAACACTTTTTCGTTCTGAACTTTTTTCTTATGTCCATTTCTACAAAGATTATTTGTATGTAAAAGAAAGGGGATTTCTCCCCAATCTTTTACTCGTAATCCTCAACCTCAAGTTTGTAAGTTCTCTTGGTGTAAGCCGGAACTTCTCCGTGTGCTTCGATGTCCTCAGAGGTGATGCTCTTTACCACAAATGTTACTTTATGGTCACTGCACCAAACAAGGAAATTTGCATTTTCCAAAGGAGTAGAACCAATAGCAGGAGCTTCGTCGTCGATAGTTACGCCAGCGAAATGTTTAGCTCCGATTGATGCACCACTGTCAGTTGTGAAAGTGATAGGCACAAACCTTGCTTGTCCTTCTCTTTGTGTGTTGTTTGCCAATTCCATTTTGTTCATAGCAACAATCTGGAACTTATCGCCCTTCTTCAAGCCGACAACAACTGAACGTTCATTACCTTCCAAACCTAATGCGTTTACCACTGATTTAGCACGTTCTTCTACGCTGAGATTACTGTTCTTTAATTCTTCGAGTGTCATAATACTAAAAATTTTTAATTTGTTAATACTGTGAGTTACTTTTGTTTTTGTTTTAGTTTTATATCAATATACAGGGGGGGACTAAAGGGGTTGTGGACCGCCACTACACTCACTCTATGAATTTTTGGAATCTAGGTAATTGCCCTCCAAATATAAAAGTCGGAATTTATAATAACCCCAGGGGGCTATTTATATAAAGTACCTGTACCGGCTTTCCCCTTAATATATAAAATATGTATAATATTTGAATTAGAATTTTTTAACTTTGCGTTTAACTTTTCGGAGGTTATTGTTGTATATAACTAAAAGAAAATAATTATGATTACAGACTTAGAAACATTGTTAAATTAGGACTAGTTTAAATAGCTAGTTGAGGCAATTAATACGAATCAAGAATATTATATGTCTGGTAATGGGCTAACTATTAAGTCCGAATCTACCGACGATTCTTTGTTCTTATTAATATCTTATGAAAGATAGAAGGAAGAAAGCTGTCTAGCTAATGAAGAGGTAGACCAATTCCAGAAATATTTAGAATCTCTAGATGATGATTTATTTATAGATGTATGCGAATATCTAGGGGAGCTTGAAGTTCATAAAATACAAGAATGCTTAGAAAGCGGCAAGTTAGAAACAGTAAGAGCTGGTATTGCTAAATTCAAAATGGCATTGTCAGATATAGCTAAAAGAGAATTGAACAACTGAAAGCTTATGTATGAATAGGTTGCTCAAATGAGAATACTATTAGCTAATATCAACGCTACTATGCAGGCTTTATTTCACGAAAATGAACAATTAAGAAAAGAACTAGAGAAATTGGCAGCAGAAAATAAATCTCTAAAAGAGAAATAAGTTACTGCCCTATGGTGTAATGGTTAGCACAGATGACTCTAAATCATTTAGTCTGGGTTCGAATCCTAGTAGGGCAACGCCAAAATTAATAGTTATGATAAAATTAAATGAGAATTATGTAGTAACTCCAACAGGAGCTAAAACTCTTATTATAGAAGAGGGAGACGATTGGAATAAAGTTTGTGAGAAGGTAGTTGGAAGTAAGTTTGATTATATCTTTGTACCTCAAGAATTTGAGAATCAAGCCTGCTATTTTCTTCCGCAAATAACAGTTCAAGGAAAACAGATAGGTAAGATATGTACTTATAAGGTATTGAAATGAAACAGTGTGCAGTTGTATTAAATGGAAATGATGTTGTCAAAGTCTCTAATTTAAAGAGAAAATATGACAAGATAATGAATAACCCTAATATGAAAATATTAGAGGAATGTGATATGGAAATGTTAGATGAAAAGTACAACTATTGGAATAGAACATTAAATAGAAATACAGAAGAGGAGAAAAAAGAAGAGGCTAAGATGCACCACTTTAAAAATCCGAAAACTGGATGCTCTATAACAAGTATCTATCCAGATTTGGAAGAATGTAAATCATATATAAAAGACTGGATGGATTATGTTAAACTTGATTGAAAAATATAACGAACTTACTAAATCAGAATTAGAGGAACTAGCAGAAATAACACTATTAGCTACAGAATCTTTAATTAATACTATTGTAGAAGAAGGAAAACAAAACGAACAATGGTTCTTAGATTATCTAGACAACTTAAATAAGCTAAGTGTATCGTACTAATATGTCAGTAGATACTACGATAGAGAAAGTAATTATTAACAACACTTTTAAAGGATATGATAAATTATAAGAAAACAATAACTAATATTCATGAGCTGCTTCCAGAGCTAGACTTGGATACATTATTTAAAATAATGGAGGCTATAGTAGAGGAAACTACTCCAATTATAAATTGGCCCAATAGCATCAGAACTCCACTTTCAGATAAACCTTGGTGGGAAGAGCCAAACAGAATCACTTGTACGTATAATAGTAAATAAAAATAGGCGAACTTAGACAATTAAGTCTAGGCTCGCCTATTTTGTTATGCGTTAACTTTTAGATATTTTATCCATGAAAACATCTTTCTCTATCCTTCTAGATACTGTAAATTGTCTTCATTCATATAAGCTTCTTCTTCAAAGCTTACATCTCTGTAGCAATCATTTTGAGAATCTTTAAGTCTTAATAGTTGTATAATTAAATACTCTAATCCATACCAGATATAGAAAGATGGAATAGCTAACCATACCCATTCTAATCCAAATAATATAGATATAAGTATTGCAAACGCTATTGCACATTCCAAAATCTATACTGAATGGATATTCTCGTGATTCTTATCCTCATCAGTCAAATCCGACTTAGTAAATATTAATCCAAACAGATTAATTACTTTATAACCTCCAAATGGTATAATATTATTTTTAATTATCATATTATATAATACCAATCATTACGTTCCATAACTCCTTTCTCCTTGAGCTATTTGTTATCTAAATGATAGTCTCCATTTCTAAAATTTAATTCATTCTTAGTATAGTCCCAATAAAAATACCCTTTCCAGCCAGGGAGTAATAAAGTACGACCAGTAGCCGCATAAAGAGTTGCTCTATTATAGTCCATATTACTTATTAAATATAAATAGTAAATAAAGATATATCTTAAGTATAAATTCTTTAATTAATTTAACTACAGCGTTCATTGCTTTCTTGTTTTAATTAATCCATAATTTCCTTTCTTTAATCTAGTAGTAGGAATCCATCCATTATCTAGAATAGATCTATGTCCACTTGGTTTATGTATCTTAGCTCCATCTTCGTGTTTCCATTTAGCCGCGTTTCTAGCAAAGTTAGCACGCTTCTTCTGAAGAGGAGTAGCATTAGGATTGTTTAGTACAGATTTAGCATGTTCCTGTACAGACTATCCTGCAGCCTTAGCAGAGGCAGTAAATTTGCCTTTGTTTTTCTCTTTAATATGAATGCCTGACCCATTTTTAAAAATTGGACATCCAAATGTTACCATTTTTGTCATATTAGACATTTTTAATATAATGTATTATTTATTGATTTGTATCTTACAAAGAATATTAATATACTTGAAAAGTATCAAATAAATATAGATAAATGTGATAAATGATTAAATGAATTATGACTAATGGACAAAAGTAAAATTACAAAACAAAATGGGAACATAGCTTTCGAAGAGGAAGCTCATATTTATTATGATGTTACAAAGCCAGAACAGAAATTTATATCTGTAACGACTTTAATTCATTCTTTCACCCAACCCTTTGATAAAGAGTTCTGGTCAGCTTATAAAGCACTAGAGAAACTTCTACCTAAAGAAGATTGGGCTATCGAGAAAAAATCTCTGCTGAATACTAAGAAATTTGACAAAGTTCTACTTGAACTTCATAACATTACAGAAGACGAGTTTAATAAAGAACAACAAGCTATCTTAGATGCATGGGATATGGAGAACAGAAACTCTTGCGAGAGAGGAACTAGAATCCATGCAGATTTGGAAAACTCTTTTTACAAAAAGAAGAAGGATATAGACCTAAGTAAATATCAAATAGGTGGCAAGTTTGAGTGTATAAAAGACTATAACAATCTAGATTTGGAGAATGGGGTATATCCTGAGTATCTAATCTCTAGAGTATCTGAGGACGGAAAACTAAGAATAGCTGGACAAATTGACTTATTAGTTAAAAGAGGTAATAAGATAATTATTGGTGACTGGAAGACTAATAAAAAAATAGAAACAAAGAGCTTCTTTAATTCTAAAACTAAGACATCAGTTAAGATGAAGTATCCTCTAAATAATTTAGATGATGTTAATTATTGGCATTATGCCCTTCAGCTAAGTACTTACGCCTGGATGATTCAGAAGAAAAACCCAGAATTTGAAATTGAAGACTTAGTTTTAGTACACTTCGACCACAGTGATAACATGACAGTATATCACTTACCATATTTAAAAGATGAAGTAATAAGAATGCTTTCTTTTTACAAGAAAGAATCTATATTGGCAGAAAATAAAAAGAAACGTCAACGTATTGAATATTAATTATGACACTAGAGGAAATAGAAGAAAGATGGAAAATATGTAGACGCTGTCCAATATGTAATCAAGAAGATGCAATATGTAATGGACAGTTGTATTTAAATCCAGAAAACAATGACATAAGTATTGGTCCAAAAGAAGGGTATATAAAAGGATGCGGATGTCTACTGGAATTAAAGATACCTAATGAGAAGAAGCATTGTCCTGCGAAGAAATGGTAAATAATTTATTACTATATGGGACTCCAGTAATGGCTAACCCTACTAAGGCTTATATACTTATGACTCAAGAACCTACTGAAAAGATGCCAAAGAAATGGATTAAAGCAATATTTACTAAACCTTTAGTAATATTGAAGAGTATATATTTCCATATATTTGGAATTAATCAAGATTTAGCAACCACAAGATTAAATATTTGTAATACTTGTCCTCATAAATTATAGACTTCATTTGGAGAAGTATGTGAGGAGTGTGGTTGTATACTAGAGAACAAAACTAGAATAGAAGATGAACATTGTGATTTATGTAAATGGTAAAATGAATTATGGAAACTTTAAGAACAGAATTGAACAGTAATGAGAAACTAGCACTAGCTATAACTGGTATGGAAGGTACAGGACAGCACCTTATAGTAAATGGAGAAGCTGCAGATAAAACTTTATTAAGAGAAAAACAGGAAAGATTCAATACAGCAGTAGATGAATTAGAAGATAAATTCTCTAAACATAATGCAGCTTTAGAATCTTACGCCAAATCATTATCTGAGGATATGAATGGTATAGAAATTATGCCTATGTATGGGTATGCATTAATTAAACCTTTCGAACAAAATCCGTTTCAAAAAATTAAAACTACTAAGAGTGGATTAATTACAGACTTAGGTGGGTTTGCTCCAACATATAAATCTCATGAAACAGGAGAAATAGAAGAAGAACAACAATTTATTAAAGTGGGTACTGTTATTGAGGTTGGGCACAAGTGTGAGTTCCTAAAACCTGGAGATATAGTATTCTATACAATAGCTAGCGAGTGCATGGTTCCGTTCTACAAGTTTGGATTTGTTGTAGTTAATGAGAACAGAATTATGGCTGTAGTTAACGAAAAGCTAACTGAAAGAAGAAACGAATTGAAGTATGGAAACAATTGATGAAAAAGTTTATTTTAAGCCTGGGGATTGTGTTACTTTACGGTAGTGTAAAGTAATGCATTCTCCAGTTATGCTTGTTCTAAGAAGAGAAGCAGCTTTATTTAAAGATAACCAAGGATTACGAGGATTAAGATGTAGATGGTTTACTGATTCTGGATTAATGCAGGAAGCAGTATTTAATACAAAGGATTTAATTAAAGTAGAAGAGTAATGGCTAATTAGGAAGAATTACAGAAGGCATTCATGGCATACTTGATACAAGATGCCCAAGCACAAGGGATACAACTACAATCAGAGCAGGATTTATAGGCTTACGCTGAGCAGCTTGGAGAAGATGGAATCAAAGCCAAATATCAAAAATTTATGTAGAAGATGCAAGGCGGAGTTATGGCTAGACTTGGAGCTAAACTAGAATACTATAAAAAATTAAAAGGAGTATGCCCAGAAGGGGAAGAACTTGTTTATTTTAAACAGGGAGGAAGAATCTGCAAAGCTTGCCAAAAGCACAGAAGGAACTAAGGTTACTAAGAAAGCTAATGAAGTTGATAAGTTTAAGGCTGGAAGAGCTTAGTATAAAAGGATATGAAATCTGCAAAGGACGAAGCGTCTAGAGATTCCATATCAATTAATAAATATAATGACCAGGAGGTTATGGCGAATAGGGGACACAAGGGAAATTTCAAAAATGGAAAATGGGTTCCAGATAGAACAAAGTATGCTAAGAAGGATGCTTGTGGTTCTAAAATGAAAGTAAATAAATGCGGTTCTAAAATGAAATAAAAAGATTAAGATGTTAATGTTAATGATTGATGAGTATGAATGTATTTAATTATAACACTTTAACTAAATAGTTAGAGATAAATGAACCAGAGCTTCTTCTAGTTAAAGAGTTTAAGGCTTTGATACAGAGAGATAAATCTGTTGACAAGGAACGAGTAACTAGAGAATTATCTTACATTTATCTAGCTATTGATTGGAAGAGTCCTTATAGCCAATATTCAGAACATGAAAGACATGATGAAGCTATTAGTGACTCTGGACTATCTGAATCCGAATTTAATGACCCGTTATTCAGGGAAGCCTGTAGAAAATACCGAGCATTGTAGGATTCTAACAAATCAATAAAACTTCTAGAAGCAGCTAAAAGAGCGGCTGACTAGTTTATTGATTATTTTGATACTATAGTAGATTTAAATGAACGTGATAATAACGGCAAACCAGTATTCCAGGCTGAAAAAGTAATGAAGGAAATGGCTACCCTTCACAAAGTTCATGAAGAACTCATAACACTAGAAGACTAGGTTAAGAAAGAACTTACTGAACAATCTACTGTTAGAGCTGGAGCTGTGGATGGTTTTGACCCAGGAGACTTTTAATTATGCCAAGAAAAAAGATATTACCTGAAGAAATATAGAATATTGTAGATTAGGTAAGAGAAAAAGAATAGAAAGAGGATGCTAAAGAAGCTAGAGAATTAGTATAGAAAATAAGAGAGGAAAGGGTCAGAAATTCTGACTATTGGGATGTTAAAATAGGAGATAAAATAGAAGTATTTGACCCTACCTTATCTTATGAAATAACTGGATACAGACCTATTGACGAAACTCATGGATTGGACTTTAATCCAGATTGGTTTACCGAGACTAGGGAAGTATATAAACGAACTGGTCAATACTGTCCCTACCTTAGAGATAGTAAGCGGTACAACGAATTTTGGAAAGAGCAATATAGAAGATGTAAGTATGGAATGACAGTTAATGGATACACCATTACTGGAGATAATTACTTCTTCTTAAATTTCTATTAGTTACCTACTATTGACTAGTAGAAAGCCTCTGGTGAGGGTACTGATAATGACTTCCCAATATTCTTTGCATCACATTATATGTTCTTTCATTATCTATAGATGGCTAGAGTGCTACACAAGCACGCAGCTTTAATGAAAGCTCGTTCTATTGGATTCTCTGAAATAAACGCCTCTCTTTCTGCTCGTATGTACTCTGTTATTAGAAGAAGTAGGGTTATGATTACTTGCTTTAATGATACCTTCCTTAAGGGTACCTTTAGTAAGTTTGACAATGCTCTTACATTCTTAAATACCTGTACTGGAGGAGGATTTTTTAAATTGCGACTTATTGACCAGGATTTGAGAAAGAAATCAGGTAAACAAATCAAAATAAATGGTTAGTTTGAAGACGTAGGATTTAAATCTGAGGTTGTAGCAATTAACGGAGCTAAACCATCTAACATTCGTGGAGACCGTGTAGATTTATTAATATATGATGAAGCTGGTTCCTGGCCTGGACTTGATACCGCTGTGGTACAAGGTCAAGAACTTTGTGAAGTTCAAGGTATGCCTCGTGGAACAATGTTGTTTGGAGGTACTGGCGGTGATATGGGTGCTCCTCTAGAGGGCTTAAAAAAGATTTACTATAATCCAAGAGCATATAAGATTCTTCCATTTAGACATAATTGGACTTAGGATGGGACTACTATAGAGAGTGGATTCTTTATTCCATACTTTATACAATCTTTGAATCCAGAATTTATGGACCACAGAGGAGTGTGTAATACTGTAGAATATAAGAAATTCTTATAGGAGGAGCGAGATAATCTGTTAGCTGTACCAGAAGACTACCTAAAGAAATGTGCTGAACGTTGTTGGAATGCAGAAGAAGCATTTAATCTAGAAGGTGTTAATAAATTTAATAAAATTTTAGTTGCCGAATAGATAGCTAATATAAGACTTAAACAAATTGGTCCAAGACCCGAATGTGGTTATATTGATTATTTTTACAAAAATAATAAACATACTTAGGATAACATTGATGGCTTTAAATGGATTCCTAATAGCAATGGTAAAGTAAAAATTCTAGAGCATCCAATATGGTCTGACTTATATAAAGAACAAATGGAAAAGCTTAGATAGGAAGCAGAAAATAATGGCTAGGATTTTGAAGTTCCAGTTTATAAAGAGATGCGAGACTTATACGTAGCAGGTATAGACGGTATTGATATTGGAGCGAATTAGACTTCTAAGGAAACCAGAGATCCGTCTGATTTCTGCATAACGATTAAGAAACGTGCGTTTGGTATGAATGACCCTCAGTATGTTGCTATGTACAAGGATAGACCTGGAGACATCAGAGAAGCCTATAAAATAGCTATGTGTTTAGCTCGCTATTATAATTGTAAAATAAATATAGAAGCTACTCGTATGGGTATGGTTACTTGGGCTAGAGAAAAAGGATGCCTTAACTATTTTATGAAGCGCCCAAGAGCTACTCTAACTGATGTCAGAAATGGAACTACTAAATAGTATGGAACTCCTGCTACAAAAACTATAATTGAATAGCATACTGATTTAACAGCCGCCTTTATAGAAGACTATTGCCATACTATATGGTTCGAAGAAATGCTAGAATAGTTTACTGCATATAATGATGAAAATAAGGGTAAGTATGATATTGTAGCCGCTGTAGGTATGACTGAGTTGGCAGACCAAGAGCTATCAGGAAGACAGCCCGTACTTGTGGAGAAAGAAGTTGAATAGTTCCAAGATTTTGGTTACTATTACGACGAGAGAGGAATTAAAAGATTTGGAGTTATTCCAACTAAGAAAACTCCTGAACTTAATATGCAAAGAAACGAATATGATGACCCATACAGAGTTGAAACAAGTGATCCTAGAATATATGAGGGACTTGTACAAAATGGAGTATATAGGCGGACTAGATATTGAGAGTTTAGACCCAGTTGGGTATAAAGTCTCTTTTAACTTTGATAGGTCAGAAATGCCATTAGTAATAATAGCAGATTTACCAGACGAAGAATTTCTGCCATTTATTAAGGAAGAATTAAGAAGTAGGAAGTTACAAAGAGTTAAGTATTATAACGCTACTAAACTTCCTCCAGAACAACATAATTTATGTTATGAAAGAGAAGGAATTGATAGACAAGACAAACGAGGCTATTGCGGAACTTGTATATGATAAGTATGAGTTACAGAAAGCTTATAATTATTATAATGGTAAAAGAGATCCTGAATAGTTCCGTTATCTGGAAGAAAACTTCGGAATAGGTAGCCCCACTTCGGTAGAGTTTACGCCTTTATTAAAGAAACACGTAGATGCTCTAGTTGGAGAATATTTAGGAACTCCTATACTTCCGAAAATTTCTTGCAAAGATTCAGATACTATCAGTAATATAACAAGAGAAAAATAGCTAGAAATAACCAAGGGAATAGTAAAGTTTTTGAAAGACCATTTAAGTAATTCAATTCTTAAGTTTATTGATGGCAAGGATATTACTGATAAAGCTGTAAAGACTTAGTTAGATAAAATTATATAGGATATTGACCAATCCTTTATTTCTCAATATGAAATTGCAGCTTAGAATATAGTACATTATATTATGCAATCCAGAGAAACCGATTTAATTACTAAGTTACGTTAGTTACTAACAGACCTATTAATTACTGGTTATACATTCTTTAGAGTGAAATCATCGGCTTCTGGAACTAATATTGAAATAGAGGTATTAAACCCACTTAATACATTTGTTGATAGAAATCCAGAATCTCCATATGTAAGGAACTCATATAGAGTTGTAGTAAGAAAGTGGATGAGTAAGAGTTAGATTTTAGCTAAATATGGCAAAGAAATATCTAGAGAAGATTTAAGAAGACTAAAAGATGAATGGCGAGCTGATGATTCAGCTGCTGTTTATAGAAGAGTATATGGAGATACTTGTACAGTAGTAAATGAAGATTAGAATCATGAAACCATTCCCGGCTATCCAGACAATGAATATAGTGCTCATAGGTTCTAGTTAATCCCAGTCTATGATGTTGAATGGATTGAAACAGATGATGATTTTGTGATGTAGAGATACAATACTATTAGAATAGGAGAAGAGATATATATTCTTAGAGGATTAGACAAGACTGTTATGAGATCTAAAGATAATCCCAACTTCTGTTCTTTATCGGTAAATGGAGTATATTTCTTAAATCGCTCTTAGTAGCCTTATTCTCTTATATTAAAATGTGCACATCTGTAGGATAGATACGACTTATTAAACTATTATAGAGATAATCTAATAGCTAATAGTGGTACTGCCGGAGTTATTATGGATATGTCTCTGTTGCCTACCAACTTAGGAGTTAAATGGCCAGAACGAGTACAAAAATGGTTAGCCTATAAAAAAGGTGGTATCATGTGGATAGACTCAAGCCAAGAAGGTAGGAATGATGGACAGCAAGCTCCAAACTAGATATATAACGGATTTGATGATACCTTAAAAGCATAGGCTGTATAGGCTATTGAATTAGCTATTCAATCAGTAGAACAAACTACATCATCAATAACTGGAGTATTTAGGGAACGACTTAACGGTATAGAAACTAGAGATGCAGTTACTAATATTAAGTAGGGAGTAGCTAACTCGTATATAGTAACTAAGCACTATTTTTAGCAGATGGATTTAATAACCTGCGAGATACTACTAGATAGTCTTAATTAGGCTAAAGTTACTTATAAGAAAGGATTAACTGGAACTATTATACTTGGGGATAAATATCAACAGATATTCACCGCACTTCCTGAGTATTTTACTGTTACTGACTACGATATTCATATTACTGCTAGTTCAGAAGTGATGGAAGATCTATAGACTATAAAAGCAATCATTCCAGAGTTCGTAAAAAGTCAACAGATGGACCCAGATATTATTTTTGAGGCTCTTACATCTAAGAGTCTGACAGACCTTAAATATAAGGTTAAGAAAGCTGTTCAAGTTCGCAAAGAGGAAAATAATCAGCTTCAGCAACTACAAGAAAAATTAGAAGAAACTTCTCAATAGGCTCAGTAGTTATAGCAAGAATTATAGAAAGCTCAGCAAAAGATTGAAAGCTTAGATGAATAGAGACTAGGATTAGAATAGTAGAAGATGCAGTTAGAATATAAAGTTAACTGGCTTAAAGCTCAGTCTGATTCTACTTATAAAGATAGACAAATGGATATTGAAGAAAAAAGAACTGAAATAGAGTTGGCTTAGCTTCATGATGGAAATCCATATAATGACAAAATAAGACAAATACATTAATATGGCAACTGGAACAATTGTATACAACAAAGATTAGCAGTAGATTTATCCTATCTCTGATGGGACAGTAATTATAAGTAATGCTTCCGGTTCTAAATCAAATGTAGAAGACGACCTAAAAAAATTATTTAAGTAGGTATCAGATTTATCCGGTTCAAGTGAAGCAGTTAATAGTATTATTATTAAAATACATTATCTCCCTGCTAATACTGCCGATGAATCTGAAATAAAATTATCAAGTAAGTAGTGGTCTGATACTTTTGAGCTTCCAACAGAAGAGAATCCGTATATATGGAAAAGAACTAAATTTACTTTTTAGGGAGCTGATGAATCATAGGGAACTACTATCTATGAAATAGTAGCGAGTGATGTCTCTACTATTATATAGACTATATATACTAGAACCAAGGGAATAACACCAGTTATAGAATATAAATAGAAAACAGATGAGGACGGAAATCCGCTGTATATAGATGCTGAAGGGAAAGAAACTACAGAAGTTACTTCTCTAAAGGCATATGACTATAACTACTATTGGAATGGTCAGCCTTCTTCTGGACTAGATAAACTACCTCCGACCCCAGATGGATATTCTTATATCTGGACAGATTATCCTCAAGATATTAGTTTATCATTTACTTCCGTCTTCATGTCTAGACGAATAAGACAAGCAGGTAAATGGAAACCTTTTTCTACCCCTGCTCAATATGGCTAGTGGCCTATTGAGTCTTAATTATTACAATATGGAATTTAGTATTGATATACATACCCAAATTAATGGGGAAATACTGATAGAAGATTTCTCAAAAGAATATGGCTAGTATATTGATGAAGATGTAGAGGTAGTAACTTCTTACGACTCCTATAAGTATAGTGAGAGTGCTACCTTGAATACTATCATCAAAGTTAGTATAAGTGATGCTACTCTGATAGATGTCCTACTTAATGACCATACAGAAGACTTAGACTCGTGTATGTTTAAGGTCAAGGATGATGGTTATTACGTAGTAGACCATATCATTATTCCTAATATGAAATGGTATGAAAATTCATCGGACGAATACAAGGAATACTATGAGACTATCTATGTTACTGATGGAGAAAAATTATATAAAGAAGTAGAAGGTAAGCTAGAAGAGTGTACAGTTAAAGAAGTTCTTGAACGAAACATAGAAGGAACTACTATAAAAAAATGTAAGGTAGATGTTTTCTTTACAGGAAACTTGTAGTAGTGTTACATTAATTATTGTAAGAAACTCTTTGATGCTTTACTAAATAAGTGTCTAACTAGAGATTAGGAAGCAGATATATTTGCTCGAGATTTCATATGGATGACTCTTAACATTATAGATTATTTAATATGCTTTAAACAATTCATGGAGGCTGAAAGATTACTAGCGATGTTCCGTACCTGTGGAGGATTCTGTGACAATCACCACCATGGACATAAACGTATAGGTTGTGGATGCTCTTAAGAGAAAGGCTATTAAAAGGTATGAGGATTTTCTAAGAAAACTCAAAAAGGGATATAAACCAGATTATCAAGATATTCTTAATCTAATTTGTTTTATTAACCTACCTGTAAGACTAGATAATCACGAATTTATTAAATAGCAATTATTAAACTAGAATGATACAGTCTATTTACACTTCGGTAAGTAATGCAGATATAGTGCCTTGTGGTAAAAAGGGTAAGCCTATAAAATGTGAGCCTATACCTCTCTTAAGAAATAACTATTTAGGAGAATATAGGACAGAACTAGAAAAAGCTAAAGTAAGAAAGAACTTAGGTATTGCTGATGAGTAGAGTCTATTGTGGGGAAACATTAGTGGAACCATAGAACTGCAAAAAGACCTAGTATAGTATATAGAACAAAAATGGACCTATACTAGTGACGTTGCAGAAGGTATTAATACTGTGAAGGATGCCCTAGACTATGCCCTATACTTTATTAGTGAATATGAATCTAATACAGAAGCAATAGAAGAACTGAAAGTCGATATAAGCAATATTAGAACTTCTATATCTGTATTGAAGGAGGATTTACAACGAGAAATTGATACTAATAGAAAAGGGATTAATAATCTATCTGAAGAAATAGTAAAAATCAATGAAGCTATAGTTGAGTTGAATAATGCTATTGAGAATATAGATGTTGATAAAAACATTCTTAATTGGATTAAGAATAGTCTCCAAAATTCCAAAACTATAGAACTAAAGGAAGATAATTCTTTAGAGGTGATTTTATCTACTTAGGAAGATAATGCTATTCATTTAATAGAATAGGAGATTGGAGAGGAAACCTCTTCTATTATCCTTCCAGGTATCTATGTTAAGAATCTTGAACCTGCTCTAGAAGAAACAAAGAAAGAAGTATAGAAAACTTAGGAAGCACAACAAGAGACAAATACTAAAGTAGAAGCTAATACTGAAAGTATTACTAATATACAAACTAACTTAGAAACTATAGCTACTTATTAGACAGAACTCCCAGATGATACTACTTCAACAGTAATTGAAGGGACTACAGTAGAGAAACTTAAGGGCAAGCCCTTTAATGAGATTATTGATACTTTACTATTTCCAACAGTAGTTAGAGATTTAGTATACCCATAGCTTTATTATAGTTTTACTTCTCAAATAGTAGAAGTAGGAACTGCTTTATTAACTCCTACACTTACATTTATAAAGAATGATGCTGGAGAAGAAACTGACAGACAAGAAACTATTACTTATAACAGTTCTCCTGTAGAGTCTGATACATATAATTCTATTGGTACTTATACTCACTCTGGTACAGTGAGTTATGCCGCTGGAGAATATTTGATAAACAATAAAGGAGAAGTTACAGATAAGAGAGTAGAAGCTGGTTCTATTTCCGCTACCGCTTAGGTAGTAGCCACATATCCTTGGTATTCTGGTAATACTGATAGTGTGATTAAATAGGCGCTAGTTCCTTTTGGACAATCGTCTGGAACTATCACATTTTCACTAAGTGGTAAGGCTATTATAAAATTGCCAGGAAGTAACACATAGTTAAATTCATTTACCGTAGATGGAGGACTTGGATATTTAAATGTAGACCTAAGTGGTTGGGAAACGTCTACCGAGTAGATAAATGGATTTACTTACAAGGTATGGACTAAGAAAGATACTTACTCCTCAGCATTGCCACATCAAATTAACTTTATTCTATCACAATAATGGCATTTAAATATACAGGTGATGCTACCTTAGGTGTCGCTTTAACCGTAGAAACTCCGAAGCCTCTCGATAATAGAACAGTCGTTAATAACTTAGACGAACTTTATTCTATTCCAGAGAAGTATGCTTATCAAGGTATGACCGTTGCTAACATAGATAACGGAAATATTTATATGCTGATTGATAAGTCTAAGATTAAATACAAGGAAGGATGGAAAGCATCCTATGAATCTATTTAGATAATCACCTGTACAGAGGCTGAATATAAAGAATGGTCTGAGAATACTACAGACGATTTTAGGCCCATAGATGAAAGTAAAACGTATCTTCATGCTGAGACATATTATTATATATATGAGGATAGCTTAGACGATGACTAGTTTTACCTATCCGCGGAATGGGGAAAAAAGATAGAAGAGCAATTAAAACAGAAGGCCCTTAATACTACTGTAGTATAGATTAGAACAGACTTAGATAACACTATTGCCAGCCTATCAGATTATGCTACACTGGAAGAATTAACTACTAATTATGTCTCTAATGATTCTTTAGCTCTATCCCTGACTAAGTATTATACTAAGGAAGAAACAGACGATATTTTCGTTACTAAAGAAAGTCTTAGAGGAGAGGGAATGGAAGGAGATGATTTTGTCTTCGTTACAAAGAAAGAATATGAGGAAGATTAGTAGGCCATCCAAGACGAGTTAGATAAAACTCTTAAGGTAGATGGAGATGGTTCCTTAGAAAGCATCACTGTTGGATAGATAAAATCTCCTGTAGTGGAGGGAGAGAGCTAGTTAGTAGTAGACGTTAAGTCTGAAGGATTATTTATAGGTGAAGATTAGATTGCTACTGAATCGGATATTCCGAACTTAGTAACATTAACTGAAGAAGAGTATCTAAAGTTAGTAGAGGAAGGGACGGTAGAGCCTGATACATATTACTATGTATATGACGTCACAAATGATGCAAAGGTTTATATTACTAAGGAATATTTGGATTAGAATTATCATACTACTAATCAATATCAGTCCTGGGTTGCTACAAATTATTACTCCAAGAAGTAGATTGATGAAATAGTTCAAGGTTTGCAAAAACTTGGAAACTACGTTACTACAGAAGATATTAAGGCTTATTATACTATTTAGCAGGTTGATGACAAATTTCTTACTAAGGAAAATGCTCAGTCTACTTATGCTACTCAATAGTCATTATCTGATTTATCAGATTAGATAGCCGAAGATTACGTAACAAAAGAAAGTTTAAGGGGAGACTCTCCTGAAACCGGAGATGATGATTTCATATTTGTTACCTAGAAAAAATATCAGGATGATTAGGCTGCTGCTGCTAAAGAATTTAGCACTGAGCTTTTGAAATCTACATCAGTAGAAACTTCTGATATTACTATTTAGAAAATTGGAGAAAAAGAAGTACAATAGGGAACAACTGGAGAACCTTCTGAGGAAACAGGAACTGAGCAAGTTATTGAGAGTTCTGTTAAACTTACCACAGAAGATAACAGGCTATTTGCTGGAGGCAAGCAAGTTGCTATTACTGAAGAAGTACCAAAACTTGTATGCTTACCACAAGCTGATTATGATGACCTAGTTGAGAATAGTAAGACTGAAGAAGATACTTATTATTGCACCTATGGAGAAAAAGATTTACAAGATACTGGATATGTTAGGAGCGAATATCTTATAGAGAGATACTACACCAAAGCTGAGGTAGAAGAACTAATTAGCTAGGTCGTAGCCGAATTGTAGAAAAAGATAGACGCTTTATAGCCAGGTTCTAGTGTAGAGGTAGATGGAGAAAATGAACAATTAATATTTTAAACAATATGGGAACAATTTATATTGAAGGACAGTTTAAGAGTTCTGCCAAACCAGTAAAAGTTGTTGGAGGAAGTATAGGAGGAGGCTCTGGAGTAGACTAGGAAGTTCTCAAGAACTATGCTACTAAAGCAGAATTGTAGAAGGCTGTTGAGGACCTAACTGCTTCCATAGAGGGAATAGATCACGATGTAGTTGATGAAACTTTAATAATACAATGATATGGCAGCAATCAAATCTATAAAGGTTGGGGAAACCACATACGATTTAAAAGCTACTTACGATGGTGCTGGAAATGTTATAGATACGACATATGCCAAGGCTAATGCAATTCCAACTAAAACTTCTTAGTTACAGAATGATAGTGGATATTTAACTGAGCATTAGGATATTAGTGAATTAGCTACTAAGGGTGAGCTTGAAGGCAAAGTAGATAAGGAGTTAGGAAAGGGACTTTCTGAAGCCAATTATACTGAAACTGAGAAGGAAAAGTTAAGTACTATAGCTAATAATGCTAATAATTATGTACATCCAACTACTTCTGGAAATAAACATATTCCATCTGGAGGAGCATCTGGATAGATGCTAGTTTTCTCAGCAGATGGTACTGCTGAATGGGCAGATTCAAGTTCTAAGCTAGAAGAGCAATTTACAGCGCTAAATGAGGCTTGGGAAGAATTGTAGAAGGCACAACAAAAGCTTGATAAGTAGATTACTGAGCTAAATAGTAATATGGATTTATATTCCTATGGAGTAGAATGGGATGTTACAGTAGCATCTCCGGAACTTACTAGAATAGGTAATCCTTTGCTGCATAAATCTCTTCCTATTCAATCAGCGTATAGAGGTTGTGTAGCAAACAATGATGTAGTAAATTACTATCTGTTTCCAGATGACTGGTCTTATAAAGAAGACGGAGAAACTCCATCTGTCTTAGATGGAACTGATGGAACAGTAAGAGTTAATACTCCTAAATTTTATGGAAAATCTGGCAGCGATGGAAACAAAAGATGGGTTAGAACTTCTACTGTCAAAATTGATGATTCATGGGTAGAAATTCCTGAACTATTAATAGATGCATACAGAAGTACAGTTGATACCACAGTCTCCGCAACTCCAAAAGCTGTATCAGTAGTTAATACTACTACTGCATTTAGAGGTGGAGGAAATAGAGCTAACTACGATGATTATCTAACTACAGAATTAGAAACTAAGGATATATTCAGAAGTGATTTAGGAAAGCCTAGAACTAATATTTCTAGAGCTACTATGAGAACATATGCAACAAATGCTGGTTCAGAATTGCTATGCTATGAATATTACAAATGGATATTCTACTGGAATTATGTTATTGAATATGCTAATTTTAATTCTTAGGCTGCATATAATGCAGAGTTAACTGCGGATGGATATCATCAAGGGGGTTTGGGACCTGGAGTTACAGATTGGACTAACGCAGCTACAAGTTGGTCAGGATATAATGTAACATATCCACTTACGCCTTGTGGTTACTGCAATGAATTTGGTAACTTCACTGGAGTAAAAGATTTAGTTATTCCAGAATGTACAGCTCAAGATGGCACAAATACAGTAGCAACTCATACATTTAAAGTACCTCGCTGGAGAGGGTTCGATAATCCGTTTGGAGACATTTGGACTAACCTGGACGGAGTAGTTATAGTGAGAGCAGCTGCTAATGAGATTAGCACTGTCTATACAACTACTAACGTATCGGAATTTACCAACGTAGTTGGAGAGAAAACCGTTGCAGGATACGAAGTAGCATCTGAGGGTTATATTAAGGCATTTGACTTAGGTAAAACCGCTGAAATAATTCCATCCGCTGTTGGAGGAAGTGTTACTACTTATATTTGCGATTACCATTACTGCAACGCAAGCAGCACAGCGCTTCGCACGCTGCTGGTGGGCGGCGGCGCGTATTATGGCGGCCTTGCGGGTCTCGGCTATTTCTATTCTCGCTATGGCGTCGGCTTTGCCAATTCCGCTGTCGGGTTCAGGACTCTGAATAGAGTATCTTAAGATATACAATATAAAAATCGATTTAGATGATAAATCGTAGGATATTACTTCTAAAAACCGTTGATTGGCAAAAAAGTACTGCTAGTAGGCAGCAACGCGAATAATGGCAGCAATGCAGGTCTCAGCTATTTCAATTCTAACAATGACGTCAGCAATGCCAATTCCAATGTCGAGTTATTATATATTTAGAAACATTTTATTATTTTTTTTTTAGTTTGCTAAGTAATATCCTTGCCTCTAGGCAAAAGATAACGTAGTGTTGAATGAAGGGTGTTAGTAGGTTAATTCTCGAACGCTTCCGATGAAATATATAAAAAATTGAAACGTGTAGGATATTTGCACGAGAAAGTATACGCTGAAGATAACATCGAACTAGCTGACGATAAAGCTAGAAGAAATAAGTCTATTAGATGTGGAATCAAGCAGCATGATAAGAATAGATTAAAAGAAAATAAGGAATTATCCGATAAGTTAAGGGATTTGATTTATCAAACCTCTGAATATAGTACCTTTATAATATACGAACCTAAAGAAAGATTAATCTTTAGACTTCCATACTATCCAGATAGAATAACTCACTATGCTATAATGAATATTATGGAGCCTATTTGGACTAGTATATTTATAGACCAAACATATTCCTCTATACGAAATAGAGGTATTCATAAAGTAGAGTATGATTTGTTCAAGGTGTTATAGAAACATCCAGAAGAAACAAAGTATTGCTTGAAAATGGATATAAAAAAATTCTATCCTTCTATAACTCACGACATTTTATACGAAATGTTATAGAGAAAGATAAAGGATAAAAAACTATTAAAACTGTTGAAAGAAATAATTTATTCAGCGAAGGGAGTTCCTATTGGAAATTATCTATCACAATTCTCTGCAAATTTATATCTGACATATTTTGACCACTGGGTAAAAGAGGAGTTAAAATGTAAGTACTACTTTCGATATGCTGACGATATTGTGATTCTTGGTAATGACAAGAATTATTTGAGAAATGTATTAGTATCTATAAAACTATATTTGAAACAGGTTCTTAACCTAGAGTTGAAGCCTAATTATCAAATATTCCCTGTAGAAAGCAGAGGTATTGATTTCGTAGGCTATAAATTCTATCATACTCATGTTCTACTGAGAAAATCTATAAAAATGAGGATGTTTAGGCTTATAAATCTATATAAATAGAATAAGATTGATAAAGATGAATTGAATAGAAGAATGAGGTCTTATTTTGGATGGATGAAATTTTGCAACTCTAAGAACTTGCTGAGAAAGGTAGAGGAGTTAACTGGATTGAAATTCTCTAACTGGAATGGAAAAGAAGTTAACATATCTAAGTTTTATAATAAATATATTCACATTGTAGAGGTTGTTGATTATGACAATCATTTTCGAGTGCATTTCATGTATAACAATAAACCCTACTATTTTAAAAGTAAGAATAGGAGATTACACTATTCTTTGCTTAGATACAAATTTCCTATAAATTTTAAAATAACACCTTATGTTAGAGCCGAATAGAATACAAATGGACGTTTATCCTTAGACAATCCAAAAACTTGGGAACGGTACTTATTACTATAACTATGATATAAAAGAAATTAGTGTTAAAGTATCTGATTTAGATAATACCGTAAAAGAAAAAACTTACTATAGTTTTATATAGGTATTAATAAACGGATAGCCTAATTATAAAGATTGTGTAAAAGCTATAGTTAGAAGATTCCTTACGGTTGATGAAGAATTTGATTTAATCAATTCATATAATAGTTATTCAGAAAATCTTATTTCTGACTCTGAAGTTATTAACGAATATAAAGAATATCTTAACATATTAAAATAGATAAAAGCTAAAGTCAAAGAAGATTTTGCTAAAATATGATATATAGAAATGGTAAGTTAATATTACAGGTCCAAAAAGATATTCTAGAACTTGTAGAACAAGTTTAGCAAAGAGTACAAAAGAACATTGGAGCTATATATAAAGGGTCGTAGTTAGTCTGGCTTACCGTATACGATGCTGTTAGAAGCTGTTTTGGTAGCGGAACTTGGCTACAAGACAGACCTTGGTTAAAAGATGATTCATGGAAAAATAATTGATTTGTAAAAAATGGCAAAATTTGAAAATTTACCTAATCAGATTACAGATTTAGCAACAGAATGGGATGGACATTCTGGAATGGAGGTTGAGGATTTCATAAGCCGAAAAATAGAGAAGACAGAGGGATAGGATATAGTAGATGCATCGTATGATTCTTCTACTAGCATCCTTACTCTTCTTAAGAGTAATGGAGATAAGGTAGAAACTGAAGTATCAGTTATTCCTCCCACGTACTCTTATGGTATTATGGTGTATGGAGTAATGTTAGACAATAAGACTGACAAAATCTATACCGAGGCTAATAGTTCTCTTTTGATGCAATATAACTCTGATAGAAATGTTAAGGTTGGTATTGCAATGTACGCCGTTGCTACTACTTCTGTAACAACAGATAGAATTGGACCTTTCAATGTTAAGATTAGTTATGGAACTCAATCTGGAACATTTAGAGTAAACAATATTAAATATAACTAGTGTATTATTGATCCTTCTACTGGAGCAATTACTGGAGTTAATGTATCATCAGATGAATTAATTGATACTCTAGCTTGGATAGATATTACTGAGTTATTTACTAAAACTTAGTCTGCTAAGAAAATTACTGCTCAGGTAATAGATGACCCTGAAGTAGAAGATACTTTAGACCTTCCAATTACTACCGAAGTAATCACTCTTAATTACAATGGGGAAGTTGTCTTAAGTAACAACCTAGTTAATTTCTCTCTAACTGGAGGAACAACTAGCAATTATCACTTAGAGGGATTTAATAACGGCTCTGCATTTTCTACAAGTGGAGGGGTATTGAATTATTCTAGTTTAACCTCAGGACTTAATCAATTAGCTGTAAAGGCAGTCCATAATACTGAGAGTTCTATTTACACAGACTATATTTATGTAGATATTATTTATACATATAATTGCGCAGAAACAATCGTTGCTATTAATGGAGTAAGTAATGGTATTGCGAACAATGGCGTAGCTACTCTATATGAGTTAACCGTATTTAGCCCAGACAATAGCTCTATGGCTATAACTACTTATCTAGAGAATGAAATGCCAGACTCTGAAAGTATGAATCCTACTGAAATCATGAAATATGAAGTTATTAGCGCTTCATCTTATAATGAATAGGGAGTCTACGACACTTCGTATAAAAAGTATATAGAGATAAATAGTAGCGATTCTGAAAAATATTTAGTAATTAAAGTAGATGATACTTACTATAAGTTCTATACTGTATTTACTAATAGTTTAGGATAGACTACCGCCTATACAAGCAACTTCAAAACTATGAGAGTAGAGGCAGTGAATCCAGAATTTATATATTCGTAGGATATAGCTCCTTCTAAGAACTTTGACTAGATTGAAGGCTACTTAAATGATATTTTTGTTACTGACGAATATGCCACTGGTTCAAATCCGGCTACGGTAATATCAGATTTGGAATCGTCAGACGGATGGTAGGAAGAAGATGGGCGTACAATATTTAAAGTATCTGCACAGGATAATCCTATACTAAAATCACCTCTAAGTTTAGGATTAGGAAATAATTTCACTATTGAATTAGGATTTAAAACTTATAACATTAGTGATGAGAGCAAACCAATAGCTACAATAGGAAACTTCTAGTTGAGACCTACTCAATTCTGTTGGAATACTGAGGATACTGATTTATTTAATGCTAGAAATGCTCAATTCCGAGAAGGAGTAGAGACTCATGTATTAGTAACTGTATAGAAAGGCTTTGTTATCTCTAAGAGTGATATTTACTATCCGAACTTCCTAGCTAGCTTCTAGAGTGCTTTTGATTAGGCAGCTCCTACTACTAGCATTAACTTAGTTAGAATATATGTGAATGGGGTAATTGATAGAGAAATTTCTTTAACAGATTCTGAACTTAATACGTTTGCTTCTGCAGCACTGTAGATTAATCCTACAACTGCTGATATTGATTTTTATCTATTCAGAGTATATAATAGTACTGCTCTTACTTTCAATCAGGTTTAGAAAAATTATCTTTCTTTCTTAAAAGAAAAGACCTCTAAAGAAGAGTTCTTCGACAAGAATGATATTCTTGGAACTAATGGAGAAATCTCTTTTAGTAGAGCTAATAGTAAATATAATACTTTAGTATATGTATTCCCGACTGGAGCTAAATTCCCACATAGAGCTTGGGGAGGTGAAGATAATGAAACTCCTCCACAAGAAACAGCATAGAAAAATTCTCCAGTAACTTTATTCGTTAACTATGCTAACTCTTCCGTTAATAACTTATACGGAGGTAGATTAACTCATGGTCGAGTAAAGGGACAAGGTTCCTCTGCAATGAGATATCTAATTTGGAATGTTACCTATGCTTTAAATAAATTAAAGGATTAGGAAGGACAGAAAATAAAGAGTCCGTTTACTCCATACTCCTAGTTAGATACAGATACTAATACGTTTAGAGAAGATGCTTCTTCTACGAAGGGTTACTATGTAATGCCTCCTTATGATGGATAGCAAGATACCACTGCATATAAGATAACTAAATTAGTAGGTAAAGTAAACTTTGCTTCTTCTATGCAGTCTCATAAGATTGGTTCTTGTAAATTATTTGATGATGCATATAAGGAATCTAGAGGAAATTTAATTTCAGGAGGACAGAAAGCAGTACATGAAGAACCATTCCTATACTTCTATTGGGAAACTGATTTAGAAGATGTTTCTACTATAGAACTAGCAGATTTGTTAGATAATGATGAATCTATTAAATTTATGGGATTCCAAACTTGGGGAGCAGGTAAAGGAGACGATGCTTCCAGTGGATATGACGAAGATATAACTCCTGAATATCTAATGCTAGAAGGTGGTGAAAACACTGACCCATCTGTAAACTTTAGACGTCCTTGGTAGGCGCTTCAAAGAGCCTCTGGTGTACTTGGAGAAGATACTTATGGACTAACTAATCAACCAACTATAACTTATACTAATTCTTTACTTCGTCCTTGGGATAATCTTCTAATCGAAGATGAATCTGTTGTATACGACTAGAGAGGAGCTTGGGATATTGATTATGGTTGTGAAGAAGTAGAAAATGATAGTGGAAAGACATACTTCCAATTTGCTGAATCAGTACATGAATCTTTAAAGAAGTTTAGAGAGTTCTACGACTTCGTTTATACACATGATTACAACATGGTTCAGACAAGCGCTACTAGTCCTTCTGGATGGGATGTAACTAAAAAGTACATTGTAACAGCTAGTACTTGTACGCTAAATCCAACTAGTCATAAGTCCGGAGATATTTATCGTTACGATGATATTAACGGAACTTGGGTATGTGCGGGAGTAAGCTATGAATCTGCTACTGGATGGGCTAGAGCTAATATCTACGAGTTAGCTGGAACAAGTAGCGCTTTAGGTATTCCTGCTGCATTAGATGCAATGAAAGCTAATTTCATTACAGGAATTAAGAACTACATAGATGTAAATGATATTGCTTTCCACTAGGCTTTTATTAAGTTTGTATCTGGAACTGACAATAGAGCTAAAAATACATATTTCCAAATTATTGGAAAACTAAGAGAAGAAAACGAAGAAGGAGAATTTGTTGAGAGTGGTAAGGGGGATTATCTAGTTAGACTTATTGGAGACGACTTAGATACTATTTTAGTAACTGATAATAACGGTCTTCAGTCTAAGCCTTATAATTTGCTAGAGACTTCCTACAGAGAGGCTGACTCAGTATATTGGGGAGATGCTAACAATGTATTCTTCTATATGTTTGACCAATGTTTCGAATCTGAAATAAAAACATATTTAGCAAGTGTTATAAATACTGCATTTAAGAACAGTAACAGTATGGAAGATAAATCAAATTACTTCTATAAAGTGTTCTTTAATGTTCAAGAAACGTTCCCAGCAGTAGCATATAACCATACAGCTAAGATATATTATGAAAATGCTTAGGCTATTAAAAATTCTAAGGTACTTTCATATTATAGTAACAACGAGATTGAACCTATCGAACAAAGCCACGGCTCTTGCTTAGCTTGTGAGAAATAGTTCATGACCAAGAGATTTGCATTCCTTTCTACTTATGCATAGACTTCTTTAGGAGCTATTGCACTGAGAACTGCAAGTTCTGCAGGTAGTGGTGATACTCTGAGATTAAGAATGGAGTTTGAACCATATTAGGATTGCTATCCTGTTTATCATTACAACGGTAAAAACCTTTATCTATCTAATTTCTAGACATCTAACTTTGATGCAATTAAGAATTTAGCATAGACAGGAAATAGTTATACAGCCGAAATCAATCAAGGAGATCCTGCAATTAACCAAGGTATATACTTAACTACTTTATATAAGAAGTTAAATATTTTAGGTTTAAAGATGTCTACTATTGATGCAGATTTTGCTAGAACTACTGAGTTCCAAATTGATAATGCTTAGTTAGACGATTATACTAGTCTATTCCCAAGCGATTATCCGGACTTAGCTATCAGCTTATTTACTCCTTCATTCCCAGTGTTAGAGAGCTTAACTCTTAGAAATATGACACTTCCTACAGAAATGGATTTGTCTAAGTTCTTAAAGTTAGAGACTATAGACTTCTCTAAGACTACTACTAAGAGCGTAGTATTCCCACAAACTGGTAGACTAAAGAATGTAATTCTTCCTGATACTATAGAAACATTTAGAATCTATGATAATCCAGGATTGACTGATATTACATTTGAAGGATTGAATAATTTATCAACAGTATATATTGACTGTGATAATGTAGGAAGTTTTGATGTAGCTAATTTCTGCGAATAGTTAATTAACTGCAATGCCCTTCAGTCAGTAACTATTAGAAATGCTAATCTGTATATAACAGAAGATGCATTAAGAAAGATGATTCTTACTAATACTTGTAACTTAACTGGAGATATTTACATTGTAAATACTGCAGGAAGTACAAATCTTAAAGCAATTAGTTTTGCTACTAAGTAGTTACTTGTTAACACATTTGGAGACATTTCTAGTTCTTCTTCTAAGATTAGAATCCATTTCCAAAGTGCTGAAATCCTAGACTTTAGTTGTGCAGGGGAAGTTTCTGTATATTACTAGGCTGGAGAATCCGGAACTATCGTTCGTCAAAACCTATTTGACATTACAGTAGATTCTGGTAATAATGTTGAAATAAAATCTGGAACTAACCCTTATAATCCATCAGTAAATGGATACTTAGATATTACTTACTCTATGTCAGGAGTATCAACTGATATTGCTACTATTGATTAGACTGGTGCTATTACCTTGAAGAAGGAATCTAGTAGTACTGCTACAGTAACTATTAGTATGAAGGTTGCTAATAGTGGAACTCCCATTAGAAAAACTGTTAAAGTAAGCTTCGCTTGGAAGGCTCCTTAGCTTGGAGACTTTGCATATGCTGATGGTACGTTTACTAGCTCATTTGATGCTACTAAGACTTTAGTTGGTCTAGTGTATGCAAAGGATGAAAGTGATGATACGTCTGGAGTAGTTTACATCATTGGTAAGGAATACACTGATGAAGAAAAGTCTTACTACTTAGGATATAGTGCAGATGGAAATTCTGGTTCTCAGGAATAGATATTACAACAGCTGTATTAGGTACAAGCCTATTTGTCTAGCGTGTCTGTTTCTAATTATGAAACTGTTTCTGGTACTGCTACTCCTAACTTAATTAATAATATTAATGTATCTACCTACAACATACAGGTAAATACAGCATTTGCTGGTAAGTCTGATACTGAATTATATATTAATCATGTAAATAGTAAGTTACTTCCTATTTTGTATAATAACTCAGCTTGTAAGCCTTATATTAGCAGAAAACAAGTTTCTTCAGGAGGTAGTACTTCATGGGAATACTACATAGAATCTAAGTCTAACTTAAATAATCTATGTGAAGCTATTCAGACAGTATGGACCAATGCTTCTGGAACAGATATTATGAGCTGTCTATTATATCCATACTTCTATAGTATGTAGGTATATGAACCGTCTGTAAAGGATGGAGAAACTCTAAATTCAGCTTATAAGAAAGGTAATTGGTATGCTCCTTCAGTAGCTGAGTTCTCTAGAATTATTTACTATAGAGGTTATAGTGTCTCTGGAAGTAATTTCAATACTGGAGATACAGTAAGATAGCCTATTAGTACCTCAGTTGCCAATGGAGGTGGAGTGCTAACAACTCCAATTTTCTCTATTGCATATTCTAGAGCTAACAACTAGTTCCCATCTGTATGGTCTAATATAGTAGGTTCTGGAGATAATGCTGGAGTAAATAATATTACTACTTCTATTAACTCGTCAGCTGCTAACAACTATTCTTATCAAAGAACTTAGCAATATGACGGAGGTTCTGGAGGTTATACATACTCTAATGAATGGGTTACTGGTAGTTATAACGACCCATCATACTGGAACACAGTTCAATATAATAATGCTTGGAGATTAACTAAACATCAAGGAGTACCATTTACTAAATTTAATTATTCTAAGAATGGCTGATAATTTCATGCAAATAAGTCACGATAATCGTTATTATGTAATTAATAAGGATGACTCTTTGAAATCCTTACTCACTCACGAGGAGCTGTTAAGGCTCCCCTTGAGTGTTTGGAAGGAGTTATTTGAGCGAAAAGATGGAGTATGTTATTTTAAATTAATGCTTCCAGTTTTAGAAGCAGCTATTAAAGCATATGATAAATCATCTAATGTTGATTCGTTCTATTATAACGACAAAGAGTATTGGTTAGATAAAGCTACTAGAGTCGGACTACAAAATTTAGCTAATTGTAGTACTGATAATATGTCTTTGGTTCTTGGTAGTGAAATAATCGAATTACCAGTAGACAAGGTAAAAGAATTTCTAGCTTAGCTAGAGGTGTACGCTGGGAAATGTTATGTAAACACAACTCAACATCTATTAGCTATAAAAGAGCTTAAGACAGTTGAAGATGTTATAAAATATGATTATACTTCTGGGTATCCAGATAAGATTACGTTAAATGAATGAGAATTTAGAAAAGGATAAAATATAGCTAGGGAATGAAAAGCCCTAGCTACTTCCTTCTAAATCATTACTTAATACTATAAAGCTTGGCTATGATACTAAGCCAGTTCCTCCACCTCCTGAAAATCATATTGATTTTATAGAAGGGGATTCTGTGATGACTACCATAAGTACAGGGTTTGAGCATAATGACAAGCCAGTTCCTCCACCTCCTGAAATCAACCTTAGCTGTAAAACTCCGAAACATAAAAATCCAGATTCAGTTATAGGAAGTGTAGATACGGGATTCGGATGTGATAATTAGCTTATTAGAGAATGTCCAAAACCAAAATATAAAACTCATTTATGTAAAGAAAATTATTTAGGCGAGTTTAAAACAGAATCTGAGAAGACGCTAGCTAGAACTAATCTAGGAGTTTATAGTAAAGAAGAAATAGATAGAATTGTAGGTCAAATTGTGGAAAACAATAACAACAATTTTATCACTAAAAAGGAAGTTCAGAATATGATAGCCGACTTAGATTTTGTAGATTCTACACTAAAATCTTATGTAGACTACCAAATACCTAATAATTTATTTAAATTATGAGTACAACACAAATAAAAAGATTATTTCAATCAAAAACTGAATTTGTCCCTATTACCTTAGCGGAGGCAGTAGTAGTAAACACCTCTAATATTCCAGGACTTTCATCATTAGGAATAACAACTCTTGACAAGGTATTAAGAACTACAATGGGAGTTGTAGGAACTAATGCTGGAGATATTGCTGTGTTGAAGAATACAGTTCAACAAATTAATACAGCCTTAGAGGGTAAATAGGACAAGCTTACTGCTGGCGTAGGTATTACTATTTCTCCAGAAGGAGTTATTAGTACTACTAATAGCATAGAACTATACAAGATAGTTACTTAGCTACCAACAGCGTCAAAAGACTGTTTAAATTCTATATATTTAGTTCCTGCACCATCCGGTACTGCAGGAAATATTTTTATCGAATATATTTGTGTATATGAAAATACGCAGGCGAAATATATTTGGGAAAAAATTGGAGAAGTCCAAACAGATATAGAATCTGGTTATGTAACTAATGAAACCTTTAATTAGACTATTAATATTATTAATGGCTAGTTAGCAAACACTATCACTGCTCAAGATGTTACTACATCAGATGGTGCTTCTAAGGTAGTAGTTAATTATACTATTCCATCAGATTTATATGACAGTATGGTCAATACAGATAGCACAGACCAAGTAATAGGAGGATAATCATGGAATTAACTATTAAACAACTTAAGCAACATGGTTAGATATTCGTTCCTTAGACTACTGCTGAAGCTGTTTTAGTTAAAGATGGTGAAGAAGTAATTACTCTTGATAATATGCTAGAGAGGAAGATTGAGTAGATAATTACACCTGCTGGGTCTGGACTATAGGCATTTAAGCAAGAAAAGAATATAATTCTTACTCACTCCAACTCCATAACTGCAAATGAATCTCCTTCTTCAGTAAAGGTAAAATACGATAATCGAGGACATATAGTAGAAGTCGCTCCTACTAGTAATGTGACGGTAATAGTGGACCAAGAAGGTTATCTTTAGTATAACGGGTCAGAAGACCGGAATCTGCTTCTGGGGAATGATTTTGGAATAGATGAAGATAATAAAATTATACTAAAATGGAATCATTTATAATATGGCACTATTAAATTTTGCTAATACCTATGCTGAAATATCAGGCAATCTTACTTTGCCGGAATCTGCTTCTGGGGATTACGTAAAGCTATTCTTTTCTAAAGACGGTCACATTATATCTCATGGAAAGGATTTTACTCCCACATTTACTCCTACAGTAAGAGGTTTAGTTCCTATTTCTAGCGGTAAAGCCACTGAAATATTTAGAGGAAATGCTACCTGGGCTGAGATAACAACCACAGACTTGCCAATAGCTGAAAATACCTCTGTAAATAATACAACAACCCTATTTACTACTCAGTAGGTTCATTAGATAATTAATGCTAGCTTTGCTGCTAACGATGCAATGCGGTATAAGGGTACTATTACTTATAGTAATGGAAGCTATACGACACATACCGTTGCTGGAGTAGAGGTTTAGGGATTTCCCACTAAATGTGAGGTCGGAGATACCTATAGAGTAACTTCTCAGGGAACTTATGCTGGATAGACGTGTTCAGCTGGCGACTTACTAATATGTATACAAGACGGAACAGGAAGTGGATTAAACACTGCAGCTTATTGGACAGCTGTAGAAGCAAATATTAACGGACAGGTAAAACATACAGTGAATGGTACTTCTATCTATGTTTATAGTAATAGTACTAATACTTTCACTATTTATGCTCCAACTACAAGTGGAACACAAGGATAGGTATTATTAAGTAATGGAAGTTCTGCCCCAGTATGGGCAGCCTAGTCTACCCTAGTAGTAGGAGAGGCTAAGAAAGTAAGTAATGCTCTCTCACTTGGAGTTGGTTTAACCTTTGGAGCATCTGGAGCTACTTATGATGGTAGCGTTGCAAGAACTGTATCTTTGGTGGCTGCTACGACAACTACCATAGGAGGAGTAATTGTAGATAAGGATTCTACTAATAAGACAATATCTGTTACCAGTGCTGGTAGTATATATCTTACTAAGTAGAATGTTATTAATGCTCTTGGTTATGACCCAGCATCTAAGGATACATGGAGACCTATTACTATAGGTGGAGTATCTATTGGTGAGAAGACTCTAAATTTCGTACCGTCTGGAGACGTTTATTTAAAGGCAGACTCTAATGGAGACGATATACAAGATATTAGTTTTGGAATAAGCTGGTATAACATCAGTACTAAGAAATACGAAACGGCATAATTTATGAAGATAGCATACAATCCTAAAACGGCTGCAGCTCTTACAACTGCTCCCGCGAACAATGATATAACTTTCGACCTTAGGGGCTTAAATATATTCGTTAGAGGGGAGAAATTCAAGGGAACAGATACTACCTACTCAGTATTTAAGAAACATACTTCTGCTGGAAGTGGAGGTTATAACGGATTGGTGCCTGTTCCCTCATATACTGCAACTAATATTAGATTTTTAAGGGAAGATGGCACCTGGTCCATACCTGCGGCTGCGGCATTCATTTATACGTAGTTGACTAATCAAGATCTAGATGATTACTTAGACGAAGGAAAATGGTACTATGCTGGCGGAGGTGATAGTGTAACTAACAAACCCAGTGGCGTAGATGCATTTGAGTTATATGTTGGTAGAAATGCTAGTGGTTATCGTTACCAGAAATTAATTACTTCTAACGGTATAATATGGTTTAGATATTACGACTCTACTGCTTGGAAAACCTGGGTTAGATGGTATACAGACCAAAATACCGACTAGAAAGTATTGTAGTCTGCTACCACTACCTCAAATTATAGACCTCTTGCTTTAGGTTATACTAACACAAGTACCACTGCTGATTTAAGTGCTAGTGTTACTTAGCAAGTTTATGTAACTACAACAATATATGCTCAGCCTAGTACAGGTAGTCTATGGGCTAATAAATTGTACTCAGGTGGAAAACCAGTTCTTACAGAACATCAATCATTAGCTAATTACGTTACATTAAATACTGCACAAACTATAACTGGTGCTAAGACATTCACAGTTAATGTCACAGCAGCAGGTTATAAAAAGACTAATTCTTCTGACTCTTATGTATTGTTAGGTGGAGGAGGACACAAATTAGTATCAGACTTTATGTTGAAAACTGATGAGCTATCTAACAACCTTACCACTATCACAAAATCATTAAATGTCACACAAGCATGGATGGATACAGGAATAACATCTACTAACCTTCCTGCTAATGGAACTTATATAGTATAGGTACAAGTTAGTGCTAACGATGGTACAGGAAATATGTGGTATTGCTATAATTCTGGTGTAATGAGTTGGTATAGAGATGGTACTAATGATACAGACACCGATGAAATTATCCTTCACCGTTCTGGTCATGCTTATGGAAGAACAATTTACTTAAAAACTGTTATGCAAAGTTCTGGAGTTTTAAAATTATAGATAGGTGCAAGTGCTAGCATAGGCGCTGCTTACACTTATACATTTAAATTTAAGAGGATAATATGATAAAAGTTAAAGATGGATATGCAAAACTTATAGGAATCACATATCAAGGAAGCGCTACACAAGTCCTTCTTAGCAACGGAGGAGACTTAGGGTACTCCGCTTCGAGCAAAGCCAGCACCCTAGTTCAACGAAACGCCAGCTAGCATATTTACGCTACTTATTTTAATTCAGCTATTTCTGATGAAGCGTTAACAGATATTGGTTCCGTATATGTAAGAAATACTTCTGATACCTTTATTAGAAGAGTGAGTAAGACTTAGTTTTATTTAATTTTAGATGATAAGTTTGTAACTCTTGACACTACTCAAAGTATTACAGGAGCAAAGACTTTTTCTACTAGTGTTAGATTTGCTAATAATGCTAGTATTATATAGAATTAGAAGGATACTAGTAACTATACCACTATATTGAAATGGTATAAAAATGGTGCATCTAGAAATACCTACGACCCTTCTATAGGACAACATAATACTGGAGGAGATGGAAATGGTTCTATCTGTATACTTCCATATCCTACGGAAACCAGTCCTTGGGGTGGAACGGTGGGTCTGTTTATAAGTAAAGGGGTTTTAAAATTAGATGGTAAATCAGTTGCACTAGCTGAGAATTACTATACTAAAACTGAATCCGATGAGAGATATGTGAATGTAACTGGAGATACTATGACTGGACCTCTAATAGTAAAAGCTGCTATAACAGGAACTCAATTAATATCTACTATTGCTACAGGTACCTCTCCATTAAAGGTAACTAGCACAACCGTGGTTACTAACCTTAATTCAGACCTATTAGACGGGCTACATGAAACTTCATTCTTTAGAGCTAGAGGAGATTAGTCTATAGCAAGTTCTGTTCCTACAACTACCGAATTAGCGACTAGTAATAATCTATGTGGTAGCTGGAATGTAAAGTATACAGGAGCTTCTGGACACCTAGTATAGTTTAATGCTGGAAGTGGAAGTACAAGATATATGCAGTTCTACTCTATGTATTCTGGAAGTTTGTATTGGAGAAATAGTACAGACTCAACTTTGAATACAAAGTCATGGAAAACTATTGTAGATAGTGCTAACTATACTGGAATAGTTTTAAAGATTGGAACGGCTACAAAAGGTTCTGCAACTCTTCCTATATACCTAAATGCAGGTACACCAACAGCCTGTAGTACGACTCTTGGAGTTTCTATTACAGGCAATGCGGCAACAGCAACCAAACTATAGACTGCAAGAACCATCAATGGAACATCATTTGATGGAACTGCTAATATAGTAACAGCTTATTGGGGTACTGCGCGAACTATTAGTCTATCTGGTGCAGTTACTGGTAGTGCTTCTGTTAATGGTAGTTAGAATGTAACTATCACTACTACCTACTAGTTTGGCTCTATTGATGGAAGATATGTAGGAGGTAATAAAACTGCCAACCACGGCTCTTCTGGAACAGCTTATACAGCTGATACATATTCTTCTACATTTGTTAATAAGGCATTTGTAGCATTTGCTGAACGAGGTTCTTGGGTTCACGCTAATAATGGATATGTATCTACAGATACTGGTGTAAATATTCCATTGGCGGGAACAGCTATATTCTAGTGGGGAGCTAGTAATACGAACAAGACGTAGTTATATATAACTCCACATAATAACTCAGGAGTAAGTAATCCTGCTGCTAATGAAATGTTATTCTATACAAGCAACGGAAGTGGTTATACTTCTGCTTGGACTAGAGTATTAACTCACAGAAATTATACTAATTATACTGTAACTAAAACCGGTGGAGGTGCAAGCGGTACTTGGGGAATCTCAATTACTGGTACTGCAGCATCCGCTAGAAAACTATATAAAATTGATGGAACTAGTAGGATTTGGTCTACTTCTGAGAGTGTAGTTGGCAATGGAATTGTAGCATACACTGATACTACAACAAGCGGAAGATGGGATAGCTATGGTTCACTCTTCTAGTTCTCTAATGCGGATAACCCTAACCCAGGAACTAATGGTCACTGGCTGACACAATTATGGTCTGGAACTTCTAATAAGTTAGGAGTGAGATGGAGAACTAATACTGGAGGATGGACTACAATGTAGACTATCCTTACTAACACCAATTACATATCATATGCTGATACTAGATATGTAACAGCCTTAGGTACAAGTGGAAATTACTTAACGTGGACTAAGAATGGAGTAGTTAATAATTTAACTGTCCCATACTCATCTTATTCTGGGTACTTACAATCTCATGATACTAGAAGTACTAATAATACTCCAGCATAGTTCTCTAGCGGAGCTAGATTTGAATTTAAATATAATAGCACAGATGGACTAAGTAATGGAGGAACTTACCATGGAATCTTACACTTTAAGCCTTATGGAGAAACTACAGATTTCTCAAGAGGTTAGACGCATTAGCTAGGATTTACAGATGGTGGAAATTTATACATGAGAACATCCACAAGCTCTTCTGCTTGGGGAAGCTGGAAGTTAATTTTAACCTAGACTACTGCTGACGGAAGGTACGTTACTTCATTGGGAACTAATGGAAACTATCTTACATGGACAAAGGCAGGTACTACTAATAATATTACAGTACCTTATGCCACTAATTCTGATAAGGCAAACTATATATATTATGGTTCTATAAGTAATCTTAACTCTCCAAGTAGTTGGACATCAGATGGATATAGATTAGTATATGACATTTACTCAGGTTCAGCCTCAAACAAGCCAGTATCATAGGATCACGCCAATGGGATAATTACTCTATTTAAAAGCAAACATGGAACATCTAATTAGTATGTATCATAGTTAGCTTTTCCGAATAATACGAGAATGTATTTTAGGTATGCTTCTGCGGGATCGTTCTCTTCATGGTATACTATAGCCTATACTTCTGATATAAAGGATCCAGCTAATTATTATTGGGCAGATGTTAAGGTATCAGCTTCCTCTAATTCAAAAACTTCACCTACGTTTAGTACTGCCTATACTTCAAATTGGTTTAGAAGTACTGGATCTACGGGATGGTATTCTCAGACTTATGGTGGTGGATGGTATATGTCCGACAGTACTTGGATTAGAACCTTTGGGAGTAAATCGGTTTATCAGGGTACTGGATAGATAAGAACTGACGGCTATCTAGTTACAAATAGAGGTTTAACTGCTGGGGCTACTAGTCCAAATAATAATACGTATAAGCTCCATGTTACTGGGGCATCTTGGTCTTCTGGGTTAATCAGGGCAGGAGGAGGGTTCTATCATAATTCAGTAAATAGCAACAGTTATGTGTTACTAGCAGGAGGTTCTTATAAAGGTCTGGGAGATTTTGCCAAGGGTAACGCAGGTTCAGCAACTAAGGGTGTATACGTGACTGGAGGTACTGTAACTGCAATGACTTATTCTCTTAGTTCAAATCTAAACTCAGGAACTTCTGGTAAATTAGCTTATTATAGCTCAGCTACAACAGTGGCAGCATATTCTTCGAGTGTAGGGTCATCTGCCTAGCCTATATACTTAAATGCAGGATCCCTATCTGCAAGCTCATATTCGTTTACTGGAACCTATTTAAATCCAGTCATAGTATGGTGTGGTGAGATATATAGAAGTACCCCAGGTTCCACTTACTGGCATTCTATAAAAAATGGTGGATGTTGTAGTATATCTCCTACTACTAATAATGCAGGTTCTAATGGTAACTTGATGATAAGTATTCCACATTGTGAACCTTATGCAGCTTTTTGTTCCACGGTAAGAATTTTTGATGGTTCTACTGCCGTATCAGCTGGAGATGGTACTATTACTGGTAGAAGTGCAGGAATGGGAGATTATATGACTATCTGTGGTGTGAGTGGTACAACAGGAAATGTATATATAAGAAAGTTTTGCCAGCAAAATAAGGAGAATGATACCTGGAGAAACGAAGAGCTAGGAACAACTACTACGTCGCAAGGTAATAAACCGGTAGCAAGGTTTTATTTGATGATTGTTGGTAGATATTTTTAATATTTATTAACATAATTATGTTGTCAAATTAAAATTTATATAGTATAATAGAATGTATTTAAAATTAATGATTTATGACTTTAAATGATGTATTGACAAAGCAAAATGTAATCACCAAGGTTATTCTCAAAGACGGTGATAAGGAACTTCCAAAGGAGTTAAAAGTAAAGATTATGCGCATCAGAATGGCTTACAATAAAATTAAAAAGCAATTTGATGATGATACACAAGAATTTGCTAATCAGATTATCACTGACGAATTAAGAAGATTGTCTGAAAAAACTGATAGAACACCAGAAGAAGATGTTAGATTTAATGAGTTAAACGATAAGACTAATTCTGAATACCAAGAATATCTTGTTCAAAAGGGACTAGAGGAAATTTCAGATATACCAGATGATACTTTGTCTTTGGATGAATACTCTGATATTTTAGATGTTAACTCCGGAAATGATGTAGAAATTAATGGGAATACTATTAAGGCTGCAGACTTGATGGAAATTGTATTTGACTTATTTGTAAAATAATAATTTATGGAAATTGTAAAAACAAATGAAACGTATCAAATCTCTGATACAAAAGTGGAAAAAGGCTGGGAAATGACAGGAACAGCTACTAAGGATACTATCGGTTCCATTGGGATAAGTTTTTCTGTAATGAAACCAGGAGAATTAGTAGAAGAAATAGGAAGTGGAAACTACAATTTAGAACCTAATTCGGACAGAATTAATATTAATTATAGTACCTACGAATCTACAAAGGCAGACTTTGTAGAATATATGGAAGAAATAGTTAGTGCAGTTAAAACTCATTTCTCTGAATAATATGGGAAGAAAGAAACCTAATGTACCAAGAGCCGGAGTTAAACGTGGAGGAAAAATCAAACGCAAGTGTAAATAAGAGGCTGTATAAGCTACTTATTATAATATTGAGATATACTCCAGTAGTGCTGTCTATAAATTATATATTACATTCAATATTATCATACTATAACATCAATTGCTATATTTTAAGTTGCCTTGGAGGAGTATCTTTAGCATTTCTCGGAATTTTATACATCATATCTTATGTATTCAGATTTTGCTACTTGTATAGGATTCCTTTATACTTCGTTACCTTAACTAACCTCATAGCTCTATATGATTTATATGTTGGAATCAACATCGGAGATTTACAGATGCTTAGAGTATACTTAGTATTATTTGGAATAAGCATGATTTCGTTCATTTATCTTAAAGTTAAAAAGAAATGTTGAAGTCTATAATAAGAACTTTGTTACAGAAATTCATAGATGACATTGACTCTGATAATTGTAATATTACAATGGAACAGCAGAGTAAGATTATTTCTGTATTGTCGAATATCGCTAATCCAGATTAGAGAATGAGTAAAATTTAGGCTTGTGATTATCTTGGTGTTAGTAGAGCTACGTTTGACAATTATGTTAGAGATGGATTCATTCCGAAAGGAATCAAATAGGAAGGTTTTAAAGAACTTTCTTGGAATAAAGCGGACTTAGATATATTTTTGTCCAGTAAGAATTAACTCAGCAACGAGTTAGAAATCGGGAATCGGGAGTCTTGAATAGCTTATATTATGATAACATAATGTAACTGTTTAAGACTCCCGATTTTGTTTTTAGCATCGTCCAATATCACTCTTAGAAATGTATATTATAGTGTAGTTCTAGAACAGATAAACATTAATTATTAACATTTAAATTGTAAACTATGAGTGATACAAGAACTTATATCGTACCTGATGGTTAGGAAAACAGTACTAACCAGATGCTGCCTTGGATGGCTATGATGAACGGTGGTATGGGAGGATTCGGAAACGGAATGTGGAACAACCCGTTCATGTACTTAGTTTGGATGTGGATGATGCGTTGGATGAACAGAGGTGAGTTTGGTGAAGGCAACAACTGTCAGAACCTACAATCTGCTGAAATTCAAGGACAGTTAGCTGGTCTACGTGAGTAGATGAACACTAACTAGAATACTCAGTTGTTAATGGACGCAATCAAAGGTAATTCCGCTGCTCTTGGTCAACTTGCTACTAACTTAAATTGTGACTTTGGAGTATTGAAAGACTGCTGCTGCAATATCCAAAATGCAATTACTACTGTAGGTGGACAAGTAGGATACACTTCTGAAAGAGTTATCAATGCCGTAGAAAGAGGTAATTGCGATGTTATCCAGGCAATCAACAACTGCTGCTGCAACACACAAAAAGCTATTATCGAACAGGGCTACCAAAATCAACTAGCAAATGAAAGACAGACTTATCAGATTACTAATAGTGTAGATTCAGTAGGACGTGCAGTAGAAAGAGGATTCTGTGATACTGCTTATGCAACTCAAACTCAGACTTGCTCTCTTCAAAATACTATTAGAGACACAGGTACTGCGAACACTAATCAAATTATAGCTAAGCTTGATGCTATGTAGAATCAGGCTCTATTAGATAAGATTGATGCTTTACGTGAAAAGAATAGTCAATAGGCTGTTGTTATCAACAATGCCCAATAGACTGCTGCATTTGGACAAATGATAGGTCAAGCTACTTCTCCTATTGTTGCTGCTGTTAATGCTCTACAAAGTGATGTTAACGGAATTAAGTGTAAACTTCCTGAAACTGTAACATTACCATATAGCTGTGCTACTGCTGTACCTACTTAGGCTGTATTTAACGGATACGCTTTAGGAACTTACGCAGGATGGAATGGCTGTGGATGTAATAACTCTCTTTGGGGTTAAGAAAGGAGGTAACTATGTTATTACCTACTTATATTAATGTCAATAGAGGAGGAATACCAGCTATTAGTAGTTTGTCTGTAAATGTTACGACTACAGAAGTGTAGTTTGATTTTAACAATCATCGTAATATCGGTGCGCCATTTAGAGGATTACTAATCGTAAGACTTAACTAGGCTATACCTACAGGTACTACAACTACTCTACCGATTGTCTTCACTTCTGGTGGAGGCAATCCTTAGAGATTAACTGGATTTAACGGAGCAGATATAACAGTTGCTCAAATATCTGGAACAGGAATTTACCTATGCTGGTTTGAGCATACTACTAATACATTACAATTATTAACAGGAATTGCATAATGGCATTTTAGAATTTAAGGAATAGTAATTAGCTATTTATCTTGCATAAAGATTCTGTCCCTACTTTGGAAATTGGTAAGGTTACTAACGTATCCGTACCAGTTCCTAAGTATGGAAACCCAGGAATGTATAATCAGGAAATGATAGTAGATATTACGGCTGATATAAACGGCACATCTGCTAATTTCTAGAAATTACCTGCGATGGGAGACATTGCGGATTTCGGAAATAATATTGTGGTTTCCTGCAACAAAGAAGCAATGAATAGTGAAGTTTCTTCGATGAAGCAAAGAAGCCTGGATATAATTAATAGTATCGAAACACATTAGAGTATTATTAAAGGATGTGACGAAATTCTATCGCAATTAAATCCAGAAATAGTTGAGAAACAAAGACAAGAACAAGAGAATAAAGCTTTGAGGGAAGAAATAAACTCCCTTAAAGAAATGTTCAGAGAATTTATTAAAACATCTTTAAAATAGGAACAACATGGCAACAATAATTGAAATTCAGGAGTCAAAATTTGAACATCTTTCAGATTGTGCTGAACAAATCGTTAAGCATGGAAAGAAATTGATGCACTGTTTATCAGAACTAGAAAGCAAATCTGGTGAACATTACATGGAAAGATACGGAAAACGTAGACGTGGAGGAATGAGAGATTCTGACTACGACGACGAGGACTACCCAAGATACTATTGATATGAGAGCAGCTTTGGATATGTATGACGATATGCCAAAGTATATGCGTAAGTACTTACAAAACTACGGTTGGCATTTCAATAAGGCTTTGTGTTCATACGCTATTTCTTTTATGAAGAAGGGAGGAAAATCCCTAGAGCCAGTATCCAAAGAATACATTGATAAGGTATTAACGTAGAATAATATTAAACTAGAAAATAATGTTGGCTACGATTATGTATTTGTGGGCAATATGTGTAAGGCTGATTACTATGGAAGTAGTATAACTGACGAAAGACATTTTGCTCTTTACATTAAAGATACCATAGACGATGAAGACGCTGGAGATGGTACTACTATGAGAAGATGGTACGCTACTATGGTAGCTAACGGAACTATGGTAGACTGGGAGGATGTGATATGACACATTTCAGAGTATTGTTTGAGAAATACGATTGGGATATAGAAGTTTGCATAATTGTAGAAAATCCCAATGTTCAATACATTTTGAGTAGATTATAGGATTTGGGATGTCCAGACGATGTTTTACATAGGGCAGCTTCTAGGATAGAGGATTACGAAAATTCAGGTTTTACGTTTACTAACCAAGAAGAACACAAAAGCATCATAGTTATAAATAGACCGGATTCCGCAGAGGAATTTATAGATACTTATAACCATGAGAAGAACCATGTTGAAATGCATATATGTAAAGAGTTTGGTATTGACCCATATTCCGAGAAAGCTGCTTATCTAAGTGGTCAATTAGCAAAAAAGTTATTTAAAGCATAGTTGAGAAACTGGATTAGATAACTATATATAATTAGTAGGAGGATTTCCCTAAGTTGGGAAGTTCTCCTATTTTTGTTTTGATAAATCACCAGTTATGATTATATATTACTGTAAACATATAAACATATAATCTTATGAAATTTTTTACTATCGAAGAACTAACAAAAAGCACTACTGCTTAGTAGAAGGGAATTAGAAATGTTCCGTCTAAAGAATAGGAACAAAATTTGATAGCTCTTATAGAAAATGTTCTAGATCCTCTTAGAGAGGCATACGGAAAGCCAATCGTTGTTACTAGTGGATATAGATGCCCGGCTCTAAACAAGGCTGTAGGAGGAGCTAGTAATAGTCAGCACATGACTGGATAGGCTGCCGATATAAGAACTATTGAAGATACTAAGGCGGAAAATAAAAAGCTATTCGATTTAGCCCAAAAGCTAAAGTTACCATTTGACTAGCTAATAGATGAGCATAACTTAGACTGGGTTCATATAAGTTATTCTAATAGAAATAGAAGACAAGTATTAACAATAAAATAACATGGGAGAAGGTAAAATCAATATGTTCGGTAAAACCTATAATACTATTGGTTCTACCGATTCTAATTTTATAATTAAAACAAAAGGAGATTTAAAAGTTCAGTGGGGAGGAAAATTCATAGACGTAATCAAAAATGGAAAATTAGCATCTGCTGGAGCGGACATACTAAAAGTAGCCTCTAGCTCAGATGATATTTCTAGTAATGGAGTTTATTTAGTTCCTACCGATGAAGGGAACGAAGTATGGGTCTCTATCGACGGAACTAAGGTTAATATAGCTGGAGAAGTTGGGACTACCTATGTATCATTCCTAACAGAACAAAAAGAAGTAACCGCTGACCAAAAGTATACAGCCTTAGTAAATGCTGGATTATATTATGAAACTTTGTAGGATGCTTAGGAAGCAGGTGTGAAAGCTGGGCTTATATTCATAGTTGGAGAAAATAAATTATACATAGCTAAAGACGGGCAGTTATCTGAATACATAGCATCTCAGGGTACTTCAGAGAATGATAAAAATACATATTTTGATGAAATTACTGTTAAGGAGTTAAAAATATACAGTGATGGGTCTAATATGACCATTGATAGCCCAAGCCTTCAATTTAAAATAAATGAATAGTTGGCTATATCATTAGATACCTAGCTTAGATCGTACTTAAGCATTGCTATGCAGACTGGTACTTATATATAGTCAAATAATGCTACCTCTACGAGTGGATATAGATTATATGTAAAAGATGGAAAATCTATACTTGAAGTAGACTCTATTGTGTGGAGGGATATGGGATAGACCCTTGGGGGAACTAGTACATCAAGATTAGATGAAGCTATAATATATAGTGTACACGGAAATATAATATAGTCTGCATATCAAAACGAGAATAATATTATCTGCATTTTAAGATACCCAAACTCCTTTTCGTCAACAGGAAAAGTATATGTATTAGTTCCTCTTAGCATACAAATAGAAGTAGATTATGAGTAGGATGATACCAATGTTCAGATTTTTGCTAGTACTGGAGACATAATAGCCACCTAGGATATAAAAATACAAATAGAATATGTTGCAGATGGTGTAGATGGACAACTACAATTAACTATTCCATCTGGAAGTAGTTCTGCAACTTATGATTTAACTGGGATATAGGAATTTGGTATAGATGGATACACTATCCTATCTGGGCCTTCAAATATTAATAATTCTGGTGTCTATGGAAAAGGGCAGCTAGTTGAATGTGATATATTAGATACTAAGGTATAGGAGTTAACTATCTCTGTGGATTCTTCAATCTAGGACTTGTTTTTAGCTAATTGCTCAGGTTCTTTTATATACTCATCTAATGTCCCCCTCATAAAAATAATCCAAAACACTATTGATGTTCTAGATAGGTCAAAAACTATTGTAGATGAAGATACTTTAGAAGAAAAACCTGATGACACTGTTCATACCAGAATAGGAGTAATAAATGAGCAAGAATTTGAAGAATTAAAGAAATGTCCAGAAGAATAGGAAGAAGTGCAGGTTGGAATATATTCTGATAATTTTATAGGACTAAATTCAAAATTATACGATTCAGTTTTTAAAAAGAGATGCGATTATCCTAAATATGATGAATCCGTTGAAATCCCAGAAGATTTTTAGGACGAAAAATATAATAAAGCAGTTCCAAATGTTGAATGGATTAAAGAACTAATTAAACTAGCAGTTCCGAGTGGGACTATTGCTATGTATAATGGGCAATCAGAAATCCCAGAAGGATGGGCTGTATGTGATGGAAATAACGGAACTCCTAACCTAGTAGGAAAATTTATTAAAGCCGTATCTGAAATAGATTAGATAGGAGACAATGAATCTGAGTTGAATGAGAACAATGAATTCATAATTACTTAGGAACATCTTCCAAAACATAGCCATCCTCACAAACCTCATACACATAATCTAGGAGGAGACCTATCAGGAACCACAGGAAGTTCTGGAGATTTAACAGTATCTCTAGACTATTCAGATTATAATTGGGGAATAGAATCTGTTTAGAAAACATTTGTCACATCTGTAACCGGAGAAGGAGTAACTTCAGAAACTGGAACTGTTGATGGAGTATCAAATATAAGGACCCAGGGAGGAAACGCTACAGGAGGAAACCACACTCATTCTATTTCTTTGGATTCTGAAGGGGGAGTTTCTTTATCTTCTGCTACGAGTAAGGAGGAGACTTTAGAAGATTCAGAATGGCTAAATAAACCTATAAAAATAGAACCTCGTTCTTATTCTCTAGTATTTATTATGAAATTATAATTTTTTATTACAGAAGTTTAACATTTAATTATGTTTTAATTGCTGTCTACCTAATCAATACATATATATTGTATGATTAACTAAAAAATGATTATGTATATGGAAAATTTTGATGAAGTGATTTTTGACGACGACGAGTTTGGAGGTGATTCCTTTGAACAAACAAAACCAGAAGATGGTGATGGCAACCAGCCTTCTAATGGCGGAACACCTTCTGGATAGCAAGATGAAGATTTAACAACTGAAGTACTACGTCTTAAAGGTATTACTGACCCAGGAAAAATTAAATTCGAAGATGAAACTGGTGCTATTGTAGAAAGAGCTTGGGACTCATTAAGCAGAGAAGAATAGATTAATATCTTGATTGACCAAGAACCAGAACAGTAGGACTTTAACGACTCCGAATTGTAGCTAATTAATACAATTAGAGAGAGTGGAATGACTCCTGACGAGTATATTCAATCTCTATTGCCAGAAACAGAACCAACTAAACGATATAAAGTCGACGATCTTTCTGACGACGAAGTTTATGCATTGGATTTATTACATAAAGTCGGGTCGGATATTTCTGATGAGGAAATTAATCAAGCACTTGAATTAGCTAAACAAAATGAAGGTCTATTCAAGAAAACAGTAGAAGGACTCCGCAAAGAGTACATAAGACTTCAGGAAGATGAAGAGGCTCAGATAGCTAACGAGAAAGCCGCAAGAGAGGAAGCTGCTTATAATAGATTTGCTGACTCTATTAAAGGACAGATTAAAGAACTTGATTCCTTTGCTGGACAACCGCTGCAACTATCTGACGACGATATAGAAGATTTATCCTCATTTATGCTAGAAATAGATGACCAAGGATTAAGTGCATTTGGTAGAGCTATGAATGACCCTGCCCTATTTACTAAAGCTGCATTCTGGATTCTTAATGAGGATAAAATAGTAGAAGAATTAAATAAATAGATTCAGGATAACTATAGAAGAGGTTATGAGCAAGCCAAATTAGATTTACAAGGAAAACCTAAAGCTAAATTGGTGTTCAACAAACCCGCTTCACAAAAGAAAACCACAGACGATGTGTTTATAGATGATGAAGATTGGTATTAAGATTTATTAACATTTAAAAAGAATAATTATGCTTGTAGCGAGTTTTGTAATTAATCGCCCAACGATGGGTGACACTAGAACTTATGAAGATTTTAGTAAATTCTTGGGAGAAAGACCTCACCGTTTAGGCGTTGTATCTCGTCTTTATCCGGAACTTACTGCAACTTTCTTGACAGAAGCTCTAAGAAATATTTTCTACGGAGATACCAAGAAAGCTACTGGATTCCAGAATATTGATTCTACTTATTTCGAATGGGAAGTAGAAACTAATTATATTAAGAGAATCCCCTTCGCAGCAGTGCCTGTTGAAGATGGAGCTGATGGCTCAGAAATTGAAATGATTTTCCCAGAAAACTATTATCAATTACACGAAATTTTCAAAATTGAAAAAACTGGATAGCAATGTTTTGTTGTATCTCGTCCTACTAGAAAAGCAGACAATATGTGGTCTGTAATGGTAAGACTTATTGATGATGACTACTCGTCAATCCTAGATAAGGATGGATGTCAAATTGGTGATACAACTCGTTTCATTGGTAACGCTAAGCCAGAATTGCATGATACTGGTTTCGTTAAGTATCAATCTAATGTTGAAAAGATGAGAAACTATATGACAACTATTCGTGTTGACGATAGCTACTCTTCTAAATATGCATTGATGGAAGATACCTTCATTAAGGTTGGTAAAGGAGAAAATCAAGGATGCCTAACTGAAAAGATTTATAAACTTGAGCCTATGAAGAAGAATCTAATTGAAAACTTCTTGTATGCTCGTGAAAATATGATTCTATTAGCTAAAGGAAACATCGGAGTAGACGGTAAAGCTACTATCTCTGATAGAGGTACTGGACGTCCAATTCCTATTGGTGACGGTATGATTCCTCAAATCGAAAGATTTGCTTCTAAGTATGCTGCTAATAGAGTAACTATTAACACATTCCACACAATCATCTCTACTATGGTAGAAAAGGCTGAGAAACCTACGGGTAATCACTTTGTATTCATGGTAAACGAAAGAATGTGGGGAATTGTACAGAGAGTTCTTGGAGACTATCTATCTACTCGTAAGACTGATGGTGCTTACTTGTGGTCTAGAGGTGGAGAAGGAAAATACATCAAAGTAGGTGCTACATTTGACGCTTACGAATGGGGTGGAAATGTTGTATCATTTAAAGTTGATAGAACATTAAGTAGAGAGTTCTTAGAACCATACGCTCTATGTATTGACCTTACAACTGGTAAGACTTCTACTCAACCTCCTGTAGCTATGTACTCTCTGAAAGGAAAAGACTACATCTTTAACGAAGTACTTGGTGTAGGTGGTCGCTCAGGTGGTGACAGTGGTGTTGTTTCAACTCCTGTTGCTGGAGGTATGATGACTATCCATGGATATGCTGGTATTGCAGTGTTCAACCCCTATAGAAGTTTCATATTGCGCTGCAAAGAGTAATATAAATTACTTAAGTTAGAGGTAAGTTTTAAGAATAACTTTATATTCCGATGTAAATTTTTTGTATTCTTCGTTGTAAAATGTATTATTGAATGACTAAAAATTTATAAATATGTATCATTATAATTATAAAATTACTAATATTAGTACTGGAGAATTTTACATCGGAGTAAGAAGTTGTAAATGTAGTATAGAAGAAGATTCTTATATGGGTTCAAGTTCTATATGGAACAAGATTTATGTTAAGGAGCATAAAGATAAACTCAAAAAGGAAATACTAGAAGTTTTCCCTACTAGAAAATTAGCAAATGGTGGAGAAGTTAAATTACTAAAATCTGTATCAGATAATCCTTTATGTATAAACAAATATTTTGACTATACTCCAGACATGACTGGAGTTAAACAAGCTCCAGAATGGATAGAGAAAAGGAAATTATTTGGAGAACGTAATGGAATGTTTGGAAAGCATCATTCAGAAAAAGCTAAAAAAGAAATATCTTCAAAACTCAAAGGTAGGATTGTTTCTGAGGAAACCAGAAAGAAAATCGGAGATTATCATAGAGGAAAAACGTATGGTAAGGATACTAGAGAGAAAATATCAAAAGCTCGACAAAAGCTTAGGCATATAATAAATATGAAAACTGGAGAAGAATGGAATATCAGTATAACTGATTTTATAAAAATGTTTCCAGATGAAAATTTAAAAGAATCTAGTATGAGAAGTGCTGTTAAATATAAAAAACCTTATAAGGGCTATCTGAAAATAACAAATCTAAAATAAGATAAGATTAAACAAAAATTAGATAAGGTAGGGAACGAGGTGCTTCCCTACCTAATTCTTTAAAATATGAAAATGAATTATGGCAAAAAAGGTTAATGAAGTACAAGACGGTGATTTAAAGAGTAACATCGTTGTATTAAGAAGTGTGTTTGGTAAAGTAGGACAGAAATATTATATTCAACCTCAAAAAGATTCTCGTGGCAGATATGCAGATTGTGTTAAAAGAGTTAACTCTCAGGGGGATATTATTTTAACACCAGAAGAAATTGAAAAAGAGTCAAAAGGATTAGCTGCTTATATTCCAGAGACAGAGTTGTTTGTAATAGAAGATGGTAAAACTTTTAATTTGGATGATGTCTATGAGAACGCTGTTTGGGAAGCAATTAAAAATTGCGACCTCATCGCTCCAGACAGATTTGCAAAGAATGATAAAGGAGACTATCTAATTGACGGAACTGTAGACCCACGGTCTAAAAGACCTAGATATGGAACTGCAGAGCTTTATGTAGATAGACCCGGATTTGAGGCTCAACGTAGAGTTACTAGACGTAAACTCATTGTAGAGGCTTCTAATTATATCATGAATGATGAGCGTGGATATGAAGGAAGATTGCTCGTTGCTAAGGTATTAGGTAGAGATATGAAAAATCAGCCAAATGCTGATGTTGAAGACTATCTATTGTCTATAGCTGAGAAAACTCCAGAGAAAATTATTAATTGCTACACTGGAGGAGATATTCAACTTCGTATGCTGTTTATAGAAGCTCGTGAAAAGGGAGTTATTCTTAAAAAGGATGGACTCTTTGTTTATGGAGAAGATGGTAAAGTAGCACTAGGAGCTACAGATAATGCAGTTGTAGAATGGATGAAATTATCTAGAAACGCCAAAACCTTAGCCTTAATTAGAAAAGACACATATCCTGATATGTTTGAAGATTAATTATCAATATTTTAATATAATGCGAAATGACCGCAAGACAGGTTTTTGAAGCTACGCTAATAGAACTTAGTAAAATTCAAGCACCTTCACTTAAGCTTTATGAATTTAACTATTTATTTAATAAAGCTATAAACTAGTATATTAATAAGGTATACAACGTGTACGATATTAACTAGCAAACTACTGATGATTTGAGAGTCTTGAAGTCTACGACTTTCTTGACTCCTCACAAGGTAGAACTTGCAGGAAGAGCGTCTGGAGCTGCAAAAGATAGTGCTATTTAGAACACAAAAGCAGTTACTGGTAACTAGGATTCTCCAGAAGAAGGATACACTGGTTAGGCTTCATCTTATTTAAGTAAAGCCCATCGCTCAATTCAATCTCTACACGGTGCTACGTATGAAGTGTATATGCCTATTGACTACTTACATATGTTGAATTGTGTTTGCATTTATTATGTTGCTAAACAAAAAGATTGCTGGGATGCAGGCTCATATATTGAAATCCCTGCAACAAGATTAACTGCCGATTCTTGGAGTCAAATCATTACAGACATTTATAATAGACCTTCGCCTATGCGTCCGTACTATTATGTCCACAATCTTAACCAATAGTAGGTATTACCTACCGACCCTAGAACTTCTGTGGAAACAGGAACAGGATTAGAAGAAGTTGGTACTGATATGAATGGCATTTATCAGGTTACTTCAGCTTCTGGAGGAGAGTGGAAAGATAATGATATTGATGCAGGAACTGCTGGAGGAACTTCTCCTGAAAGTCAAAACTCTAACTTCCAAAGAACGTTTAAGCTTAATGTAAATGGAAAAGATACTCAAGTATCTCTAGTTGAAAAACCCATCGCATTGAGAGCTGGAAATACTTCTAATGTTCGTTGTGAAATTAGATATGGTAAGGATGATAGTTTGTTCCAATTAGTAGAAGTGCAGATTGATTATGTTAAGTGTCCATAGTTTATCCGTCTAACTCAAGAACAGATAGACTTAACAGAAGATACTTCTCAAATCATGGAGTTCCCAGATTATGTAAACCAAGAGATTATAAACGAGTTGGTACACTTAGTAATGGAACGTGTAAACGATCCTAGACTAGGCAATAATATTTAGATGACTCAATCTATTGCTAGACCAACTGGGCAATAGCAACCAGCCCCTCAACAAGGCTAATTAAAATTTAATTAATTATGGCAACAGGTTTAAATTTCCAAACTTAGACGATTATTAATTCGAATCTGGATCCAGATTCAAGTAAACTGAATGGAAAAGGTGCTGACAATACTTACCTTTTCAAGAGTGGTAAAACAAACATCGACGGTGTAGAAGTTGACGCTCTAAAGATTAAAAGAGACTTTGTATTTGTAAAGGATTGTGTAAAAGCAATTAGAAAGAGAGCAGGATATAATGCTGTAATGTGCAAAGCTACTATTGACTTTGCAGACGCTACTCTTTTAGCTGCTTTAAAAGCAGGCGGAGCAAAAACATATTGCAGACTCGATATTTATTTGGGTGTTGAAGGTGCAGAACCTTATATTTATTCAACTCCCTGGGTTCAGAAAGGTATGCCATTCTGGATTGAGTTTACTGTAAAAGAAGCTGATGAAGCTGCTACTATTGCTAAAAACGTAGCAGATATGCTTAAGAAAAATCACGTATTCCTATGTGATAAAGATTTGATTAACGTATCTGTATCTGGTAGTAAATTAATTCTAGAAGGAGCTACCGAATATCAGAGATTCCGCAAAATCGAAATTAGCACATTTGATGCTTATGATGATTATGCAGATAAAGTTGCAGAGCTAGACCCAACTAAAACTGCTGCCACAGACATCAAGTTGGATGAAAGAGGTAAGAATAGCTTCGGTACATATTCTCAAATCATTAAAGATTTAAGATTACCTACCGCTGCAAACTACCAATGGACTCATATCCGTCAGGTAGAAACTCCTATAGTGGGCGCTATCTACAATCAATATATTGTAGAATATGAAGCACCAGCTACAAATGATGGTCTTCACGCAGTTGGACAGAGAATGACTTCTCATACTGTTCATGTATTCTGGGTTAAGAATGATGCTGATTTGATTTCAGCTTGGGAAACTGCACTTGATACAGTAGGTACTGTAGTTAACGTTGATGCCGTTTCTAGTGACGACGAAGATGAGGACGAATTAGACGCTTAAATAAACTAAAGGCGGGACTACCCTGTTCCGCCTTTCTTTTTAATAAGGTATGGAACAGTCTATTTTAGAATGGGCCTTAGCAGTAATAGGCAGTGGTGGTATTGGCGCAGTTATTACCTATATTTGCACATTTAAAAGCAAGAAGAAATAGGTGGAAGCTGAAGCAGAATCTTCAATAGTTGATGTTGAGCAAAAGAAAACAGACCTCAAACAAGACCAATATGATTATTTATAGAAAACGTGCGATAAGTACATAAAAGATTATCATGAACTTGAGGGTGATTTTAGAAAGCAAATTTCAGAATTGAGAGAACAGATGGATAGAATTATGCTAGAGAAATCTCAGGCTATATCTGCAAAGTGTAATGAAATCGCCACTCTGAAATCTAAGGTTACTTATTTAAAAGGAATAAGATGTTATAACTTTACTTGCAAACATAGGATAATGACTAATCCTGATAAAACAGAAGAATAATGTATATAGAGAAACTTGCATCCCAAATTCGTAATGATGTTGTATCTGGACTAAGAGGTTATCACTAGAACTTATCTATGAATATGGATTAGCTAGAGGATGAAATAGTCGCCTGTAGATTATCTATATTACATTAGTATTTCCTTAGAGGAATATTCCCTATCAAAGACCTATTGATAGCAATCAACTGCATAGATGTAGATTGTGAATCTCTTGAAAGGTGTAGATGTGGAATGAGAAGTGCAGATGATACTGTAACAGCTCATTTTGAAATTCCGCAGGTTATTTCGCAGTATGGAAAGCAAGCTATAGAATACATAGGTTCTACTGATAGGCAAAATAAGTTCACAATAGTAACATCATTATCAGAATTTAATAATAGAAAATATAGAAAAAGAAGTTAGAAGAAACCATATGTTTGGATTGATTTTGCCCCAAATGCAAATGGAATGTTAGACTGCTTTTTATTCAATGCACCATTCTTGTAGCAGGTTTCCGTAGTTGCAGTATTCAAAGACCCAAGATAGCTAAAGTAGTACAGTTGCTGTAATACTGATGAACTTAATGGGCCTGATGTAAATACTAGCTTTATTGATTAGTTAGTTAAAGAGAAATTAACTAAAGAGAAACTATACTACTATAGATAGGTGACTGCACAACCTCTTCCAAATGATTAGCAATATGTAACAGGAGGATAACATGGGACGGAATAATTTTCATTATGCTATAAGTTTAGCTCAAACGCTATACGATATTGAAGGAGATGACGATGACCTAGAAGAAATCGGTCTAGTAGCATACAATTTTATTGGAAACAAGAATACTAGATTATATAGGACATCATTAGATATAAATTGTTAGGATGGGTCAGTTTAGCTGCCTTGTAATGTTGACATTATAGAAGCAGTAACTTATTGTGGTCCTGAGGATTGGGGATATACGAGTAATACAAAAGAGTTTGGAGATATACAGTCTTTGTATACTGAAAACTATATAGAAAGTAGAAAAGCTTTCCTAGATCCCTTTTATGTTAGCGGAAAATTCGTTAAATATAAAAGAGTAGGAGATACGCTTTATATAAATAAAGGGCTTGGAAGAATAAATATTCTCTATCATGGAATATTACTTGATGAAGAAGGTCTTCCTGAGATAAACGATAAGGAAGCTATAGCAATAGCAGAATATATTGCCTATACTTATAAATACAAGGAAGCAATACGTACTAACAACTAGAATGTGTTGAAAATGGCTTAGGAATTAAAGAGATAGTGGCTCCTACATTGTTAGGCCGCCAGAGTCCCTGAATATGTATCACAAGAAGAAATGGACAAGATACTAAATGTATAGGCTTCTTGGGGACGCAAATTCTATAATAAGAGCTATAAACCAACTATGTAAAATATGTAGGGAGGCAATTTGTCTCCCTATTTTTGTTTATGATTATGAGTGATAAGAATTATGCAATGGGTCATGCTTTTTCTCTGCATGATACCTTTATGAATTTTCCAGTAGAAAAACTAAAAATGACAACAGAATAGTGCAAAGAGACATATTCTGATGGAAGTAAAAGAGATTTAGCCGCTTCTATCTTTGCAAGAAGCGTATAGATGGTAGTTGACGATATTATAGATAATAATGTTCATTTTAAACTACCTGGAATGGGGAGAACCTAGGCATATTTATATATGAAAAGAACAGAAGGTAAAAAGTTTAAAAAGGCATTTAAGAATGGAAAATGGAATGATGTAGATTTTATTATGTCCAACTTTAGCGGTTACTAGTTGACTCTAGAGATGTAGAGTGAAAAAAGACTCCCTAGGGAGAAACCTATCTATCTTTCTGGAAAGGACAAGTAGAGAATTATAGATAACACTAATATGGGTAAATAGTATTAATTATTATGGTACAAAAAACTATATAGGATTACTATGACCAAATTTGTGAAGAGTATCCGAATATTCCTAGGTAGGATATTAAAAGAATTTTGCAATACGGATGGAAATCATTATACTTACATAATAGTTACGGAGGAGACACTCTAATTAATAGAAACGGATTCTGGTTTTACTGTGGATAGCTAATGAACGATTCCTTAAAGTACTTCGAATATTATAAGAAGAAAATGAGAATTAAATTACGAATAATGTACAAACGTAAAAGAGTTCCTTGGGATGGTTATTACTATTTCGCATTAACATAGAATTAGTATAATGAATATTTAGGTTAGAAAAATAAAAGAGGACGACCTAGGAAAAGATTTACCTTTTCTAAGATCATCCTCTACAAAATATATGATGAGTGTAATATATCAGAAAGTAATAGAGTGGCGATATTTAGATTACAGATGCCAGCCGACTTAGGTATTAGCTTATATAAAAAAGAGTTAACTACTGATAAAGCAGAACTTATTCTAGTTAGAGAACCCCTAAAATTTCAGGATATATTACTGTCTAATTATAATTATCAATTTATTTCAGATAATTTAAGGAAATATAACAAAAATAAGAGAAAGAATGGCTAATACAGTTATGAGTGCGAAAAACACTTTCGCAGAAGGATTAGTGATGGATTTTGCTCCTGATAACACCTAGGATACAACTCTTACGTCAGCACTTAATGCTACTCTATTAACATTTAATGGAAATGAAATGTCATTATAGAATGACATGGGAAATGGTAGGGTAGAAACAGCATACCTACCAGAGGGGTATGTTCCGGTTGGAACTTGTGAATTTGGAGATATTATTTATATAGTATCGTATAATCCAATCATTAATAAGTCGCAGATAGGATGTTTCCCAAGTCCAGAGAGAAATATAAGTAGTGATGAAGTTGGAGGACTTGGACAATCATTAAAATGGACTGATTTCTAGGGAAGTGATGGGAGCGGACCAAATGGTGAAATAGTAGCCTCGTCAGTAAAGAAGATATTATATGGAACAAAAGATATGACTTCTGGAGATAAGTACATTATATATTCAGCAGAACTAGATAGTGCTGGAAATCATGAGTATTTATCTGATTATGGAAACACCTCACACTAGCATGAAAGATTTCCAAAATTAGTTAAGATTCATGTGGTGAGTATTGAAGAGTCTGGAAAAATTACTTATTTAGATTCTTCTACTAAGTGGTATAAAGAAAACGATTTCTATATATAGAACTCTAAAAAAATAGTAGACAAACCGGACTTAGATAGTTATAGAACTATGGTTAGTTCTGCATATTCTATATTTTCTTCTAAAGTGTCTGGTAAATTAGCTTTGCTGGTTGAATTGGAGAAGATAACAGGATTTAGTTGTACGTGGAGTGCCTACACCAAGGAGATGGATGACAATTCTGATTATTAGCTAAATAAGTATTCCATATATTGGAATTTTAGTTGGAATACAGACGATAATAACATAAATCCAAATGCAGTTGTTCTGACACAATCTAAGTGGACTGGGGAAGATGATACTCACGCAGGAAAGTATCAGATATGGGAAAAAGATGAAGATAGAGATGGATGGGTGTTAGGTGGAAAAAATAAAAATTGGGTTGATGGACCGAGTATACCAGTAGCTTATCCTAATATTGATTATAATTACAGAACCATTTCTAGGGTGTACAATCCTGAAACATACAGGGGAACATTTGAAAATTTTATAAATTCTGGTTCGTATGACGCACAATCTAAAGCTAGGTTGGATTAGGTAAAATAGGAACTTGGCTTATCAAACGTGGAATTAATAAAAGCAAATCTTTCCAGGAATACAGAAGGTACTCCAGATGAAGGAAAATATTATTTCAATTGTTCTTCTAGTTCTATATCTAAGGATGGAAAAGTAACATACTATACTAACTACGAAAATGAACTAAAAGCTATTTCTCCAAAGGAGATGTCTGATGATATAATTAATAACACTTTTAACTATCCTATAGTTAAGCACTTTTCTGACTTTCTTATTCCTATAAAATAGAAAGTAGTTGAAGATAATGTTGAGGAATGGAAGAATCTAAACATTAACAATCTTATTTATTACTACGAACTTACTCCATCTATGCCATATGGCCTTTTAAGAGAGTTCTCTCAGGATGGTTACATAGACTTTAAAAAAATAGGCACTAAGAGTATAGAATTAAATTCTTGGAGATATTATAACTATGAGAATACTAGTACTTTGACTTGGGGTTTAGAAGCATATACTGAACCAAATAAAGGAATATCGGAAGTAGTATTTCTATTTTACGATAATCAAGGATTGGCTGCTGCTTATCATAATTCTGGAAAAATTTCATATAATGGGAAGTTTACAGAGTATTTCACATTAAATACTTCTGGAACAAATTACAAGTTAAATAATAAGAATGAGAAAAATGAAATTTTTTACCATAAGGGTGAAAGGGTTTCCAAGGATTCTGCTACTATATCTAATACATATTTGGATTCTAGTGGGAAGGTTATATCAATAGATGACATGAAGGATGGTGTAGATTATTACCTCAATGATGCTGGAACTATTTATAGTAATTGTTTATATTTAGTTAAAATCATAGTTAAATATTGCAGCATAGGAGTGTTAGACGAATATATTGAAGATGAAACATCCTATATAGAAGATTTCAGATGGTATTGGACTAATACTATGTTTAATGATTATTATTACTCTACATAGGACTTTAGAGGATTGTAGTTTAGTTTAAATTTAGATTGTCAAGCAGTTTTTGAAACAGTGAAAAGTAAGTGGGAAGTCAAGTAGGAAAATTATTATGCAAACGATGATTTCTCTAGCTCTATAACAAGCCAGAACGCTTTCAAATCTTTGTCTGCTATAGTACAGTTTATAAACTAGGACAACTCCTAGAATGATAATATCAGAATGGCAGTGAGGGCAGGACTTCAACAGGATTATAACACCTTTAATCTGGAAGAAAGCCAGCTTAGTAATATAAACACAAGGATATTTCTGGCTAATGAATATATTCAAAACTATCCAGAGTAGCCAGAAATTAAATTCACAGAAAAAGACACAACCATATTTTCTGGGATATATCCAACCTTAGCAGAAAACCTTACTGGAGAAGTTGATTCCTCTACTTCTGATACGTTAAATAAATTGGTGGATTCTTCTATTACTGGTACTGGAGAAGAAATTTATAATTCCGCTGAGGCTTATTAGAATTACACTAATAATTTTCACCTATCTTCAAGTTTAATTGGGGATAAGATTGGAAATTCCTCTGACGGAGCAGAGTTTGTTTACATAGATTCTTAGAAGCAAGAAGAAGTTTCTACCACAAATTTTACTGTGTATAGTACTTCATTGGACTAGGTATACTATGATGAAGCCAACTCTAGAATCAATGAGAGTAAAAGCTATCCTCTAACTCTCAGAGGAATACATTATAGCAAGTATTATTACTATAATCAGTTGGATACTTCTCCGCTAAAAATCCTAAAGTCTTTTGTTACTAACGTAGGGGATCTATAGACATATTCAATGGGACTAAATGGTCAAAATAAGATACAATATACAAAGATGTACTTTTGTTCTATTAGAGAGAAAAGAGGTACTTCTACAGAGTATAACTCCTCAATTGTGAGTTTTAATACTGATTCTAGTGGAACTAATACAGTAGCAGGAGAACCAGACAACAATAACACTAGAGACATAAACGATGATGGAGACTAGCCGATTCATGAAGGTTTATCATTTACATATGATAAAATTATGAATAATTTCAAATTTTTGTTTCCATTAGGTTTTGCGTATAACAATAGTGATAATCCCGCTTAGAATACTGCAAGAAAAAATGGAAACGTACTGATATCTTCTAATAAACTGGTTAGAGCTGGAGAAACATTTGGGTCTGGAGATTTAGGTGGGACACTATGTGGAATATCTGTAGATGGTGTTATAGAGCCTGGGGATCATATGTAGAATGGTAATTCTTTAACCTATTTTGTACCTGTTGTGCTAGGGTACCTGACACAATTATTCTACCTATCATCTGATACTGGATAGTCTTAGTAGTATTACCCAAGTAACTATGTATACCTGGATGATAATTATTCTATCTATGGAAGAGATGTTGTTATAGAACTACAACCTGGGGATGATATAGAAAGCAATGAATTGTTAGTATTCAGAGGCTGGAGCTATTCAGAGTATTTAGACTAGGTTATCTCTAAAGCATAGTTAAGAGAGAGAATGTAGGAGGATTTGAGAATGGAGAATAATGTTAATTTAAAATTATATGGATGCCTTAGAACTAGCCCATTAGAAATAAAGATTCCATATATCACTCCCGCTACTGATACTATTAGTGCTTCAAATAGAATTATAGTAAACTCTATTTACTCTGATATTCCAAGATTCACTACACAATCATTTACAGAAGGAGCTATTTACTATTACAATCCATCTACAAAGTAGTTTGCAAATGTAACGACCGGGTATTCATTAAGGAAAGTGTCAAACTATGATGTAATTAATGGGGAATCTATATAGACATCATTTGCAAGAAACTACAGCACGTTCAATATAGAAAGAACTAAGAGATAGCTCACATTAGTTAATAATTAGTTAGCTCTGTCTTAGGTTCCTTCATCTTCTACTGGTGCATATTATGTAAGAGTAACAAAGCAAATCAGGGGAGATTCATCTAGATCACTTACAGGATTTTATTCTGGACTAAAATATTATGATTGATTGGATTAAATTATTTGACGGAAATATTAGCTTAGATGTACAAACTAAAATGCTTCCAACGAAAGGAAACCTAGTATATGAGTATAATCCGTTCAGGAATTACAGGATTACATAGAATATGTATGAATATAAGGAATAGCTCTATTCTCTTGGGGATTTATGGTCTATATTCGGAATAAGTATTAATTGTACAGCTCACCGTTACAAGAAAAATAACGTCTATAACTATAAGATAGGAGATTTAAATAGTTATAGCTACACATGGAACCCGGACGGAGAAACAGTAACTACTGTTTCTAGTCCGTCTGAGTTTGGAAAATGGATAGAAGAAGCCTATTCTGATGGACATAATGCAGACAGAATAAATTTGGAATAGGCATTAATAGATTCGGATATTAATAATGCTTGGTACAATGTTCCGTCTACAGAGACAGATCCCTATCTAAGAGAATCAGGAGAATTGGTAGACTTCATTACCGATGAACTAAACTTCTCTCTCGAACATCCTGTTCACATAATTCCTTAGCATAGTTACGATGGGTCGGTAAATCTGATAATAAATGATGGAATAAACATACCAAGACTTATTAATAGTAGATTCAGTGCTACTGGTAGAAATACCTACGAGATTGTTGACAGAAAAGGAAACAATGACACTAATATATATGATTAGGGAGATTAGTTTGATATAGATACTTCTCTATACAAGAGGGTAGTAAAGATACCCAAGATAGAATTTAGAGGAGTACATTCTGGAGGTAATTTAAAAGTCGGAAATTATCACTTCTATTTTAAGTTATCTGATGCTGATGGGAATGAAACAGATTTTGTTGGAGAATCTAGCTTAGTTAGTATATTTATAGGATTTGATGACTACTATGCCGTTCAAACAGGTTAGAAAAATGAAAACAGCTTTAAATAGGTGAGTTTTTAGATGACAAATATAGACTCATCATATGATTATGTCTACGTTTATTATTCTAGAAGTACTGCAGAAGCAGGAGAAAACTTTCAAACCCAGTATGCTAAGATAGATAAGAAATTCTTAGTAAATAATGCTGAGATATGTAATATAATAATTACTGGCTTTGAGGACACGATAGAATTATCTTCATCTGATATAAATCTTAGCTATAATACTGTAGACAGTGTGGTTACTTCCGCAACTTGTCAAAATATGCTGTTTCTAGCTAATGTTCATAAACCTGATATACCATATAATGAGTTAGCAGACCTCTCTCTAAGATTTCTCCCGTATCTTAAATAGGAAACATATACCGTAGATATAGACTAGGACTATAATGTATCCACTTCTAACAAGGGATACTTAGACCCATTGTTTATATATAACAAGACTGGGTATTGGGGAAAAGAGATATATAGATTCGGAATAGTTTACATATTACCAAATGGTGAACTTTCTCCTGTCTTTAATATTAGAGGAGGTTATAATATTAAGGAATTTGGAAGTTCTGGTACTGAAGAATAGATTGCTTTGGCAAACCCTCAATATATAGATAACTAGTATACAAATATACCAGTATATGTAAATAATGGTATTACGGATGAAAGAAACTATGTAAACTATAATGAGGAAACATATACCCTTCTTGGTTATGATGGTGCTGATTCCTATGAGAACATAAAGGGAGTAGTTTCCTTTTCTCCATCTAAAGATACGAATACTATATACTCTGTCGATATTAGAGTTGATGATGCTACAATGTAGGAATTAAAGAAGTATGTAAAAGGTTATTTCTTTGTAAGACAAACTAGAATACCTACTATTTTAGCATAGGGAATCACTATTGGAATAGACGAAGAATCCAGAACCCCTACAATTCCAACAGCTGATGGATTTCTATCAGAATTGTCCGAATCTCTAAGCATGACTCATGTAACAACTAGTGATATTAATGATGTTAACTTTATATCAGAGGGTTTTTTGAATAGATATTCATTTGAGTTTAAAAAGAAATCTTCATCTTTATTTGGAAAAATCCTAAAGGCTGTAGCCATAGGTGTTGGAGTTGTTGCTCTAGCCGCAGCTACAGTATTCACTGCTGGTGCTGCAGCCGCTGTTGTAGCTGGGGCAACTATGGCTGGTGCAGTAACTGCTGGAGCTACTACCTTTGGAACTATTGCAGGAACTATAGCCGGTACTGTAGGATTAAGTGCAGGACTTGGAACAGTCGGAACATTAGCTGTTGGAGCGGGAGCAGTAGGAGCTGCGGCTGGCTTATCAGTAGCAACTGCAGGAGGTATTTAGGAATTAAGATATGGTATTGCATCTATATTTGCCAAGAAAACCTTAAATGGTAGAGCAACTCAAGCACCTTCTGGATATAAAATAGTTGAAACAGAAAGCTCCAGAAAACTTACTTAGGATTTTAGAAGTAGATTTATTCCGAAGGATTCTGATAGCAATATAGTTGCTGGAATATTGTGCCCAGATTATGAGGTTGATTAGGCTAGGTATAATTAGATATTCACAGGAAATGAACACCTTGTAGAATTAGCTAATTCCTAGAATATAAACTGCTTGAATGGACATTCATATAATTACTTTACAAACAGTGATAGACATTTCTATGTACCATCTTACTATGATAGAAATGTTAATACTAGCTACTTGGTAAAAATCATTCCAGTTCCAGATAATACTAAATGTGTTGGGGTGGATGATATGCTGTTCAGAAGTAGAGCCGGAGAAGCAGAAGAGGCTTGGAGATATGAATGTATAGCAGAGGATTATAAGTCAGAATATTCTAAAAAGAACGATACAGAAGATTCTGAAACTATCTCTAATAAGTAGATAAATACAGATATAATTAGAGGAAGTTTTGGGCCTTACTTAGCGTTTAATGATAAGGATAATAAATTTTAGCCAGCAGAAACTGTCAACATTTATATTCCAGGATATTCTACTGCTAATATGTAGAGTTATTTCTACTTAAGAATGATAGACTCTTCTACATTTAATGCTATAACAGAGAGATATGATATATCTGAATCTGATAAGTATCTAATTAATCCTCCAAGTAATATAGTCGGATAGGAAGATAGAAGTTGCGGATACTAGTTTAATGCCTACAGGGGAGATTGTTATTTGTGTCAATTTACTCACAGGGTAAATAGGAACTTTAATGACCCTTCTGCTCCATACAATGATGAAATTGTAGATGAGAATACTTGGAAGGAAAATTATGACCCTAATAATACTGAAAAATATGAACAGATAAACCTTGGAGACGTGAATGCTATTCAGCTAGGAATGTGGGTAACATTTAAAGTTAGATCTTCTAATAACTTAAATATTCGCACATTAGACGCTTCAAATGTAGATGAAACGGCAATGTGTGGACATCCTAGAGGGTATTATCCATATCTTCCAATGAGTACAGAGGGAACGTACAAACATCCAGAATCTTAGGTATATAATAAAGGTTTTACTAAATCTCTAAGTGAAAGATGGAACTTTGAGCTTCCAGATGTTCCTTATATTAAGAATTGGTTCGGAACTAGAATTATGTATTCTGATATTCATGTTAATGATGCCTATAAGAATGGATTTAGAGTATTCTAGGGAACGCATTATAGGGATTATACTCGTGAGTATGGAGAAATAGTTAAATTAGTTTCGCTTGAATCAAATCTTCTTTGTGTGTTTGAACATGGGGTTGCACTAATACCAGTCAATGAAAGAGCAGTTGCTGGAGAAGGAGCTGGTGGAAATATCTATATAAACACCTCTAATGTGCTTCCAGAGAACCCAAAAATTATTTCTGATATGTTTGGTAGCCAGTGGCCTGAAAGTATCTTAAAAGTCCCAGGAAAGACTGGAGATTCTGCATAGTATGTTTATGGAGTTGACACAGTTGCTAAGAAGATTTGGCGCACTGATGGGAACACTCTTACTTGTATTTCAGACTTTAGAGTTCAAGAATTTCTAAATAGAAATATTACTTTAGGCGAAAGAGAACTTACTCCCAAAATAGGTATTAGAAATGTAAAGACAGTATATAACGCCTTCAAGCGAGACGTATTATTTACTTTCTATGACAATACTTATGGCTTTGAAGAAAAGGTTTGGAATCTATGCTGGAATGAGTTATTATAGAAATTTATAACATTCTATAGTTGGGTTCCTAGCTATATGGAAAATATAAATAATATTCCATTCTCATTCGATAGAAATACTTCTAAGTGGATTGCTAAACTGGGAACAAGTCATACTGAAAGTTCTTTTGCTGACGGTATTACACTATCTAATGTAATTATAGAGAACTCTGAAAATGAATAGGGAGAAGTAGTAACTAACTTTAAGGTTCCAGTTTCCTATGTGAATAAGAAAGGTGAGTGGGTAACTCAAAACTATACTGTAGCGAATGATGGAACTAGTAGGAAAAAATACATTGGAATATTATCCTTAAGTAATAGAATACTTCCAGATGCCTAGCTTCACTATTAGATTTCCTACTCCTTGTAGAGAGATTAGTATGGAAACTATAAGAAGTTTGACATAGTCCCTCTAAATTGTGGAGAAGCTAATGGAGGTATATATCTTCCAGATGATGCTATGTTTGCAGGAGCTTTCATGCCTCTATATTGTCTAAAATTTAAGGAAGGAGGAGATGAATATAGTCCAGTCTATTATAAGGATGGATAGGAAATGACTGAAGTGTCTGACGGTGCTGGAGACACGTTCTATACTTACCAAGCTCTATATACTACTAAATCCCTATTATCTGAATTATATTATAGGAATAGTGCAGGACATTCATATGCTGATTATGATGTACATAAGGTAGGTCCGTCATAGTATGCTACTGAATATGCTCCAGTAAAATGGTTTAAGAATGTAGATACTATGAATGAAATAATAAGTTAGTTTCCTCCGGAAACTCTAGTTGGTAATTCAAGAGGGTACGACGAATCTGGAAATCCAACAGGTGATTTATTCCCATGTACCACAGTTGGAGAGATAGCATCTTTATTATGGTCTCAGAATGGCGAACCAATGGTTCACGGAATACCTTTAAATTGGTATTGGACTATAGAGTCTTCTCAAGATATTTCTTAGAATAAGATTTATTTAGACCTTCCTATATTCAAAGACATTACTGGAAAGCGTCCTACTCTTCCTAGAGAAGAGATGATAAATCCTGATAAAATAGTAACCTTACTTAATATTAAGGCTACAATATCTATTGTTGATAGTGATAATTAGTCTAAACTAAGTGATTCCTATTACAATATGAAAGCGGGATTTTAGTCAGGAACATCTCTAGTAGATGCTGGATATTATGAATCTGTTGTAGGAATAGCTCCTAGATGGAACTTATAGTTCTTATCTACAGATTTTTGGAAGCACGGCTAGGCTGGGCTGATTGACATAGCAGATGATATATATCCTACTTATTGGTACGGAAGACAGCATCCATTTGAATTTGAATGTGTAGTAGTGAACGACCCTTCTATACATAAGATATTTACTAATCTTGAAATTGTTGCTAATAAGGCAAAACCTGAATCTTTCCACTATGAAATAATTGGAGAGACCTACGACTTTGCAAAAGATAAGGTAAATATGTATTTTAGACAGGAAGCTATGAAAGCATTGTGGCAATACAATGGAGCTGATATTTCTTATGATAGGAACTTCTTGAAGGTTCAACCTAGATAGTAGCCAAAGTCTGCAGACTTCCCACATAAGTACTATACTAGACAAGATACTATCAATGAGATAGAGGATTATTATATTCATGTAACTTATCCAGATTCACACGATTATCGTCATTTATCTGGAGCGGAAGTAGTTTACTATCCAAATAGACAAGAATATCGAATCTGGAATCATGCTATGGCTGTAGATATAGACGATTTGAGTTAGGATGATTCAAGGTCAATTATCTCCGCTAATTGTCAGTATTTAGAGGACAGATGGAAAGTTACAATTAATCCTATTTTAGTATGCTATAAGAATGAATATCAAAGGAAATTCTCTGGTTCCTTAATATAGCCTCAGAACTCTACCTGGGCAAAAGCCAAGAATAGTTCACAAAGCTTACCAACTCTTCCTATTTATAATTCTCCTATACCGGATTAGGTTTTATCAGCTGGTGGTATAGATTTCCCAGGAAATGACCCAGTACATCCAGAGTGGGGAGAAGATAACGCTCTTTACAATTTATATGATTTATCTGGATACAATTCCGAAGGAAATTGGAAACCGTTGGATTTAACTAACTGGTTAGACGATGTTAGCATTTATAGATATAATTTTGGAGAAGCATAGAATAGAAAAGAGTTAGATGTTAAGGATAAATTCTTAAAGATAAGAATTAGATATTCCGGAGAAGAATTAGCTGTTATAGATTTCTTAAATACTGTATATAGAATTAGTTATGCTTAATAAGAATATAAATAAAGTCAGAAGAATAGCGAAAGCCTATTATGGGCTTTCCATTCCTTCTGGGAATCCATATATGACTACGAATGGATTAGCCATCCCTGGTAATGTTATTACTTAGTAGAATTTGCTGGGAACTGATTATAGCGCTGATTTCAGAAACAGAGCTGAATAGATAATGGCTCCTACTAATAGTCTTATAGATTTTAATGCTAGAATGGGAGACTTATTTAGCTTAAAGCTAAAAAATGATAGAGATTTCTCTAAAGCTATTACATAGATAAAGAGTATGTCTGGAGGTACTACACCTTAGAAATCATAGGGAACTTTCTAGAAACTAGGAGGGTGGAATACGGTAGGACAAGCCTCAGACTTCCTAAGCGGACTAATTGGAGGTGATAAAGATGGATACCTTGGTAAATATGGTTCATTATAGCAAGCAGGAGACTAGGCGTTTGACCAGGCTTCAAACGTAGTAATGGGCATAAATCCTCTAGTCGGAGGAATAATGAAGGCAGGAGGTTTAGTTAGTGACGTGTTAACCAAATGGGGTGGAATGGGTACGGATTCTATGACTAAAACCGATGCTGTACTAGGTAGCAAATTATTATCTCTTACTCCAGTTGGTATGATTAATGGTTTCTTTGGTAAGAAAACTAGGGATTTTTCTGCTAATAGAGATACTATAGAATAGGTAGGAGGTTCTTACGGTGGAACTGTTAGAAATATAGCATCGGCAGAAGAAAAAGCTGGAAAGAAATATGGATTATTCAGTGGAGGGGCAAGAAGGTCAGCTAATAGGTTCATAAATAGAACAGAGTCCCAATAGGCGACTATGACTAATATAGCTAACTAGGCTTCTGATTTATCTTCTATAGCTACTAATATGTCAGATTTGAACCATATTTAGTATGGCTTCAACCTAAACGGTAGATATGATTAGAGATATATGAGAGCTGCTAGACTTGGAACTAAATTACAGAGAATTAAAAAACTTAATATATAGTCTCATAAATTAGGAGGTTAGATATAGGGAGCAATAGATTTGAATGAGTGGCAACCCGTTATAACCGAAGCTGTAGAGTAGTTTGAATCTGGAGGAGAATTAGAATGGACTCCTATTATAACTCTATAGGAAGGAGGAAAAACTGAGAAAGTAGATGGAATAACAGGAGCAGCTCCAAAGATTACTTTCTAGTCTTGGTACGATACTGTTCCAAAAGATAGGTTGTCGAATAATTACGACCTTAAGAAAGCTTTTGAAGTACTACCATTCGAGGAGTTAGAAGCATGGAGAAAGTCTTCTGATGAAGATTTAAGAATTGGAAAGAATCACCTACGAAGCATCTATCAGTTACCCAACGGAGATTATGAATTTTTAAAGCTAGGAAATGAATAGAGTAATCCAGAAGTTCATTTCGAAACTGATACTTATCATTCTGGGGAAAATGGATTAAAAGATTCTCATGATTTAGTCTTTGAGAAAGATAGATACTTCTATAGAAGGAAGCCTAAACAATTTAAAAATGGTGGTAAACCCGAACCTATAGACGCTCCAGAAATAGAAGAAACTAATTAGAAAAATATAATTCCAGAAGGCGCTCTTCATGCTCGCAAACATAACATGGAAAATGCTGATAACTTGACTAAGAAAGGTATTCCAGTTATAGATAATGAAGGAGAGCAATAGGCAGAGATAGAAAAAAATGAAATAATATTTACACTAGAAGTTACTAAAAAGCTAGAGGAGTTATACTCTAAATATACAGACTATGAATACTCTCAGAAAGAAAAGGATGAAGTAGCAATAGAAGCTGGAAAACTGTTAGTAAAAGAAATATTATTTAACACAGATGATAGAACAGGTTTAATTAACACATTAAAACAAGGAGGAATAATAGATGGACTTAAATGATTTGTTAGTATCTTACAAACGTATTGAAACTCCCTCTAGAGTCGTTCCCACCTTCTAGCTTATTTAGCTTGATATTCCTTATCGAGATGCTCCTTCCTAGGATTCTCCTAGACCATAGTAGGTTGTTACTGAGCCAGCAACCACTAGCTATTCTATCTCTTTATCATAGGTAAAAGCTCCTGGATTCCAGATGAAATGGAATAGTCCATATAAAAACAGAAATACTTGGGTAACTGACTTGGCGGCTGCTTACAGAAAAGCAGGAGTAACTAATGATAATGCAATAAAGATGTTAATTGCCCAAGATGCTCAGGAAAGCAGTTGGGGACGTTCTGCACAAGGTAAATTCAATTTTGGAAACCTAACTACTGGAGCTAAATGGAAAGGCGACTATGTTAGGGGAAATGACCATGACGCTAAAGGCAATCCCATCAAATAGAAATTCCGCTCTTATAATTCTATGGATGAATATGCAGCTGATAAGTTATAGTTCTTGAAGAATTTATATGATTTTGATGAAAATGATGATATTAATACGTTTACCGCCAAACTTACTGGTAAGAACAAAGGCAAGAGAAAGTATGCAGAAGCTACTGATTATGCTGATAGAGTGGCAGCGGTATTCAGAAGTTTCAAGGACGGTGGTATTATAAAGTATTAGTAGGCAGGAAAAGTACTTAGTCCTCCAGAAAAGGCAAGATAGAATTTATCTAGTAAATTTCCGGTTAATTGGGAAAAAAAATGCCGAAGGTGCTAGAAAGGTATTTATCAATGCAAGGACTCCAGCATCCAGTAAGGCAAGAGCTTTTAGTCTCGGCTATGTAAGACCTAAAGGGGAATCAAAGAAGCCACAAGAAGAGCATCTTTTGTTGCCTCTTTAGATTCAGTTTATAATTCTAAGTATAAATAATGGATAGAGTAATAGTGAATATAGGTAACAAGACATATAATTGTCAGGTTGCTAAAACGGAAGAAGACAGAAGAAAAGGTCTGATGGGGGTTGAGCATCTTCCTCCCGATGAAGGTATGTTATTTATGTGGGACGATGAGGATACAAGAGAAATGTGGATGAAGGATACCAAAATTCCTTTAGACCAGATAGCCATTAATGATGATGATGAGGTGGTACTGGTATATAAAGCCCAACCAGAAGACGAGACTTTAGTTCCGTTTATGAACACAAAGTATATTCTAGAAGTCAATCAAGATTCTGGAATTGTGGAGGGAGATGAGTTTGAAATAGACAATTCTGATGATTTAGACAAATATGTAATGAAAGTACTTGCCCCAGACGGTAGTACTTAGATGCATCTTTAGGGAGGAGAAAGAATTGTTAGTAGAAAAGAAACTAGAACCCTAATTCGCAAAGCTAAAAAGGCTTATGAAAATAAGAATAAAGATTATGATAGATATTGTAAATCTTTAGGAAAATATATTTTCAAAGTAATAAAGGGACAAAATACTCGCCCTCCAGAATACGTTGAAGTTCCAGAAGGAAGGGATAAAAATTCTGACGATAAAAATTCATAATATACACATCGTATCAAAATTTCTTGGTTATGCAGATATTAATATGTAGTATTGAAGTACATAAGATAGATAGATAATTAGTGCATTAATTACATTTTAAATTTTTTATTTATGAAATTAGGAAATAAGTTTTAGGCAGGAGGACCGATGCCTGCAGGAGCACCTGCTCAAGCACCTCAAGGTGGTGAAGACCCAACAGCTATGTTGTTGCAAGGAGCATAGCAAGCCGTTCAAGGACAAGATTGCGAAATGGCTATGCAAGTATGTCAGATGTTAATCGAAGCATTGGGAGGTGGAGGTAGTCCACAAGAAGCTGCCCCACAGGAAGCTGCCCCAGCTCCAGCAGAAGGGGAACCTGTTTACCGTAGAGGCGGTCGTTTAGTAAGACGTATAAACGCTTAACAAATTTAACACGTAGGGGGTATATCTAAAATTTAATTAGGTGTACCCCTTTCTTTTAATATATAAGTTATGGCAGACGAAAAAGGAACTTAGAAACCAAAGGAAAGAGTTAAGTATAAGTTTGGACAAAATGATATTGACCTAACTAATTATATACATAACTTGGGAACTAATGTCTAGTCATATCTAAATTCCAAGAATTGGAATGAGGGCTAGAAACAGGAGTTCATGAATGCATATAACAGATACTTAACTGGATTGCAAGACTAGCTTGCAAATAATACTAATAGATTTACTACTGACGACTTTGGTTCGATTATTGATTCTACTGGAGCGTTAAGTAATACTGACAATGATGATATAGACCCAGTTGGTTCTGAATACTATTATGATAATAAAGGTAATCGTATTACTACTGACGATTTTAACTTATTGAAGAAACGAAAATAGAAAAATTATAATACATTTTCTGCTAATAGAGAAGTTGCTACATACTTTAATACTATAGGTAACGCTTTGAAAGGCATGGAAACTCCTAAAGAAAAAGTTCAAGATGCATTTAATCTATCTAAACATGGGTTTTTAGCTGATTGGACTACAACAAATAACCCTGCAGGAGGAGATTTTAATTTAAATCCATACCTAGAAAAGGATGACTTGGATGAAACAACTGGAAAAAGAGGAACAGCTAATAGAGCTGCATATTTAAAGGAATAGATAGAGAACTATATTAATAATATAGGGGAATATGATTTTTCATCTTCTCCGTTTAAGGATAGAGATACATATGTTTCTAGACTTCGTGCAGCCGCATAGAACTTAGAAAATGGATATGACTCAGAGGATGTTATAGCACTTAACTAGGCTGGGATAGGAAATGAGTTTTTAAGTAAATTCTTTGCTACTGGAGCAGAAGAACCAGCTGTTAAAAAAACAGAGTTGGAACTACAGACTGAATAGGCAGCTAAGGAATAGGAGGAGAGAGAAAGACAAGATTAGCTAAGAGCTGTTATCAAAGCCAACGAGGAGGACAAATATAATAGAGCTAGAGATGCCTACTTCTAGAGTTATCTAGAGCAAAATCCATTTGAAAGTTCAATCTCCTAGTATGCTGCTCCTCTATCATACAATGTCGATAATCTTTATAAGATGTTATCTGATGTTTACAAATTTGATAAAACAAATATTGCAGCTGTGCAAGAGGCAGCTAAAAGATATATAGACTTCCCTGGACTAGCTTCAATAATTAGAGGAAAATAGAAAAAACTTGATGACAGCGGGAAGGATATCTCTAGCAATCACATAGCTAACACTTTAGACTTTGCTGCTTAGAGTAATCTTCTCACTGATAAAGTAGGAGATACTGGGTATTATGTTGTTCCAGGTTCTGAGGATTATGATAATTGGTCTTATATAGCATATAATCCTATTACTAGATAGTACTAGGAGCAATCCATGCTTCTGAATGAGGAACTAAAGAAAAAAATGGCGTATTCTGAGTATGACAAGAGAAACAAGGTTCCAAAACAGGAAAATGGCGGAGTTGTCAAACACTAGCTTGGAGGAATAACTAAGTATATAGAAGAAAGCCAAAAGAAAGCATAGAAAGAAGCTGAAAGAGAGTAGAGAATAACCGACAAGGTTGAAGAAACCGGAAAAACCAGAGAATAGGTAGAAGCTGCTGAAAGAAGACCTATGGAAGAAGGTTTTTCTACTATTGATAAAGTCAGATTGGGTACTGCTGCCGCTGATGCTGCTGCCGCTGCTGCTGCTTTTATTCCAGGATATGGTACTGTAGCTTCCGGTGTTCTTGGTATAGGAAGCACATTAACTAATATTGGTGCTGATATTGCCGATGAAAGTATGTCAGGATGGGACGTTGCAGGAAATGCTCTCTATGGATTAGGAATGGATGTGGTAGGATTAATTCCAGGACTTGGTACTACAGGAAAGGCTGCCAAAATTGTTAGAGTTTTGAAGCCTGTTTCTAAACTAGCAATGAGAACTCTATAGGCATACGGAATGATTCATTCTGCCGATGCGTTTAATAAACTAATGTCTAATCCTTCTGATATGTCAGCTGATGATTGGAGAAACCTTGTGACTGGACTACAAGCTATAAGTGGAGAAGCTAGATATAAAGGAGGAAAAAGAGCGGTTAATAGAGCAACTACTCAAAGAGATGTTGCGGATGTAAAAACTTCTACTGGAAGAGTTGCAACAATTTCTAAGGAAGATTTAGATAAATTAAGAAAAACAAAGGGATTAAAAGCATAGAATAAACTGTTCTCAGAATTAACTGGTGGTCAGTAGTTATAGAGAGAATTTAAGGATAGAGAAATAAATTGGAAAAAGCCTTGGAAATCAAGACTGTCTTCTGATAGTCCAGAGGTCTCTCTAAGAACAGAGTCTTCATTCCTTCCAGAAGACAACAGCTTGGATGCTAGGTTCCTTAGACAAGTATATGGAGAATCAACTAATAGGAGAACAAGAAATACCAACTAGGGACGGGCGAATCCTAGATAGGGTAATTTTGATAAACTTAGGGAACTAAGTAGTCAAACCGGTAAATTAACCCCCCAAGAAATAAATCTAATTAATAGATAGAGAGCTAAGCAAAAACTGCCTGCACTTTCTCAATAGGAAATTGATGCCTTAAACGCTAGAAGGGCTTATAGAGGAGAATAGAATGCTTTAATAGCAGAAACTTTCCATGGTGTATTTCCCACACACTCTTGGTCGAAAAAACTAGGACTGAGTGGAATAGCTGATAATGCTAGATATGTACAGAGGGGGAATTAGAGGAGAAATCTTAGAGAAACACAAAAGGAGGTAAAAGCAGCGTAGGAAGAATTGGCAGAGGCTACAAGACAACAAAGACTTGCTGTACCAACAGGACAGGGAGAAATTGTATCGCCTGATGCTAATTAGGCTAGATTTATTATGGGATTATAGAGAGCTATAGAAGCTAATCCAGATAGAAGTGCAAGGCTTCAATCCGAGGAAGCATATAGAAATGTTAGATAGGCGTTCAATCTATATGGAGCACCATAGTATAAAAGACCTCTTACAGGGGCAGCTTATAAGGCTAAATAGGATATGTATAATAGACTGTTTAACTAGAGAAGATACGATGTTATTGAAGCTTTTAGAAATAGAGAACTTCCTCATAGACAATCTAACAAGAAAAAGAAAACATCACGGGATGATAGAAGAACTGTTAAACGTGAAGATGGTGGTACTCTAGATCTTGTTAGAGTAAGAAAATTTCAAAACGCTGGAAAATTTCCAGAGTGGTATTCCAAACTTTATAAATTTTAGAATTTAACTGGTTGGAATAATTTACTGAATTAGTCATTGGCTGGGCCGTCTATTACTAACGAGAATGCTGGGCATTATAGAGCTGGGGATTTGAATGAGGCTTATACTAAAAATAATTCTTATACTTCTAATCCAAATCTAGTTGGATAGGACTTACAATCATATTATGATTCTTCTTTCAAAGGAAAATCTCTAGATGATTACGTAAGTGCTTACAATGCTAATGCAGCTAAAATTAGAGGATATTGGGACTAGGAAAGAACATATAAGTAGTCTGGAGCTTAGGAGCATAACAGGCTGTTTAAGAATATGTTTGGAAATAGAAGTGATAACTCTAATAATGTATGGAATATTGGCTATGACTCTAATTTAGAGGATATTGTTGGCTCGTCTACCTGGCTGAGAAGAATGGATAGGTATGAGAAAGAATTTGATAATCTGTCAGACGAGGAAAAGAAATCAAGAATCCATAAAATAGATTTAGGAGATGGAAACTATGGATATGTCTACAAGAAGGCCAATGGAGATATAGCAGTATGGAATCAACCAGAAATTCCTGCAACTTCCACTAATCCTGCTGATAACTAGGCTACTCCTACTGTAACCTCAGTAATACAACCTTCTCAAGAACCTAATGACGATAATAAACAGAATAAATTATTCTTTAGAAATATTAACCCTACCATTGCTTATGGATTACCAAGAGCTATGTATGCTGACAGAATGAATAGAAGGATTACTGACTTAGCTAAAGAATCTGTAGTTCCACTATTAAAAGACCCATTTGAGGTACATCGTTATACTAGAAGTGATTTAGATGCAGAAATGCAAGGAGAGCGTAACTATGCTAATCTTAGAAGATTGGCTAGTAGACCTATAACTTCTGATGGAAGTTTACAAACTGCAACACAGTTGCAGGCTGAGGTTTAGGGACAAGAAGCTAGAACTGCTGGAAAGGAGAAAAGCAATCAGGTTCAAAGACAGTATGATGAATTAGCTTGGTAGTAGGAAACGGAGAATGCTGCTAACAGACATGAAACTGCTATGTTTAACAGAGCATAGCAATGGGGGGCTGATTAGGATAAGAGTAAATACGAATAGGCATATCTAGCTAAGAAGTTTAATATTTGGGATGTATTTGGACAATAGTTGGAATATGATGCAAGGACGAAATAGAAAGAGAATAAGGCTCTGGAAGACAATTTCGCTAGGTCTGATATTCATAATGCTATTAGTTATGCCCCAAATGATTATGGAGCTAACTTGACTCCTGATGAATTAACTGTATGGAATAAAGTCTTATCTGGGACTAATCCTTTTAGTCTATCATCTCAAGAATTTAATTCTTATAAACTAGCAGCCTAGAAAGTCTCTAGAGTGGAAACTGAGCAATTGAGATAGTATTACAATGTTCCTAATACTAGATGGTCTGGAAAGACTCCTAGCACTCCTTGGTCTCCTACAATTTCTAAAGCAATATCCGCTAAGGATGGAGCTAAAATAGCTGTTGCTGGAATAGAAGCAAAGACTGCTGATGCAGAGAGATTTTAGAAACAAATAAAAGAATGTATAGATAGAAATGAGAAAGCCATAGATAGATTATCTAAGAGTTTATATGGACTTATAAAAGCTTCAATGATAAAATGATACTGAAACTATAGCAAGGGGGGAATGCCCTTCCCCCTCTTGTTTCTTATCAGCCAGTAACAGTTACTGGTGGGGCAACTGCTGGAGCTTCTGTAGCAGCTCCTAGCGATAATCAAGAGACGACTGATTTAACTGACAAAGACCTATTAAAAATGCTTAAAAAGTTAGACGGACTTCCTAGTGATATGGCTGTATTAACTTAGACTCTCTAGAACTTTTATATAGACTAGCAATACAGTCCATTCCCAAGTACTTCTAACATAGCATCTAGATACTTATAGGCTTTAAATCAAATGAAGATAGCAAACTTCAACAGAAAGGAATATGATGATGCCTTTTCTACTGTTGATAAAAACGGAGGAATAAATGAATTTGCTGTAACAGATAGGGGATAGTTATTCTGCATGAATGATGAAGGGGACTTTAAATTATTTTCTCTGGAATAGCTTAAAGAGAATCCTGACTATCAACCATTAACTAATTCGGAATTATTATACTATAGAGCGCAGTCTCCCCAATTAGCTAACAACAATGAACTACTAAAGGTGGTCAAGAATGGAATAGGAATAGAATCTGTTACCAAAATGATATAGGATAGCATAGGAAACCTAGGAACTACTTCTGAGTCGAATGAAGGTTTTGTCAGAACCTAGGCGTCATAGCTCATTAATGGTTTACAAGAGTTTATGAATGCATAGCAACAATCTGGCAATTATAATGCTACCGTAGATAATTTGTACAAAGGAAAATTCTTAACTAAGAGCCAAGCTATGTAGGCACAGGCTGCTCTTAATTATATATATACAACTCTTCCAGCTAATGCCAAGACTTTACTAAAGACTAAAACATAGAATGGAACTGATGCAGAAGCTGTTCAGCTAGTGTAGACATTAATTAACTCTAAACTGAGTTCGACCGCAGACTTTTCTCTAGATTTAGATGATCCAAGTTCCGGTTCTAAAAATAAGAATGGTGCTGGAGACGGTCTTGATGCTGATTTAGTTACACTAATTCAGGCTAGTCATGGAGGTCATGATACTGTCTACCAATTAAATAATAAGTCAGGAATAGGAATGACCGTTTAGGGAACTGCATATGAGTAGGTAAAGGACACTAAAGGAAATCATATAGGAAGAACGTCAATGGAGAATTTATTGAATGAGTCTGGATTACGTTCTATTATCAATGCTGACAACGGAGTGTACTTTGGAAATCAAAAGGTTGATTTAGATTCATTGTTAAATATCACATATGACGGAAAGGGATTGCTAAGAGTAAATCTTCCTGTACGCTCAGATGGTTCTCCTAATTTTGACCTGTTAGAGGAATATTCTAATGCCCAAGCAGAGTTCTTACTAAGCTCTCAAACAGATGAGGATAGACTTAGAATATTTGGAGATACAGAGAAGTATCCTGGACTAAACTCACTAATCAAACCTACTGGAGAACTAGATATAGATAAGTTTGCCCCATTTATAGTAGCATCTGGTATGACGACCGATGGTATGGTGGAAATAGACAAGAAGCAAAATAAGTTTATCACTGAAGTTAAGCAATCTCCGGAATTAGTTTAGTAGCTAAAGACCAGTTTGGCAACAGGCTCTGGAAAAGAGACTCAGTATCCCGATATTGATGAGTACGACTGGACAGAATGGTTAATGCCTGAGTTTATAAATAGTTATGACCATATATTTAAGGGAAATATTTATATACCTCTTAACATGAACAAGGCAGCCGCAGCTCTAGGGGGAAATCAAACTATCGATACAAATACTGGATAGATGTTAGAAAAAGAGTACCAAAATAGGGATCTAAATTTTACCAAATTAGATCCATCAATATTAAATAATTAATTATGTTTGAAAATGATTGGATATTATCAAGCTTAAGTAATCCTACCTTAGACATAAATGATTTAGTTTCAATTGGAGGTTTAAATACTAAAAATACCCAGTTTCTAAGTAAGGATTAGTATTTGAAATCAAGCTTTATTAAAGATAATCCCGTATTCAAGGACGATAAGGGAGATTTTTCTAAAGAGAAGTTTGATAGATTTTATGAAATGCAAGCATCCAGATGGAGAGATTTTTAGAATAATGAATTTCCAACTGGAATAGAATTAGATGCCTTTGATACGGCAAGCAATAAGGCTAATGCCAAAATTAAAGAAAATAAATTTAACTTAGGACCAGACTATAATCCTGATAGGGTTTAGATTGGTGTAGAAGGTTGGAGAACTACAAGTAAGAGAACTAAATCTGAACAGGAAATAGCTCAATCTTAGAAAATATTCAATCCAGAAACAGGAAAGTTTGAAAATTATACTCCAGAAGATTATGCCTTATTTAGTAATCCAGTAAAATGGGTTTAGAATCTATTTAAGGAACCTTTGGTATTAGCTCAATATGACTAGGATGAAGTTGATGAACAAGGAAACAAACATAAGAAAGGAGAATACAAACTTAATCCAGAAGGAACTTATTATTATGAGAAATTAAACGGACGTTCTCCACTTGGAAAAACAGTTTTATCAGCTGCAAATATCTTAACAAAAGAAGATTCTGCTCTAAACAAGATAGACTTCATGGATTCTGATGACCTAGAGAAAAGCGCTACTGGAGTTATAGCTAAGAATATAGCATTAATAGCTCCAATGTTTACTCCTGCAGCTCCATACTATTATAAGGCTATGGTAGCTAAGGAAATATCTAAGACTCTTCCAATGCTTCATAGTATTGCTACCAACTTGTTTGGTTCTGGAGATAACGAAGCCCCAGAATGGATGCGAAAAGCGGCTGCAGTTGGAGAATCATTATCTACCACTAATTCTGTATGGAGTAGTGAGCATACATTCTCTTTTGAAAACTTAGCTAATTTAATTTCTGATATTGCTCTACAATGGGGACAATAGAAGTAGATAGCTAAAGCTGTAGGATGGTTTGGGGATAAAAAAGCATTGAAGAAGGCTGAAGATTAGGCATTCCAATTCTACAAATCAAAAGTTGGAGGAAGTTTAAAAGGTCTAGAAGCCCCATCTGATGAACTATGGAAACAATCTACTCTTGGTCAATTATGTATGAAAAAATACTATGACCCAGTAGTTGAGACCATGAGAAAGAAACAAAGATTAGGGGCTAATTTAGCTTTAGCATATATGTCTTTAATCTCAAACACTGATGTTTATTCTGATATGCTAGAGAGAGGTGCTACTAAAAAGGAGGCTGCCTGGGTAGCATTGGGTAGTGCAGCTGGAATGTATGGAGTGGATAGGCACTTACACCTTGGAGAAGTATTCTACGATGATCTTACAGCTGAATCCATTAAGTAGGGAAGACAAGCAGTAAAAAAGGAACTGAAAGAGGCTTTCGAAGAAATATATAAACCTGGAACTAAAGATAGTCCAGGTAATTGGTATAAGAAAGGAGTGGCTTTTGGAAAAAGAGCAGCAGAAACATTTGTAGAAAATCTTAAGGACCATAATCTTGGAGGAGTTGGTAAGGCTCTAGGAGAAGGTTTAGAAGAAGTTAGCGAGGAACTAGTAACAGACCTTACTAAGTCTACCTATTCCCTTCTTGGAGATTTAGGTATGTATGATAAGAGCGTTAAGGATACTGGAGCGTTTGATAATATGTTAGAAAGATACTCCATGTCTCTGATAGGAGGTGCTGTTGGTGGAGGATTGTTCTATGGAGTTGAGAAGTATAAGGGATTTAACAAAACTAGAGACAGAGACTTAGTAGACTTAATTAATGATGGAAGAGCGTAGGAGCTAAGAAATATAGTAAAAGGATATGTATCTAAGGGTCGCGCAGGTAATACCAAAATTTCTGGATTACAATACTCTCAGGATGATGCTGGAAATATTACTTGGTTAAGTACAGATAAAAGTGAAGAATCTTAGAACCAATAGGTAGGTAATAGGGTACTAGAGAAGATTAATTCTTTAGAGGCAGCCATAGTTGGAAGTGGTACAAAACTTAGCCAAGACCAACTGTTTGACAAGATGGTTCTACAAGAAGCGAGATATTAGGAATACAAAAATGCTTCTCACGTAACTGGATACTATCAAGAATTTAGAAAGCTGCAGAATTAGTTGTTGCAAGCTAAGGATACATATAATAAAGCTGCTGAAACTGCCGATGGAACTCTTGAGGGAAGAATAACAGACTCTCCCACAGAAGCAGAAAAGTAGGATAAAATTAAGAATTTGTAGTAGTTTTAGACATAGGTAGATAACATTCAAAAGAAAATGAATGACTTTCTATCCGGAGATACTTCCCTGGACTATACTAGAAAACTTAACTTTGCCTTAGACCCGGTTCTTAATTCTGCATTTTTGGGACTTGACAGAACTAAGTGGTTACTTAACAAAATAGACCCTACTTAGGAACTTACAATATAGGATTAGATAGATTTGAATAACTAGTGGAATGACCACGTTAAAGAGACTATGCTTAAAGACTTAGATAAAGCCTTTTTAGCATATAAGGCTTTAGAGAAGGTCGTATCTCCACAGATGTTAGCTCAGTAGGACTATGCTAATCAATACAAGAGCATTTTTAATGCATTAAATTAGTTATATAATAAAGAAGATTTATCACTAGATAAATATATCAATGCCAAGCCGTTCTATACTATGGATTCAAGATTAGTCGACTAGAACGGAATAGAGGAATCTGAGGAAGAGTATAATGCTAGAAACAATACAGAAACCCCTGATGATATTCAAAAGTATTATCAAAGACAGCAAAGAGTATTTGATTTGAATAATTAGATACTAGCTGATTATATATAGCAGTTTGATGATATCTTAAGACCTATAAACTATTAGATTGATAGTTCCACAAATAGGACTATCATGCAAAACATTAGATATAGACTTAAAGACATTATCAAGAGAGAAATGCAATATCCGTTTGTCGATTAGGGCGGTAAGTTTGATGTTAATCCATATAGAACCATACTGCAAGATTTAAAAGATGATTTGTCAAATATCGATGATATACAGCAATAGCTATAGGATAAGCATTATACCATAGTAAAAGAATAGGCAAATAAAGTAATAACCCTATTAAATGATACTATCCCTCCCTTGGAAACTCTTATACCAATGAAAGACGCGGTATAGAGAGGAACTCTGAAAAATAAGATACTTAAACCTCTAAGAGAATCTAACCTAGAAAATAAGGACTAGATAATCGCAGCCATAGAAGAAGCAAAAAGAAAATATGACGAAGCAGATGAACAGGATTAGGAATTAGCAGCTATGGAACTCTATAACACTATTCCAATGCAATTCAAATCTAAGAGTCAAAATGCTTAGGTAATATTAAATGACTTTGCAAAATAGGTAGGAAAGGACTATGGAATAAAAGGTGATGGAGAGATAGGTGATAATATCACTATTGATGAATTAATAAAAGGTCTGGACACTCCAGATTCTGCCATCTATAAGTATTTTTCTGGAAAATCTTCAGCCTTACCAGAAGTACTAAGTGCAGCTCTTAAGTAGATTCCTATGAATTTTGGAAAGGATTCTAAACTTAAACTTCTTACTAACAACGCTAGTGACCCAAGAGACGTTGCTGGAGAACCAGTTAGAAGACAGATTTCTACATTAAATAGATATGTAAATAATCTGTCTAGTAGAATATAGAAGAACCCAGTATATTCATTCTATAATAAGTTATAGGTAAATTCACACAGTCCTTTAGAAAATATTCTGTCTTCTATAACTAAGGAAATGTCTGATAATTAGGAAGAGGTGTTCAACATGAATTATATACTTGACTAGGTGTATAAAGATTATATATCTTAGGATAAGTTAGATTCATTTGAGCTGAATGATACTCAAGCTAAGCAGTTAAATAATGCATAGAAAGCCCTAGAATTACTTTCCGCATATGTATATTCTGCATCAGTATCTCCAGACGGAACTCATTATTTTGGTTAGAATAAGCAGATAAATGAGTTTGCTAATACACATAGAGATGTTCTTACAAGAGAGTGGGAACCTCTTCCAGAAATAAGTTAGGATTATGCCCAAGTATTATAGGATGAAGTAACTAACCTGAATACTGAAATAGAATTATGGAAGAGAATATCCGAGAATAATAGTATGAATAAGTTAAGACGTCTTGTTGATACGGAGAATGTTGTAAATAATCTAAGATATGAGATAGGTCGTGGACTATCTTTCTAGTTTACAGTAGGAGATAAAGAATATGATTTATCTGAAGGATTGGATTCTTTACCTCCTTTTGATGGAAACCCTGAGAATCAGCTCGGATAGCTATTCCAGTTTGAACAGACTCTTCATAATAACTTTAATAAGATATTAAAAGATACTGGATGGACTCCAGAGTAGTTCTTTGCTAACTCAGACTTTTGGAAAAGGTACTTAGGAAATTACACTGATTTAGAAAAACAATAGACCAGTAAGTTAAATGAAAATCTTACTGAATTTACTAAGTATGACAAGGCTTTGTACATTTTATCAGTCTTGTCTGATAATCCATCTAACTACTATAAATCTGTACAAAATTCTATCAAAGATAATGAGGATATTGCTCCTCTAACAGTACAATAGAATATTTCCAGACTTGGGGAAGCTGCTCATACTAAAGCATATAAGGCTGGGTTTAAAGCATTAGCTAAATTAGTTAATCCTAATAGCACAGTTACTCCAAATGTAGTTTATATAAATGGAGTAGCAGGAGCTGGAAAGACTGAGGTTGTACTAAAAAACATTAGATAGCGCTTCTATGAATAGCAAGCTTTGGTAATAGGTCCTACTACATCTTAGGCTATTAAACTTCAAAATTCTCTTAATGAGGGAACTTCTTATACTATAGAAGGAGACGGAAATATATTTAGTAAGTTATTACCTAATTGGGATAAGATAAACGAAAGCTTTCAAAGAGCGGCCTCTGAAATAAACAAAAACGAAAAGAATACAGAATATAAGACTGAGACAGACTACTTTGTTATGCAAAGATGGGCTAAGAACGGAGCTACTGGGGTTAAAATAGACCTTAAAAGTGACAAAATAAAATTCAACCCAGATATAAAGGCTCCGCTTGTTTTCGTAGATGAGGCTGCCCATATGAATAGTCTATAGATAGCTTTGCTAGATGAGTATGCAGAAAGAGTTGGAGGAACGGTATTTTTGGCTAGCGATTCTAACCAGTCTGGATATTCAAACGGACAGATAGAAAATTTAACGACAAATGATATATTTGCTACTAGAACTTCTAAACTTCAGGAGTCTTTAAGAACTTCTAATATTCAGAAGCAAAGTAATAATAATAAAGTTTCTGCAATATTAGATACTGCAAATGATATTATAGAATCTGGAGATAATCAATTATGGCATGATTTTGAAGCTAAGCTTCCAAATCTTATCAGAAAGTTGAATTTAAGAGTCTATAATTAGTAGGATGATATAAATGGAGACTTAATCGGAGGAAACATAGACGAGGTAATAAAGATACTATAGGATAAACATAAAGATGCTAGTATAGGATTCATAGGAGATGTTAACTCGTAGGCATATTAGAAGCTTAAATCTGCAGGATTTTCTAATTTAGGAGAACCTCTAACAGAGAAAATTATTCCTGGTAAGAAATTTATGCAGGGTTAGGAATTTGATTATGTTATAGTAGATAATATAGACCTATCTGTAGACTTAGATGGACCAAATTCTTATGATAAGGTAACTTTCTTAAGAAGATTCTACACACTAATGTCTAGAGGAAAGACTGCTTCTATTTTCTTAGATAGAGGATTATCTAGACTTGTTGGAGCTAATACCTAGGATGATATGAAATCTATAGGATTTAGTTTAGCTAACCAAGTTTAGTTATTTAGGGATTAGTATTCTAAGGCTCTAGATAAGTTAGACCTATCATAGACTACTCAAGAAGAAACTCCGGAAGTGAAGGAAGAACCAGAAGTTAAGGAAGAGGGAGAAGAATTAGTAATATCTCCAACAGTTGAAAATACTCCAGAGTTTAATCCAGAAGCTTCTGAAGAGCAGGTGTAGCAACAGTTAGAATCTAATAAAACAGAAATATATAAGGATTTCGTAGAAAAGAATCCAGCTGAGCGTCAAGATATAGAAGTATCAGAGTTATCAGATCTTCTGATAGAAGCCAATACAGTAGTACCAATTACAGGGCTAAAAGAGCCTCTTGTTAATCCTGATGGGACACAAAGAAGATACCCAGCATGGCTTCCAGGAGAAAAAACTTCTGTTAGAAGAAACATTAATGCTATATATGATGGAACTGAGCCAATCACCAAGAGAGTAGATAAACAGAGATATTAGGATATTATAACCAAAATCCAAAGTTCTGTCATATTTGGAGGTAATGTAACTGACCCGGCTATGACATCACTATTAGGATTTAGTGAGGCTTGGAAAAACAGAAAATTGTAGTTAGAAGTCAGAAGAGCTACTGATTCTGACAACTTTGGAATAGGAACTGACTTGAAACCTACATACATAGATATAGATGGAGAACGTTATATTGTATCTATTACTTGTAGACTAGATGGCTTAAGTAGAACTATCTAGGATACTCCATTCTCAGCTGTGTTTGATATATGCCTTCTTTCTGATTTTAATAATCTAAGAAAACCTGCTGTATAGTAGGCTATAAAGGATAAAATAAATTAGAGAATTAGGGATGGAAAAATCACTGGAGAGAATAAGATTAAGGCAGAAAGATTTAGAGATAACTTGAGCGAATCTGTTAAATAGTACGAAGGCTTTATTAGAAGAATAGTTTCTGAACATCCAGAAGGTCATGCTATAGAACTTACTCCTGATATGTACGAATCGCATTAGACTACTAGACTGGTCAAGAGGAAAGTTCCAAGAAGACTTGGGGGAACCTTAAGTATAGCAACCGTCGAGAACAACAGAGTAGACCAAGATGGAAACTATATATCTGATTATAATAATTTCATGGATACTGACAAGAGAAAAGTAGTTTCTCCAGTATATATCTTGGGAAATAAATCAGATGTACTGAAAGGAAAAGTATCAGAGTCTATTTTCGGTAAGGCTGTAGTATTTGCATCATCTAATACTAATCTTTCTCCAGAGGAGCTAGCCGATAGATATATAGAGCAGAAGAGAAATCCTGATGCACATACTCCAGAAGTCAGAATGATTGTTCTTAATAATCATGGTCTAAGTTTTACAGAACTTATTACTCATAGAATATAGAATCAATTAACTGGAGAAGGAGAAAAAGCTAAAAAGCCTTGGAGAATGGATACTCTAGGAGTTAGGATGTTCACTGCAATGTGGAATTTCAGGGCTAGCTTAGAAAATTTCATATCCCAATTAGATAAGTGGAAACAAGAGAATGGTTATGACAGCAGTAGGATATTAGATATTTCCAAAGTTGAATCTGAACTATTTAGTAGATATGGCAAGAATTGGATAACTTAGCTAAATGCTGGTAGTTAGGAGGTATAGAAGCTCCTAAACCTGTATAAAGTAACAGCAGCAGACTTGGAAAACTTAATAAAGTTTAACTAGGAATACTGCAAAGATATACCTACTTTTAGGCTAGGAATTGACCTAACCAACAAAAACATCGGCGGATATGTAAGGTCATTTGATGTTAGTAATTCTAGTGTATATGGAAAGAATGAGGCTAATATGTTAGCTATAGAAGAAGAATACGCACATAAGTACCATTCTATTCTATCGTCTATATTAGAACAGCTAACAGCTAATGAGCCTCCTGAAATATTTAGAAGGGCTGG